TATTTAATACCGCAAATTTTAATAGCCAGTATACTTATCAAAAAACACCTTCTTATACATTATCTTCTTCGTCATCTCCTATTGCTTCTATTATACCTAATCCTGGAAACCAAGAATTAACATATTCGGTAGTAGATGTAAATAATGACGATATTATTTCAAATATTGCTACAATTAGTTATGATGGTACATCTCTTACTACAAATATGGTTGGTACTTTCAGAATACTTGTAGAAACGACAAGTATAGGATTAGACTATGGTGCTGGAAACAAACACTCAGGTATTATTACTATTATTCAAGCAACTCCAACTATTACATCTTCTTTGGCTATACCAACAGCATGGGTATATGGTAGCACATATAATATACCATACCCTACAACTTCTAATACTGATACTACACCAGCACCAGTAATTTCGTATTCAACAGATAATCCAAGCATTATTTCAATCTCAGGAACGATTATTAAAATTAACGGTGTAGGACAATTCCAAATTTATGTTAATATAGGAGATACTAAAAATTATAATGGCGTGACATATACATACCCGTCAGGTTTGGTATATAACTCTGGTAATACATATACAAAATATACATCATCACCTGAAACTACTGTTATTGAGTTTCCATCTGATTTTAATGTAACGGCAACATATGATACTCAGTATATTTTTACGCCTGCCCAATTTGTAGAAGGTAACACATTAATGCAAACAATTACATATAGTATAAAATAAATTAGTAAATATAAAAGTAAATAAATTAGTAAATATGAAAAGTAAATAAATATATTAGATAAATAAAATAATAAATATATTTTTATAGTTATTATATTATATTGTATACTAAAAATTATGGGTAATGGTAGCTCTACTACACAAAAACCACCAGTTGCTACTATTACATCAGGAGCAAATACATCAAATCCAACTATTGTATTGAACTCAATAGGAACTTTCAATATAGTAGCAACAGCTTCTTCTAGTGTAAACTATACTGGAACTACATTAACTTCATTACCAATTACAGTATATCCAGATGTACATGATATTGAGTTTTCACCTTTACTTAATACTACTTATACATATACTTATGGAAATCCGATTGAGATTACAGGAGGAGCAGCATCAATTAAAAATAATACTGGACAGACATTAATTTATTCTATTGTAACTGTCGATAGCACTATAAATTCGCTTACACCTTCTACAGTAGCTACAATTGATCGCACTGGGTATTCATTAACTACCGTCTCATGTGGCACTACTGGTACTAGTACTTTTAAGATATGTGCAATAGCTGATGCTACACCCAATGGTGATTTCGGGCCAAATATTGCTCTTTCTGAAACTTTAACTATTGTAAAAGCAACACCTACAATTCTTCAATATCCGCAAATAAATCTACCCACAGGAGTAACGCCATCTACGTTAGTATATAAACAACAATATACAATTAGTCCAGATCCAGTACAAATTAGTATAATAACGTCAAATACAGATACTAATCCTTATCCTAGTATAAACTATACAAGTAGCGACAAAACAGTGGCAATAATAACCGGAACAATGGTTACAATAGTAGGCATCGGGAATTTCCAAATATGGACTACTGTAGGCTCGACAATAAATTATAACCAAATTTTTCAATCACCGTCACTAACAATATATGAGACAGTACAAGCTGTACCTACTATTACTAGTTTTCCAACAATACCTAAAATATTAGGTTATGGAAGCAGCTATGTTATTCCCCCTACTATCATAACTGATAATACTGATATCCTAGGACCTTTAATTACATATGAATCAAACAATAATAACATTGCTAATATACATGGAAATACTATTATAGCTACGGGAGTAGTACCTGGAACAGGAAAAGGTAGTTATCAAATTTTTGTTACAATACATGCTACAATAAATTTTTCTACAAAGACATATACTTACCCATCTCCTACTACCTATTATACAACAGAATGGATTATTCCTATAATTACATTTCTTCTTCCTCCGACATTTGTAACTTCTTCTAGGTATGGTTCTACGTATAATTTTGTCGCTCCCATTTTGTCAAATAATGACCCGTCGCAATCATTAACATATAGTATTATTGATTCGAATCCTGTTTCGCCAAGTGTAGCTAGTCTTCAATATCAAACGGGAGTACAAAACCCATCGGTTGTTATAAATTCTGTTGGAACATTTAAAATTCAAGCGAGATGTTTAGAGTCTACTAATGGATTTTATAGTTACGCTGTTAATACATCGCCGACTATTACAATATCAAAAGAAATACCTATTATTGTATTTGATACTGCTAATTTTAATAGTAGTTATAGTTATCAACCGACAACTTCATATCCATTGACACCCCCGATCGCTTCTATTACAAATAATACTGCACAGTCATTAACTTATTCTATTGTCGACACTGATGGTGTTACACCTTCTACAATAGCTACAATTACCTCCGACGGAACATCTCTTACTACAAATAGTGTAGGTAGTTTTCAAATACTTGCAATAGCAACTGCTACTTTGAATAGTGACTATGGACCGGGAGGTAAAGCATCTGAAACCATTACAGTAGTATCGGTAACACCTACAGTAATAACATTTCCTATATTACCTTCAACGTTTATTTATGGTAATTCATATACGATTCCTTATACGGCTATCCCCCCTTATACTATAACGACTAGTAATATAGATATACCTGGTCCTACAATTACGTATTCATCAAGTAACCAACAAGTTGCTACTATCTCTGGTTCGGTTACATGTTCAACTAATTCTGCAATCTCTAACATAACCGGAACGACAATTACCATTATAGGTATTGGAAATTTCCAAATTAGTGTTACCATCGGAGCTACCACAAATTATAATCAAGCAGTATATGTATTATATCCTTCGCCAACAACATACTATACTTCTATACAAGCAACTCCGACAATTACATTTCCTTCTAATTTTGGAAGCGGGTGGGTCATTGGAGGAACATATAATTTAACAAGTACTGTAACCACGAATACCGGTTCTGGATATACCGATACCAACACAGTAAATTATTCTATAGTTATTAATAATAATAAAGTTAACATGATTGCTAGAGGAATTGGAGATTCATCAGGAGTATCAGCATATTCAACTGATGGAATGAATTGGATAAGTAATAGTAGTATACCTATGTTAAATTGCGTAGCATGGAATGGAAATATATGGCTTGGTGGTGCTTCTTATTCTGCTACTCCTATTTTTTTTTCAGTAAATGGAATAAATTGGTTTCCTGCTAATTATGTACCTGTTAATTATGTAAATGGTATAGCATGGAATGGAACAATATGGGTTGCGATAGGTGGTGGAGCAAATGCTATTGTTTATTCAAGTGATGGAATAAATTGGACAGGTTCTAATATTTCAACAACTATAATTTCGAATGGAAGTGGTATTGCATGGAACGGTGAAATATGGGTTGCAGTAGGTCAAGGAATAAGTGGTTATCTAACAGATAATACAATAGCATATTCAAGTGATGGAATAAATTGGAACGCTTCTAATAATTCAACAAATATATTTCCAATATATGCAAAAGATATTGCATGGAACGGTTCAATATGGGTTGCTGTAGGTAATTCTCTAGGTAATGGAACATATTCGATGGCATATTCCACTGATGGAATAAATTGGACAGGTTCTAATAATTCAACAACTATATTTTCAAATTATGTAAATGGTATTGCATGGAATGGTAAAATATGGGTTGCTGTAGGTAGTGGAGCAAATTCGATAGCATATTCGACCGATGGAATAAATTGGACAGGTTCTAATAATTCAACAACTATATTTTCAAATGGTGGAAGTGGTATTACGTGGAATGGTGAAATATGGGTTGCTGTAGGTAATGGAACAAATTCGATAGCATATTCGACTGATGGAATAAATTGGACAGGTTATAATAATACAACAAATATATTTACATATGCATCTATTATTGATTCAGCAGTATTAGTACCAAATACAGCTACATCTCCAAAACCTATAATAGTTGCTCTATCAAATGCTACTTTGGCAGGTAGTAGTACTATTTATTATTCCAATGATGGAATGAACTGGTCTCCTGCATATGGAGTAAATAGTAGTAATAACTCAAACACTATATTTTCATCATGGGGTGCTGGTGTTGCTTGGAATGGCTCTATGTTTGTTGCTGTAGGTAGTGGAACAAATACTATTGCTTATTCTATTAATGGACAATATTGGTATCCTTCTAATAATTCGATGAATATATTTTCATATGGACAAGCTGTTGCATGGAATGGGTCATTATGGGTTGCGGTAGGTACTGGAACAAATACTATTGCTTATTCCCCTGATGGAATAAATTGGACAGGTTCTAATAATTCAACAACTATATTTTCGAGTGGAATTGGTATTGCATGGAATGGTGAAATATGGGTTGCTGTAGGTGAAGGAACAAATTCGATAGCTTATTCCCCTGATGGAATAAATTGGACAGGTTCTAATAATTCAACAACTATATTTTCAAATGGTGGAAGTGGTATTGCGTGGAATGGTGAAATATGGGTTGCTGTAGGTAGTGGAGCAAATTCAATAGCATGGTCAACTGATGGAATAAATTGGACAGGTTCTAATAATTCAACAACTATATTTTCATCATCTAGCGATGGTGGTACTAGTGTTGCATGGAATGGCTCTATGTGGGTTGCTGTAGGTAATGGAAGTGTAACAAACAATACTATTGCATATTCATATGACGGAAAAGAATGGACAGGGGTTGGTAATAGTATATTTTCATTATCTGGAAATGGCGTTACATGGTATGTTGCATATAATATGTGGGTTGTTACAGGAAGAGGTAGTTATGATATTGGTTATTCAAAAGATGGAATTAATTGGTATCCAGTAAATAATTCAGCAAATATATTTACAGGCACAGATTCTTTTGGTATGGCTGTCGCTTCGACATCTAGTGTTATTTTTTATACTAACAATATTGCTACTATAAATACATCAGGTTCACAAATTTCAATTAATGACATTGGAACATTTAAAATACAAGCCAGTTTGGCTGCGACAAGTAATTTTTTACCTACCTTACTAGTTGAATCAAATACCATAACAATCGTTGCTGGAAACGTTTCTCTATTGTCTAATAATTTTTCAAATTTTGTATATAATGGTAATGGTAATGGTGGACAATACAATTTACAGGTTACTACAAATAATATTGATACAAATCCTGCACCTAATATATCTTATACAATAACCACTCCGTCAGGTTCAACGGGAAGTGGTAGTATAAATGGTAATTTGCTTACTGTAATATCTGCTGGAAGTGTTTGTATAACTGTTAATATAACAGCAACACAAAATTTTAATGCTGCTACTATACCTGTATATGTTAATATAGCACAAGCAACACAGACTATTGTTTTAAATCCAAATGGTATATCTAGTAATATGTATGTAGGTTCACAATTTGAATGTTACAATCTTGTAGTACCATCTCAAAGTAATAATCCAAGTCCTTCTTATTCTTATACTGTGGTTCTGACTTCAACAATTGGTGGTAATTATTATCCAACTTTATTTGGTTATGGTAGTGTTGCTACAATAGATAGTAATAATAATTTAATATGTGTTTCTCCAGGTGCTTTTACTATAAACGTTACAGCAGCAGCAACTACTAATTTTTCTCAAACGACTGTTTCAACATCTACGATTTATGTAAGTATAGTGCCTGAAGTTATTATATTTAATAATCCACAAACATTTCCTCCGAGCCCGTACCTTGGTGGAGAAGTTGGAATGGCAATAAATATACCTTATATGAACTATCCATTCGGATTTCAAAATTATTCCGCTTTAACTATTACAAATACTAGTAATGGTGCTACTTTTACTTTAAATGCACAAACTACTCCTACCTTCAATGTTCCCGCATTAGGTAATGCAAATAATGTAATGAATAAGTATTTAGTATTTTTCGAACCAGCAACAGCAGGCTCTTTTTCGGGAGCATTAACACCATCACAAGCAACAGGATATATAGAATATGTTGGTATAAATTCAATTGCTAATGGTATAGCATCAGGACAAGAGCTAGTTTTTACTTTTTCGGGTAATACTAACACGTCAGCAGCGATGGGAGCAGCGGCAGGGCCCGATCCTTTAATAATTAACTGGAATCCTGGAAGTCTTAACATTACACCCGGGCTCGTCTATGGTGCTTATTTTACTCTTGGAAATCCTACAATCGCCTTTGTTAGTGGTTACACACCTAACGTGCCCAATGGTACTGGTGTAACGATTTCTACATTAAATAGCGGTGGTATTACGGGGTATTATATTGCTCCATGGGCAGGCTATAATACAAGTTCTATTACAGGTGGAATTGTAAGTTACATAGGGCTACAAAACTTACCATATTATAGTTATGTTACACAAGCGTGGGGTGTTTGGGCATATTATCAAACAACCAATACGTATCAAATTTATCCACCTACAACAAGTCAAACAATAAATGGTACAACATATTATTATTATGTTGGAATACCACAGATGAATCTTCCGTTACAGTTTACTAACTATTATCAACTTTATGGATAAAAAGCAGAGGTATTATTAAACCTTTACACATTTACATGGACTTCGGGTGTGGGTATTTTATGGTAACATTTATGGAAGTACAATAAGTCTTAATCAAAATGGAGCAAATTATTATTATGTTTGAATTCCACACTTGACTAGCCCGGAAATGGATAAATTAAAAATAATAATATAAAATATTTGCGTTATGTTACTATTATTAATATTATTACTAATATTATAAATAATATAAACAAGAAATGGATAAAGAAGCAGAAGCAGAAGCAGAATCGGAATTAAAAGAGATGGAAATACCATTTTATAAATCAAAAAAAGATAGAATGGCCGATATAAAGCCTATTATAAAGAAGTTAAGCGATTTAGAGTTAAATACATCTTATCCGGCAATAAAGAGACTATATAAAGAGATTGGTGAATATATGAAGGACGGTGAATCTCGAAAAATTAATATTCCATTTACGGAAGTGAAACGCCGTATTAAGGGTTTCTTGTCGGGCGATACACGAAAAGAAACATGGGTAAAACTTGAGTCGGATGAATAAATATTCTGGTGTGCCTCCCATGAATCTAATTCTTCTTATCTATCAATATTTCTTTACCAAGATTTTTTATTATTTTACGTTCATAGTTGTTATAGTTTTCAATAGGTTCGCATATTGAACGCATCATTGTCAAGTATTCGATTTGCTTTCTTTCTGTCTCCATCCAGTCCGGGTTATCTATTGCCCATTGTTGTAATGCAGTGCGCTCCATACCAGCTATTTTTACAATTGTATTTTTCATCATATCATGGTTTTCATCTTTCCGCCACTTATCTTCATCTTTAATATACATTATATCACGTTTTATATCTGTACAATGAATTGGACGTTTATGAATGTCCAACTCTTTGAGTCCTTTTATCATAACATCTGTAATACCGCGCGAAATACCGTTGCTTTTTGAAAATAGTAAATCCTCCAATGTTATTTTCAAGGAGTCTATAAAGTCCGATATATTTAAGGCATCTTTACATTGTTCGTTTAAGAACACATTCAAATTAAAGTTATTAGTTGTGTTATTATTGGTAGTGTTACCTATTTTTGGTATTATACTATTTATCTGTTCTTGTTGTCCTTTAATAATTTTCATCATCTCATCGTTATCTTTAATAAGCTTAAGTAGAAGTTCGTCTTTGTTTGGAATATTATATAAGTTATCTATTTTAACAATTGGTTCTTCGTTTTTACAACGTTCTGATGATAACACGCTGACATTAGTTGTATAGTCACATGTTTTCATATGCTTCCATAATCCAGAGCGAGTATTATAAACTTTTTTACATTTATTACACATATTATGCTGTGCGACTTTTTGCGACTTTTTCGTTTCCATGGTTTCCATTGTTACCATACCATCGTGTTTTCTAGTAGAAAGATGTTTATCAAAATCACTCTTCTTACTCGTATTATAGTCACAAACATTACATACAAAAACTAGCGACTTTTTGAGCGACTTTTTTGTTTCCATTTGTTTCTTAATATATATAGACATAAATATTTAAATCATTTCTGTAATTTGTATAAAAATTATGGTAACAAAATATTCAACTTAAAAACACGATTTAGAGCATTATGCTCTAAGTGATGAATGCATCGTTTTTTTTAAAAGTCTACCCCCGGTTTTCAAAATTGGACATTTATAAATGTCCATTTTTCAAAAAGGGCCTCCGAGAGTTGAAATTTTCATACATCTATGTTATTATACTATTATCCTCCATTTCACCAAAATATTTTATATTATAAATATTAAATACGTTATAAATGTTAAAAAAAACAGTTACAATAAAGTAGTATATATACTGGTATAAATAGGATGACTCTAACTCCGAGTTTAGAAAAATGTGAAAAAGAAAAGGTAAATAAAAAAATTTATAATAATAGTAAAAAGCTTAAAATGATAGAGGATAGTGTTATTCGAAAATTTTGTATGTATTTATATAAAAAATTTAATTTAAAAGAATTACAAGAAAGTACATTTTATCGTCACGTACATGACACATTTATTTTTTTAGTTTCTTTCATAACATTGTTCAGTATGAACTTGACACATTTGGCGATACTTTTTATAATCGTTAGTTTTGACGCTTTTGCGATTGTAGTTATGCATGCATGTCCATTAACTGCATTAGAACGAAAGTATATTAAGAGTTCATCGTGCGATGATCGCGATGAGCTTCTGGGTGCTCTTGGTATATCATATAATTGTAATCACGAGTATGAAAAACAGGTTGAGTTGCTTGTCAATGTTTGGTTACTTGTTGCTGCAAAGTGTATGTGTATTATAATAATGAAGATGTTTAACATAAAACTTTTTAACTACAATAACATATACTCTAATGATTGAATAAACACAAATACAAACATAAACACAAATACAAACATAAACACAAATATATTTAATAGTATAATTAAAAATATTAAAATATTACATATTAAGTATTAAAATAATAAATATTAAAATATTAGATAGTAATGGATTTTATTTTAGACAAAGTGAATAATATTATAATTAAATCATTGGATGATTTATATAAATTTTTGAATATATTTTTCAGGCCGAATTTATCAGAAAATATAAAAGTAATAAATAATTTAAAAGAAAATGCACCATCGTGGTTACTAATATTGTCTACCATTTCTATTATTTCTTACCCGAATATTTTCTTAGGTGTATTTACATTTATAGTATTTATATTTATTGCTTATTTTTATCACGTGGTTGCTCATGTTCATAAGAATATTTTTTCAATAGTGCATCATTATCATCATGAAAATGACAATTTCTTTTCCCACTTTATTCAGATTATGTTGGAATTATCTATACCATATCCGTTTGTAATGTTATCATATTTTTTTGGAATAAGCATATTTGACCCCTGGATAATTATTTACTTTATGTTATTTTACTGTTCGGTTCATAATATTAATTATTCAATATTTAAAGTAAATGGTGTACATAGGTTGCATCATACGGAGGTGAATTTAAATTTTGGACCAGATGTATGTGATGTAATGTTTGGTACAAAACATATTAGCGAAGATTGTGTAGAAAATACAAATCATTATATTCCAAATATAATAGTTATTACAGGTATTGTCCTTATACTTAAGTATATATGTAAAACAGAATGGGTAAAAGATAGTTTACTTGTGTGTTTAATAACATTATTATCATCGGGTATTATATTACTGTTTTTTTCATCTATTATTCTATGGTATTTAGAGTGTAAAAAGTATAATAATAAGATAGAAAACAGATTATGCGGAGAAGTAGACACCACGTGTGTCGAAAAGGATACACCCATTGAACCTCAAAAATAAAATTATAAAAATAAAGAATTATTCTTATTTTTATAATTAATCTAATTAATATATAATATAAGATAAAAATATAAATATGAGTAAAATAAATGCTGATTTAGATAAAAGATTAAAACAAACCGAAGCATGTTATAATTTCGAAAAACTAAATTATGAATCCGGATTGTTAGATACAAATGTAGATGTTACGTATATTATTCATTTAGAGAATAGCGGACGTTATGATAATATTCTTAAACAACTTGAAAAATATAAGCCGACAAAAACAGTTTATATATTACTTAACAAGGGTTATAATAAATGTAATAAAGTAGGAATTAAAACTACGTATGCTGATTTAACAGATTCTTATTTACAAATATTTAAACATGCTGAAAAACAAAACTTCGGCAATATTCTAATTCTTGAAGATGACTTCATTTTTAGTGAAAAAATAAAAGAAAAAGAACATATTACAAATGTTAATAACTTCCTTGAAAAAAAGTCAGGTGATAATTTTATTTATTTTTTAGGCACAGTTCCGTGGTTATTAATACCATACGATTCTTATAACTATAGGTGTATTTTTTCAACAGGAACACATAGTATAATTTATAGTAAGTCACACCGCGACGACTTTTTAGAAAATTTTAATAGAAAAATGTTGGTAACTGATTGGGATGTTAACTATCATATTAATTTAACAAGTAGGTTCATTTATTATACACCACTATGCTACCAAATATTTGAAAATACTGACAATTCTAAAGAATCCAAATTCCAAAATAAATATTTGTCTTTCCTATCTGACTTATTTACATATTTTAACTATAATGTTGTTTTTAGAATATTGGGTATGGATAAAAATCCCGAACCAGGATGCTCCATTTTATATTTTTATTCCAAATTCATATTTTATATCGGTCTGCTATTTTTAATATACTTACCTTTCCTTATAGCATACGGTATAAAAAATTATTACACAATAAAACAGTACTGTTTTCAAATCATAAATACAATTAGAGGGGGTACTAACCAATAGTCTAAAAATTCTAGAAGACTATATGCTCATCTATCCATTTTTTTATTCTACTATTTGTTGGTTCAAGTAGTTTATTTAATCCGTCAATATAAATATTCGCATCTGAATCACTTTTAATCATGATATTTAAAGTGTTATATATAATATTATATATTTCTTGTGTGTATATATCTGTTATACGAATAAATACATCATCTATATTCTTTACTTCAGTGGAATAAGCATCTGAATATGTGTTATCATTATTTGCAAGACCATTATCTTCGGTTACGGGTACATGTTCTTGTTCTGGAGATTCATCACGCAATATTTTTTGCATAATTTTTGTCTTCTTATCTTTCTCCTTTTCACGCTTTGAAGCCATAAAAGATACTGATGCTCCTCCACCTTGCGAGTATGATTGTACATGAGATGCAACAGATGCGTGAGAATTAGTTAAATTCTGTAATTCATAATTCTCAAATCGTTTTTGGTATAATATTTCGTTGTTTTTTTGACCTTTTCCATCACTTTCTAAAATAGTTTTATACATCTGAAGTGTGTGTAATATGTGAATTTTGTCAGTTTGACTATATGTTCGAATTAAGTTTCCTATTCCCGTTTTAGCCAACTCTATAAGAAGGTCGTATAATTTTTTGTTATCCGTGCTAGATTTTGAGTCATTCATAAAATGATAGAACTTTTTGAATCTATAAAAAATATTAAATAAATAGAATAAATCTTCCTGTGTATCATTATTGTACCACCGTATTACTGGCTGTGAATAGTTAGGAATTTGTATTTGTAAAATGTTATTATGTATGGTAAGTTTTGTACCAATCGGTGCAAAAGATAGGTAACCGATTTGTAATATTGCCTGAAGTGGCTCTAATATAGTCTCAAATCGCTCTTTCTTTCTTTTTGTTCGTATTGTACTGTAAATAAAATTTATCGTTGACTGCATACTTTTATTTTATATTCTTTTATTCGAAATATAAATCCTATATAGTAAATACTACATATATTTAAATATAAGTATTCGTAAATATAAATATTAATATATTACAAATAAATATTTATAACTAAAATACAATATAATATAATATAATATGGATACAATAGAAACCATCGGTGATAATCAGTCTTCTTCTATTATTAAAAAAAGTGTAGACGGTATTATACTAGTATTATCTTGTCAAAAACATAGAAATACACGACTAAAGGAATTTTCTTTGAATAAAACTAGTTACAATAACTGGGAAGTAATATATGTAATAGGTGACTTATTTTTAAGCAAAAACTATACTTTAGATGAGAACATTTTATATATAAGATGCGAAGATTCATACTTGCATTTACTGAAAAAGTTAGCAGTAGCGATGAAATCTGTTAAAGAGTTATTTAATATTAAAGAAGGCATTTTAAGATGTGGCGATGACTTGATTTTTAATGAAAATAATTTAATTAAATTTATTAAGTCTAAAAAATTTGATTACTGGGGGCAATCTTGCTTTAAAAAAGGTTATAAATGTATTGATAAAAATAATTTAAAAAAAACAAGACCCGACCCGTTTATGATGCTTTATTATAATAAACATAAAGAAGATTTTTTGAATCCTCAACATGGTATAACAAATATGAATCTCACATCTCTTTCAAAATATACGACACGTCCAAATATTTATGGTGCAGCTGGTGTTATTTTTTATTTATCAAATAAAGCGTGCGATATTATTATTCGCCATATGGAAAGAATAAATTTTAACATACTTAGTTACGACGCATTTACTAGAAGTTATCCATATACAATTGAAGACTGTGGTGTATCATTTATATTGTATTGTAATAATATAGAATACACCGATGGACAGTTTTTTTATGATACTCCACACGAAAATACTATTGCTAAACACACAAATAAATATAAGTAAAATTTAATTATACAAACAAGCTAAAATTTGTATAATTAAATGTATGCAAACTGGTTACAATTTTATTCTAAATTAGTTATACCAGTATAAGTATCAGTATCAGTATCAGTATTATCGACCCGCGTAGTAGTCTCAGTCGTTTCATTTGTAGTTACTTCATTCGCAATATTTTCTGATTGTGTTGATGACTCGGGTAAAGATGGATTTGATTTATTTTTACTATATACACCACCTACTCCGCCACCAATATACACATTATTTGTAAAATTAGAACTTTTACCCTTCAAAAATGCATTGTTATTAGTTTTAAAAAAAGAAATAGGTGTTCCATCTTCGTATATATTCGATAAAAAAATATTATTAGAAGAGTATAATTTAACGCACGAAATATCATGTTTTTCACACCAAGTTATAGATTTTTGTATATGTAGTTTTTTCATAGAATCTATTTTATCATAGTTGTTCCGATTTGTTATCATATTTAGTGTAGTAATTATATTCTCTAATTGTCTCTGTCCGAGTACTACATTTATTTCCTCGATTTTATTTAAAAAGTAGTAATCATGTTCAAGATTTAATATACTTTGAATATCTTCGTTTGTATCTAGTTTCGAAAAATTATTACAAAATACTTCATATAGCCCCGACGAATCGTCTAATAAAAAATTCTTACAAACGATATATTTCTCCGAATTTGCTAACCTACTTGTATGTGGTTTTGTTATATAAACTTCGCCATATAATGACGATAGTAAATATAGCATATCTACTGTAAGTTTCGAGAATATATCAAATATTTTTAAAATAAAATGTCCACCTTTTTTCTGCATAGTTACGGCATATATAATTTCGGCAACTAGCAATTTACTAACTAGTTTTTCCTGTTTATTAAAATCATTTGAAACATCGATTCCTCCATCTGCTGTAATAATATCCATAGAATTCATGAAACGGTCTTTGCAATATTTATAATTTTCCAGTTTTAAAATATCTCCTGTTCCATCTTCGCCATTTACAATTTTAACATTTGGGTTATTTTCTAAAAACGTGTTGCTTTTTTTCCAACCGGGACAACCCGGGTCCTCGTTTAGAAGCGTCATACCATAGTATATATCATTGGTATTTTTACGCATATATGAAGTCGCTTCGATAAATCCGCCTGGACCTTCTGCAAGATGAAATGTTTTGATGGTTGATTGTGGGGATAACTGAGGGGGCGATGAAGAGTGTACATTCTTTATTTCTCCTAGTTTAAACATTTTCCATAACTCTATCATTTTATAGAAAGACCTAGATAGCGGTTTTAATTTACTGATTGATATTTTATTACCTGGTATAAGAGTATGAATAAATTCATAAGGATTTGTATACTTTTTAATATTATCCCACGCATCAGATGAAACCTCGATTTGTTTCTTAAATTTTGATAAATAGTCACACAATGAGTATGATATATAACATGATGGTAGCGGGGGAGTTGGTGTATTAACAGAAAAAGATACGTAATTATGTATTTCAGGATTTTTAATTGATATTAAATTATAATATGACATAAAGATAGTTATATGTATCTAAAAAATAATATTTAGATTGTTTAATTATTAATCATTATTTACATCAAGTAAATAAAAATCGGTTTTTAATTTTGTTTAAGTTACACACATATTGGTTGTGTTCATAGGTAATATATTTTATTCAATAGATTACATTACATTACATTACAGTAAACACTATTTAAATAATTTACTTATTTACTTAATTATTTATCACCTCAAAGTGGCTTACCAGATAAAGCTGCAAGTGCAGATGGATTCAACTTAATCGACCCAAATTTAGACGATGATGGTTTTTTCTCTTTGGATTTATCTCCCTGACCTTCGACTTCACTTGCAGCAGCAGTCGCCGCAGTCGCCGCTTTTTCTTCCTTAGTTGATTTTGCCTTTTCCGCCGAAAGTTTCGAAGACGATTCTTTCATTCCTAATTTCGACTTTTCTATTATTGCCGCAGCTGCACCCGGTTCAGCAGCAACAGCACCCGTGCTTGGTAGTTTAACAGCCGAAAGTACCGACTTCTTCTTTAATGTAATACCTTCAGATTTATCCAACTTTTCTAAATCTTTCTCACTATAACCCTTTACACTAGCAACCACAGCTTCAGCACCCATACTTTCACCTTTACCTTTACTCTTGCTCTTGCTCATTTTATCCTTCGCCTTCGAACCAAATAGTTTTGACAGTTGTGTATCAGCACCCTCCAACTCGGCAGCCGACAATCCTAAACTTGCACCCTTTTCTCCCAATAATTTTAAATCTGATTCTTTTGTAGGCCTATATGACATTTTACCCTTGCCTACTCCAGCGCTCTCACCCTCCTCAAGCATCAACTGCGACGCAACCATTTGAGCAGCCAAAGTATCCTTGCGATTTAATTTCTCCTGAAACACATGAACCCCTGTAACACTCTGGAAAACATCCTCAACATCGACACTTGCGATTTTTTTAAATACGAAATACCGGTTATAAAACGAAATCTGTTTCTCCTTAGGGGTCATAAAGGGTGCGGAACCGTATCTAGTCTTTTGCTTAGGGTCTTGCTGTATTTCGCTCTCCATGACTGTGAATAATTCGGAGAACATGCCTGAACTATTTGGGATTCCTAATTTAACTGCCTCATCGCGCTTCAACAGTTCAAAACCGTAGCTTTTCATAAGTTCCGTAAAATAAGTAAAGTTTACCAAATATTCCTTGATTGTTTTGTTAATTGAGTCTTGATAAACATCGATTGCATATCCTACACAGCTAATATCAGGGTCATATGTTGTTTGGCTATATTCTTTTGTAACCTCCCAAATTTTGTCACCATCGATATTTAAACCAATAGATTTTCCCCTTTCTAAAGAACGAAGCGCGTGAAACATCGACGCACCATCATAACAGCTTCCGATAAAATATCCACCCACTTTGGTGCACTGACTTACATTTTTAAGAAACTGGTTTAATTTTTCTATATTTTCGAAGAAATAGTGCAAGGCGAATTGACACGACGATATATTGAAACCATCTGTCGCTTTTCCATATTGGCGGTAAACACCCTTCCCTAAAATAGACTCGTCTTTGGGGCCGTCATTAAATAACGCGCGAACAATTTCCTTTCCTTTCTCAGTAAACATTGCGTCACCAGATTTAATATTTACACCGCTGTTTCCGTTTACGAATAGTGCATAGGGCATTGAGTAAAACTTCTTCCTATAGTTCAAGAACCGCGCACATGCTCCATCCAGGCGGTTCTCAATATTATCTTTCGACAAATCTATACCAAATACAAATGCTAATTTTGCCTCAATCCATTTAGGAAAGTCGCCGGCTTTACCCACAGCATAATCAATAAGCGTATTTCCTTTCGCTGCCGTTTTGGTAATAAGCATTTTTTTAACAAATAGGTTATGAAAGTCGCGCATCGAACGCGTCTTGTTGTCGCCACTAGACTTATTATAATACACATCATCGTCGGCGAGTTCATCGGGGATATTTTGACCAGTAGTTATCATCTCCAAGGTAATAGGATTATGGATAGAGTACCAATTACTATTAGCAACATGATATGCGTTCCCGTAATTTTTAATACCGCGTTTATATTCGGCAGTTTTATCATAGCGAACGCGTTCGGCAACCCATCTCCAGTGTTTGGGGCGACTGGCGTCATAACTAAACTCTACGATTGTTTCATCATCGAATATTTCATCTTGGCTAGTAAACATTTGTAAAACTCCATTTTGGTCTTCGCGGAGTGGGATGTTACATATACACGCCTCTGGGTCATAAGGGTTGGTTGGATAAAATGGTACGGGTTTATAGCCTTCACTGGTATCAACCTCGCCGGCATGAGGTAGTTTATCATCGATAACGGCGGCACAAGGATTAATATAGCCGTGTTTGCGTTCGTCGTACCCAACGCGCAAAATGATTGTTTTATACTGTTGGAGCTGTTCGCTTTTCATATTATCGACACCATTTTCAAATATGTTGCCCACCATATCAGTGCCGTTTTTATTTTTTTTAGTTGTAATTAAGAAGTCAATTGTGTTTTGATTGAGCGGTTTCCATTTAAACGACATATCCCATGTTACTTTGTGTAGTGGTCCAGCAACACCTACTTTGTTAGTGCCGACGCCGGTGCTGCAAGGTGTAAATATAAGACCATCGGTTTCATATTCAAAGGTGCCTGCTTTTTGACCGGATATAATAGAGTTAGCACAAGCAAATATGCTTTTGTCTGGGGAGGCGATTTGGAATTTTTTAATATTAATTTTTATAGGAATATTGTCGCCGGTGATGACAGGGTGTATATTCATTTCAAGCACGACCTGTTTAAGTAATAAAAGTCGCGACTCTTCATTGCCCTTTCTAGCTCCACGAGGCAATTCTTCTTCACGAAGCTCCATGTCTTTCTTCTGAGATGACCGCGCACGCGCACCTTCGCGAATATCTGCTTCGGATTCAAATTCTTCTTGTCCTTCGCCCAACATTTCATCAACCTCGGCGCTTGCTTTTTTATCGGAATCAGATATAATAACAAATGCACTGCGTCGAACATCTCTACCGTTTATAAAGTATATATCAAATGCTGCGAACAAGTTAATAAATTCACCATTTTTATTGTGTATAATATGTTCGCCGTCAATAAGTGTATTGTATATGCGTTCTTCGCGTGATACGGCACCAGTAAATTCAAAATTCATATTTGTATTTACTAAATATATGCGACCTGTTGGGCAAATATATAACATTTTTCTCATACCGTCTGCTTTATCGGTTACAGTATAATTATTTCTAATATTGGGTATAGAGCAGTCATCGTTTATGGGTGCAATATTTAATACTTGAAGAGTGTACGATGATGGACCGATAAAATGATTTGGTGTTAAGTTAATCTGCTCAGTGTCGCGGAGTTCCAAATCTTGTTCAGAACCTTTTCCTCCTTTCTCCGACTTTGATTTTAGTTTTTCTCTTTTTTCTTCGGGGCGCAACAGATAATAGTAGTCTTTTTTTGTTATATTTAGTTCATCATAAGATACGGGAAAATTTGTACCCTGAATTCCTGCTAATATTATTTTAATACCGGAACGAAGTGTGTCGGCAACAACAACGGCATTATTCATTTTTTTGCCGATACCGACTAGAGAGTTATCCATTTCAATTTCAATCTCGTATTTGGGTTCGCAATCGGTTGTTTTGGATGCTTGGAAAGAATATTCGGGTATAAGATGTCCATCGCGGCGGTGAGATTCTTTAACAACGGACATATCTACATGAAATGGGTAGTTATCGTGAATCAAAGTTGTGCGGTTAATATGGCGGAATATTTTTTTCTCTTTGACCCAGGTAGATAATATAGATTGACCGAGACTGGAGGTTATATTTATCATCTTTTCCTTTTGATAACTGAGGCGAAAATTGAAGTCGTCAAAATTGACGGGTCGTATAATTTCGGAGCCTTCTTTTGCTTGTGTTTTTTGAACAAAGCGGTAGTTTATATCCTCGAGGCGGTCATTTCTGCAGTATTTTTGTATGTTACTTAAACCGTAAATTTCTGTTCTAATATTTGACAATTTTGTTTTGCCTGTGCCGATATCTGTAAACTCTGATTGAATTTTGAGACAGTATTCTTGTGATTTTACAATTTTGAAACCACATGAGAGTAATTTTTTAACGACATTATCAAAGTCATCTTTTGTAATTTCTTTGATGCCTCTTGTTCCGAATTTTACTTCAAGCTCTGATACACCGTCTTCTTTTTTAAAAATGTTGTCTAAATATTTTTGTGTCATGATATTGAACATTTCCTTGGGATTGGGATTCGATCGAGACATATCTCTATCTGTGTTGTATATATAATCCTACTATTATTTTAAATTGTAATCAATTTTATATTACAATTTAAAATAAAAATAAAAATAATCATAATCGTAAATGAAAATTTTAAAAATAAAAAAGTATTAATATAAACTCATAATTCATAATTCATGCACTCATAATTTTTGTAGGATAGACGAATACAATTCCGCTTTTGTTTTCTTTTTGTTTGTTGTTTCACAAACAACAGCGATATCAAGTTTAGAACATATATTAGCAAGGTCCTGTACAGAGTATGCCGTAACAGCGCGAAGAGGTTTATCAAGACTATCAAGTTTCCAGTATTTTTCTTTGGTTTTTTCTATATATTCTGAATGTTTGCTCAATGTTTCAGTTGCTTTTATATCAACTGGTAGGCAAATTGAGTAGTTATTTGTTTCTGCATTGTATTTAATAATGTGAATCGGTTTTTCTATACTCGAAATCATTTCATAATAGGTATTTTTATATATGTAAAAAATATTCAAATTATAACATAAACAAAGCGCATATAAAGTTTTGGCATTAATATTAGTTGAAGCAAGGAGACCAGATTCGAAACATGTCTTTGATATTTTATACTCCTTTAAACTAGATTTACCTTCACCCTTTTTTACTTTCTCAATGGTTTGAATTTTGAACTGTTGTTCGGCAGTAAAATAGTTAGATTCATATTCATAAGAAGCAAAGCCATTATAAATAATATAAAAACACCAGAAGAGCGAATTAGACTGAGATGGGGTAAAATATTGTAATTCTGTACTTACTTTTTCGTGTTCATGTTGAATATCATCAATATTATCTTTTTCATTACTTACTAAAGTAACAATATTTTTGTCACATACAATATTATTGCTTATATTTTTGTCTTTACTTGTACTTGTAGTTTTAGTCGACTTTGAAATTTCCATTGTAAAATTCTGACAATTTTTTAAAAAACATTCAGATAACATTATATTTTTTAATTCTTTTATCTTTTCTTCCATTTTATTTATGGTTGATGCGTATAAATTATATTGTTCGGTCATATTTGTAAATTGTTTTTTTACAACTGAATTCAAAGATGATGCTACTGATTCTTCGCCATTTATGTTTTTTGTTTTTTTTAGTTCACGAGGCGATGATGCTGACATTTTATTAAAATTAAGATTAAGAATTGCCGAATTGTCTAGATGGTTATGATATACTTATACTAAAACATGTCTTTATTATAGTTTAAATATTATATATGGATGTAGGTTGTTCGATATATAATATAATGTAAAATAAGCTTTGTAAATCATTTAAAGAATGAAGTAACAATTTTTTCTTTTTCTTTTTCAATTTCGTTTAGTTGGTCTTCTTGTTTATTTACATAGCTTAAATATTTATAAACTTTGTCTAGAATAGGAGAATCTACATATGTTAGGTTAATAAAAACGCCATTTTTATTTTCATTAACTAATACTCCATTGTCATTAAATATTCTTAATATTTCTATTTGGTGAAATGTATTAGTAGATTCAATTCGTTCTTTTAAAAATTTTAAAGAGTCTACAAAGTACTTATTATCTGATACATATTTTTTGGTATGATATAAAGATAAAATATTTTCTCCTGTTTCCATTTATAGTTAAATAAAAAAATCTTTCTATATATTTTTATTTCAAAATTATATTTTACTTAATATACATCTATTCTAATTCTAATATATTTACTTAAGCTTCCACGTTGCTTTTAACTGTTTTTTTTGTAGCCTTTGGTTCTTTGGGAGCCTTTGGTTCTTTGGGAGCCTTTGGTTCTTTGGGAGCCTTTGGTTCTTTGGGAGCCTTTGGTTCTTTGGGAGCCTTTGGTTCTTTGGGAGCCTTTGGTTCTTTGGGGGCTTTTTGTGGAGCTGTTGCAGATGTAGATGTAGATGAGGATGAGGATGTAGATGAGGATGTAGTAATAATTTCACCCAAAGAACCGAAATTGGTAGTAGATGCGGTTGTAACAGATTTTTTAGGTGTTTTCAAAGAAATTCGCTCCTTTTTCGGGGGAACTAATTCTCCAATGATTTGAATAAATTTATCATTCATTTCGAAGCGTTTGCCGATAACCCTTACTGCTATTTTTTCGCCTTCTTTGATTGTATTGTAGTAAGTATTTTGTGTAAGCATACTATAGTCTCGCGAGATATATATAATGACAGGTAAATGCTTGTCCTGCGAAATTGCACGAATCCCTGCTTGTGTAATATTATTAGCAATACAGTTAATTATAGCATTTTGAGCAGGGTTACAAATAAAACACTCTATTACGAGATTAAATTGTACATTTTTAGCAACTATTTTTCCACACTTAAAGTCAACAATTCGTACAGTTTCTGGTTTAATAAACCCTTCTGAAATACATCTACCCTCGATACAACTTACAAGAGTAGTATGTAGAAGTGCGAGAATGTTACTTCTACTAGATGCATGCATATTAATCAGTATAAATGGTATTAAAATATCATAGTTAAATTGTGTCAACTTATATAAACCATCATCATCTTCTTCATCCTCATCGTGAGTATTGTTTGCATTTACACTTCTACTTGTATCTAAACCTTCATTATGAATATTGCTATTTGAAACTTCTGAATCATGTGAGTCAGCTGGAGACACGATTTCATTTTTTAAATTATAGTCAATTGTTCCTATACAGTCTTCGACTCCTTCACCTGAACCATCAACCTCTATAAACTTTGGCGTAATTGTAATAGTTGTAGTATTTGTAGTAGTTGTTGTAGAAGCGGTACCATTCTTTTTCGAACGGCCCCTTTTTTTAGGTTCAACAACAGTAGAAGTAGTAGTGAATGTAATAGGAGGATGTTCAGATGTAGACATAGACATTGTTAAAGATTTTTTGATACGAAAGGATGTTACTTTACTATATTAATTTATCTTTATAATAGTTTCAATTTTATTTTATATTAACAATTAAATACAAAATAAATAAATAGAAATACAATTTAAAATAATATAATAAAACTATCGAGATTATCGAATGTGTTACTATTCATCTTCAACTTTACCCTTAGCTTCTTCACCTTCACCTTCACCATCACCTTCAATTTTACCTTCACCTTCACCTTCACCTTTACCTTCAACCTCTGAACTTTCTTTTTCAGATTCTTCTGATTCTTCTGATTCTTCTGGTTCTTCTGGTTCTTCTGGTTCTTCTGGATCTTTGTCACTAGCAGCAGCAGCAGCAGCAGCGTCATCCTTATTTGATAATTGAAATTCTCCCAACATGTCGCTATTTTCTTCTAAAACTACAGATAAAGGATTACCTTTTTTCTTTGCATTTTCTATTTGACGCATCACGCTAGGTCCTGACTCTCTTTCCTGTTTTAATTCTAGTTCGCCGATTACAGATACAAATGGATCGTTTAATTCGAATCTTTGTCCTATTACACGAACCATTATAATATCTCCTTCTTTTAATTCAGAAAAATAAGAAATATTATAATGATGGTCTCTAGCAATAAAAATATTTAAAGGTGAATATTCACCTTCGTCGGTATGGGCTAAAATACCAGCATTTGTTATATTTTTAACAGCACATGATATTCGCATACCTTGAGGAGGATTACAGACCAAATATTCAAACACAACAGTGAAAATAATACAATTCCCTACTACATTTCCGCTTGAAAATGTAACAATTTTAACTGAACCACGTTTTACATAACCCTCAATACAACACTTGCCTTCAAAATTATTACTTAAAATTTGTTCGAGAATTTCGGCAATATTTGTTCCCACATATTTTATGGGTACAGATAATTTTTTAGAAATTATATTTTTAATATATAGTGACATTTTGCCTGCTACGGCATTTCTTCTAGATTGGCTTGATGATGCTATTCTACTACTCATGATTTAAATATGTTTTGATTTTATATATAATATATGTAAATAAATGTTATATATATTAATTTACATATATTATTTTACATATATTAATGAATTCAAATAATTCAATTAAATCATCTTAATGTTTCGATTTTATTGAGTAAAACTTGTACTGGGGTTAAAAACCATCTTTTTTCGTCTTGTCTTATCGTGTCAAAATAGCGTAGAATTAATTCTTGTAAAATACACAACTCTATTTCATTTGTATCTCTTTTATTTGAAACAGACAATGGTTTACTACTATCTAAAGAAATCCGGTTGATAAATAACTGGATTAATATTTCATCCGGTATAGAAACTACTTCCCCATGTTCATCTGTACGACTTTCGATTCCATAGTTTAAGTATTCGTCTCTTTTTGAATTTGGTAAAGCATCTATTATTTCATTTATTTTTGGTGGCTCTAAAATCTCTTTTATATTTTTCTCAGTTTTTGCTCTACCTGCTTGGTCACATCTTGATGCTATACTAGTTGCAAATAATTTAGATTTAGTTTTACCTTTACCTACAGTTATTTTCTTTGTTTTAAAAATTAACGATGAAAAATCTTTTCGCTTTATTGATGTCATAAATCCAATATAATTATTTAAAGGAGTCTCGGCAGTTATTGCATTTTTGTCAGAAATATCAGTTTTAAAATATTCAATATCTGCCGGACCGGCGGGTTTCCATATATTAAGATTTGTATCTTTTATAAATAACTGATATGTTCCATCAAGATTAATCAGTAACACTCCTTCGATACCGTTTCTGCTATGTAAAATATTATTTTCATAGTATTCTTCCATTAGTTCATCAAATACGTACTTTTCAGGATTGTCTCGTCTTTCTGCAAGTGCTTCACGTCGTTTTGGAGAAATAATATAACTAAGAATTGAAAGTGTTTCGTCTATATTTAATTCTTCTAAAATATGCGATATAACCAATTTTTGTAATAACTCAGATGGAATAAAAGATAATTTTGTTTCTAAAATATTACCACAGTTATAATACCAATCATTATTACCCCTCTTATAAATATTTCGTTTATTAGCTTCATTAAATAGTTTTTTAGCTTTTATTAATGCTTTCGGTTCTTTCTTAACTGTAGAAAAATATTTGAAGAGTTCGTCTTCGCCTTCAACATCCCCTTCAACATCCCCTTCTTCTACATTTTCTTCTAATGCTTCTTCAAGAGTTGATAATTTTTTTCCAGGTTTAGCCTTTGATGATGCACGCGATTGTTGTATACTTGAAATATACGACTTTTTAACCTCCTCAAAATAATTTTTTTCTTTATTTGGTTTGAAAACAATTTTTTCACGTTTAAAATCCACAGGTTTTTGTCTATCGCGAATAGGTATTATGGGATTATCTAACTCAAGTGGTTGAAATAAATAGTACGAACCAATATTTACAAGTCTTCCATATCTACCATATTTATCGCGAATATATTCGTTCTTGTCTTCTATTAACTGTGTGAGAGCAATATCGATTGCTTCTATGGGATATTTTTTATTATAGTTAATTGTAGAAATTAAGTCGCTTGATATATCCTGTATTTTTTCACCCGGAGACGTTCTTTTGTAAAAGTATCTTTCTTGAAAGATATCGCGTATCCTCTGTATAATTTTGTCAGTATTCATGGTTATAATTGCATCTGTAAAAATATCTTTTCTTGTTCCAATACGACTTTCCGCCATCCCTGGTTTACAACTAAAAACGCACTCCATATAGTCGCAAACAGATGAATAATTTTTATCACCGATTTTATATTTAATATCTATACTAGATTTAGTTGTAGGGTCATACGAAGAAAGTATTTGTGTTAGTGGTTCATCGTTTAATTTTTCGTCGAATTTTTCTTCAGTAAAATTTGTTTGGTCAATATTAAGAAGACAGTCTACAGCATTTTCTTTTAATACGCGACTTACTTCGCCAATATAGCGTGCTTTTCTTTCAGACAAGCGGTACATGTAAATATCAGCAGCTTCTTCGGCGGGCGTATTCGTCAAAATAGAACCATGTAAAAATATCTGAACATTTCTTTTTTCGAATTCTAGGTCTTTGTGACTACAGTTTCGCACCGCACGCCCAATAGTTTGCTCTACTAAATTAATATTATACCATGGTTCAAGTATATGAACTTGTCGAATATTTTTAAAATCAAGTCCTTCAGTTCCCGACTTTGAAATAATAATAACTTTAACAAATCGCCCATCAAAATTTGTCTCATTGCTAGCTGCTTTAACATCTCCTATATTATCGGGAGAAAGCGCCGCTTCACCAGAAATGACCACATATTTTGCTGGGAAAAATGTCTCATTCGCTCCCATTTCGCTTCTTTGACGAGACGTAATTCCATCTATCTGTCTTATTCCATCTGGTGGGTTATTAAATAAGGACCTGGCTTTAGTTCCATATCGTGTAAGTCCCATACTTTCTAATGCAAGAGTCATAGGTATTACACCACCCTCGATATAAAAACTGTAAATTAATATAATACCTTCCGATTTGTATATATTGTCACAAATATTCTTTATTTTTGAGCTATAATCACCTATTAAATCTCGGGAAAATATGTGAGGTTTATCTTCTTTATATTCGAATCCGGTTTTTGTATCTTCATCATAGTTCATAATATTTCTAAGACCATATTTGCCTACAAGAAGACGAATATCATAGTTGGTATTTTCTGAAGCAGGATTGAAGTCGTCGGATGGGTATGAAATATTAAGCGCTTCAACTGGGCTTCGCAAGATATTAATACCTACAGAAACGGATTCTTCAATATTGCGCATTTCTTCTTTTTTCAAGGCAAGAAATTGTCGAATAATATATAAATACACGCTTTGCTGATATTCGGACGCTCCTGTTAAATATATTTTATCTTGCATTCTAGAAAGTTTACGGTGTTCAGGGATTCGTAAACCATTTATTTGTATACTTGGAATTTGGTAACCACCTTTTTCGCCACTTGACCTCTGCGACTTGGAACCAGTAGTCGCACCAGAAAATGTATGTTCAGGAGAAAACTCATCGGGGTATATGCGAAAGGGAAATGTATAAGGATTTTCTCCACGTATATAGGATACATAACCAGTTGAAAAACGTCGCAAATTTTCGCGACCTGTTTCCATAATTTGTCCTGGACCTTCGCTTGTTTCTACGAATATTCCTTCATCAGGGTTAGGATTAAAAACATCACGAATATCAATCTCAGACCTCCCATCATTTAAACGCATAATATTGAGTAACCATATAATTTCACGGTAACTATTATACATTGGTGTACCGGTTAAAAGAAGTAGACGTGTCATGAGAAACGGTCCGAATTTTACTAGTTTTTCTAACTGTTCAGCAACAGCACGTGTGCCGCTTTTTTCATCTGTGCTTTTTATATTGTGAAACTCGTCAATTACAATAAGAGAATTACCGAATACTAGTTTTAATTTCTGCATCATGATTTTTGTTCGATGAGTCTTGTCAACAATTTCGTCACTTACAGTCGATGTTTTTTCAATAAGATTCGCAAACTGGTCATAACCTAGAAAGCGGTATGACCGGCGAATAATCTTTTTAATTTCGGATACAACTTTATCTTCTTCCATTCCTTTCATGTTCATTGGATTTATTTCCCTCAAATATTTGTTACCGGTACATGAGCGGATATTCCAAATACCGTCAATTAATTTGAGTTTATTTTTATCAAACAGTTGTAGTTTGAAATTTTGCTGGACATTCGGACTAGCAACAATAATAATTTTTTGAGATGTTGACATGCCGATTTGAACAAGGTAGTCGCGCATTTCTTCACATATCGTTATTGCAGAACATGTTTTACCGGTTCCTAAACCGTGATACAGGAGAAGACTATTATATGGTGTTTGAAAAGAAAGAAAATTTCGAACAAATAATTGATGCGGAGATAGTTCGAAATCGGCATTACACATTTTATTGGAGTATTTTTTTATTGCTTCTAAACTATCCTGTACGGTTCCGTCATATCTTGTATCTGCAAATTCTTTTTTAGATGCAATTTTAATATTAAATTCAGGGTCATCTAGAGTTGGATATAGAAAATTATACGTATTTTCATCAGTTTGTGTTTCTAATTCTTCGGAAGGAGATGGGGGTGACTCATCACCAAGTTTTGAAAATTCTTCATTAAAGTGTTGAATCGATTCTCTTTCTGCTTCACCTTTTTCTTTTAAGAATCTATTCTGTTGTCTTTTAGATTTTCTAGACATATCAGGGTTAAAAATAAATTCTTTTTGTAGCTTTTTTTGTTCGGGGGACATATTTGAAAGAAGACGTTCTTGCAACTCTTCTTGAAATTTAGACTCACTTCCTTCTATTCTACCTTCTGAGTCACTTGTTTGTATTTCTTCAGAAGATTTTGCAGGCATGTAAGGTACTTCTTGTTCCGACGATAACGATAATGATGGTATAGATGGTGTACTTTTTTGTGTAGCTTTTGTGGATGACGTAGATGGCGATGATGATGTTTTTGATGACTTAGATGGCTCTGTTACTGTTGTAGATGATGACTTTGATTTGGATTTGGCTGTTAAAGTGGATGACGATGACGATGGTGATGACGGCGATGATGGTGGTGGTGCTTGTGCCTCTGCCTCTTCTTGTGCTTTCTGTTGTCTAATATGTTGTAAACTTTCTGCTGCAGCAGCTTCTACTTCTAAAGACGGTGCCCTTGATAAAACATCACCCCTAATATCATATCCAGGACTACCAGGGATACTTTCTTGTGAAGGTGTACCGGACATCACTAACCCTTCTTGACTTGGTGTGCTAATATCTCGGCCCCTTGCTCTATCATCTTGACTGCCGCTTTTAGAAGATGAAATCTGTTCCCTTGGATGAACAGATATATTAATACCCGAATTTTTGCTATTGCTCGGAAAAGAAATATTAAAATCTTGTATATTGCTTCTAACAGTTGATGGTGTCATATTTCTGTCTTCACCGCGTGTTCCTGACGATGCTTTAGAAAGACTAGAAAAATTGGGAAAACTTAGAGACTGGCGAGATGCACTTGATATTGATGGTGCATTGCTTTTTTTATCCTGGCTATAACTAGTATTTTCAGAAACATTGCGCTGGTTACCCGGACCTGGACCTTTACCAGGTGAAGATTCTGATGATAATGATGGCGATGACGAACTACCTAAAAAAGAACCAACAGAACCTGGAGGCATAGAAAACTTAACATCTGAAAGAACGGGCATTAAAATAATACCTTTATTTGAGTCGGCTACAACTTTTATAAAGGGGTCTAGTGAAGATAATGCAGAAGCAGCAGCAGCGGGACCAGCGCGTACGCCAGCACCTTGTCCTTGTCCTTGTCCTTGTCCTGGATTAAGCAATGTGCGAAGATTTTCTGGAATATTAATTTGTTTAATTTTTATTGATGGTTTTTTGGGGTTTTGGTCTTGTTTTTTATTCGGGTCTTGTTCCATTTAATATATACTATAAATGAATAAGTAATTCTTATATAATGTTAATATAATCTATATTCTTGTAAAACTTTATTTATTTTTTCAATTATATTAATTTTTTCTAAATTATAAGGTCGAATACAATTTATACATTCTTCAAAACTAACCCATTTTATATTTCTAACTTCTGATTTTTGATATTCTTGAATCTCTTTAATATTATTTGTCATGTGAGCAAGGTAGTATTTGTGTTTATAACTTTTAATATTTGACCCGATAAACATTTCTTCATATGGTATGATATTTTCAATAAGTTTAAAATCGCATAAAGCATATCCTGTTTCTTCTGTAAACTCTCGTAGCCCACAGTCAATATCCTTTTCTTGATAATTTCTGCGCCCTTTAGGAAAACCCCACTCTGGTTCATTCCAGCTTGTAGTAGAAGAATCGATTAATGATTTTAAATTATATTCAATATCTTTAATTTTAATTCCCTTTTTCAAAGATTCGAATTTATCTTTAGACGATGTTTCTTCGCCTCTATATTGAAGACCTGAATATTCTCCCCATAGTAGTTTCCACATATCTTCGAATTTCATATTTAACAGTTTGTTTTTTTCTTCAAGTGTCATTTCATTAATCAATGTTTGTATGTACTGTAAGTTAAATAAAGGATATTTACCACGTATAAATTCTACAAATCCGAAACTATCATTTCTTTGTATTAAAAGATATTCGAGACAGTTATTTGTTGTACTATACCTAAATGAAATGATTCCAATACTTGTTATGGGATTTTTACATTCTGCTAATAAATGTCCTGTTTTCCCACAGTTATTGCAAAAATTATTATATGTTAATTTTAATGATTTTGAATTCATAGTTATATGTATTCTTTGTTATCTTTTTATATTGTTTCTAATTAGAAATGGTATTAGATTCAAATGTTTGGGGTCCACACTATTGGTTCGTTCTTTTGTCTATAGCTATTTGCTATCCGATTCACCCCAATGACGTAACAAAGAAAAAGTACTATGAACTAATTCATAATTTTCCATTATTTATGCCTGATTCAAGGATAGGTAATAAATTTAGCGATTTAATTGATAAATACCCGATAACGCCTTATTTGGATAGTCGTGACTCGTTTATTAAATGGGTTCATTTTATACATAACCGTGTGAATAAGATGACGGGTAAAGCTGAAATATCTCTTACTCAAGCATTAAAGGAATATTACTATAATTACAAACCTAAAGCAATAAAGATACAAGAAGAGCTTAAATATAGGCAAAAATTAGTATTCTTTTTAATTTTAGTTGGAAGTATTGTAGGTATATATTATTTGTACAAGAAATAAAATAAATAAAATAAAATATGTTAATATTATATGTTAATATTATAGCAATGAAAAATAAAAAAAATATAATTAAAAAAATAAAAGGTAAAACAATAACAATAACAAGAACAAAAACTAAAAAAATAAAAATAAGAAAGAATAAGAAAAAAGTAAATAGTATATATGATGGAGGTGCAGCTTTTGTGAAAGGTGGTTTTGGGTGCGTATTTAAGCCTGCGTTAAATTGTAAAGATTCAGAATTAAATACACCTCCAAATTATGTGAGTAAACTTATTGGAGCTAAGCATGGTAAAAGGGAATACATGTACATAAGTAATATCAAAAAAAGATTAGAACATTTGCCTGAAAATATAAAGAAATATTTTTTGCTAGATAATGTTAGTATGTGTGAACCGAAACCACTAACAGAACAAGATAAAGTAAAAATAGAAGAAGTATGTGACTATATTTTGACAGACAATAAAGATAAAACTACACAAGAACCGATAACTTCGCAAAATATAAATAATAATTTAGATAAGTTTAAAATAATAAATATGCCAGAGTTGAGTATATCTTTAAGTGCCTATATAAAAAAAAAAAAACTTACTCCTATCGAGTTAGTTAACCTTAACAATAATATTATTGAATACTTGACAACTGTAATACCGGCTTTATATAAAAATGGCGTAGTTCATGGTGATATTAAGCCTGATAACCTTATGTTTAACATGTCTGATAATAACACACTTGTTGTAATAGACTGGGGATTATCCTACGTGTTAGATAATGATAGGAAAAATGTACCGGAGGCTTTATATACTTTAGGTACTCAATGGCATCATCCGTTTTCTTCTTTTTTATTTAAAAAACATGTAACAGAAAAATATGATACTTTACTTCAAAAGTTTAAAAAAGAAGGAGTTAAAGTAACTAGAGATAACTTGCAAGAATTTGCTATGTCAGAATATAAAACTTTTATGAGTAAACATGAGAAACAATTTTTATTTTTAAATGAGACATTCATGAGTGTTTATGGCGAAGAGTTATCGAAAAAATTAAAACAGGCTGGGCGCAATGATATTGAGAACTATATGTACAATCTTATTATTACTTATATCGTTGAATATATTATTGATGTATTGCTAACATATACGGTTGATTATAAACTAGAAATGGGAAGATATTTTTATGAAGTATATTTACTGAATGCTGATACATGGGGGATAATGTCTACATATAGTGAGTTAATTGAGAGTATACCTTTAATGAATAACATCACGAGTGTTGAACGAAAGACGGTTACCAGAATATTGATGAAAATATTAACTCATAATTTGTATAAAAATGGTGGTAAAGTAATAAATATGCCAAAATTAATATATGATATTGAACAGTTAAATAAATATTTGATGAGTATAAGTATTAGAACAAGCCACAAAGAAAGTGATGGTAAAGTTAGAAGTTCTGCTGTCTCAGCGATGGATTTAAAAAAGTCTATGGTTGATAAAAGATTAATGAAAAATAAGATTGTGTATGATAAGTTATATAAATACTCTAATAAATCAAGGGGTCGACTTCCAAACGTTCAAGTTGCTGTAGTAACAGGAGGGTATAAAACAAGAAAAAATAGGAAAAATAGGAAAAATAGTAAATAGGGAATAGGAAAATAGGAAAATAGGAAATAAAACCTAGAAATAAGTATATATGAATATAAAAATTATTATATGTTGAGTATATAGTTAACAATATATAATGAAGATAGAATTAATAATATTTATAGTAACAGGGTTATTGATTGCTAATACTTACTATGATGGTAAGTTAATAAAAATATTAAATACTGTAAAAACTAGTAAATATTTAAAAATGGCGACATTTGCTTTTGGTGGACTTTCACTGTATTTATTTTTTAAGAAAAATCCCGAGAATTCTAGAGACTTTTTAGGGCGAGCAAATGATATGATAAAAACACTACCGATGACGCGTGAATCTATGGGTTTAATTAGTCCATTTTTAAACTTAACAAATACGAAATCATTTACAGATACAAACCAAGATATTTATATGAATGGCGGTGCTTTGGGTGATAATAGTGGAAATGGAAATGGTAATAGTAATAGTAACCCATGCGTTAACCGGATGATGATGTCGGGTAGAGGAACTACGAAACGAAGTGTAAGCGAAACAAAGAAAAAGTTTGTTGCAGCAAACCAGAATTGGTTATGTGGAGACTGTAAGCGTCAGTTGCCTGCATGGTTTGAGGTAGATCACGTAATAGCTTTACACAATGGTGGTTCAAATGAGGTTAGTAATTTAGTAGCATTATGTCGGGATTGTCATGGTAAAAAAACGGCTATGGATAGATTAGATCATTCGTAATTGTAGCAATGTATATATGCGAGTGTGTATAATAACTTGAAAATCAAAACAATAAATAGCAAATGAATAAATGTTTTTATATATTAATTATAATAGGATAATATATAAAAATGGATAATATACCATCCACAAATGCGACATCATCACCATTAAATATTATTTTATCCGTAACGAGATTTATTATTTTCGCATTATTGATAGTATTATTTGTTATGTTATTTACGACAGGTGGTCTAATAAAAAGTTACATGATAGGTATATTTTTATTTTTAATAATAGTGTCTATATGTGGTTATAATAATATAGCAAATTTAGGTATTTTTCAAAATATAAATTTTTTGACATTACTATGGTGTTTGCCCGTAATAATCGTGTTAGTTATTTCTAGAAAAGATTTATCTGAAAAGACAAGGGATATTACAGACCCTCTTTCGATTATATTAACAATTTTATTAGCATTAAATTTCACCATAGACTCAATTTTACAATTTATAGGCAATATGATTGGTTGGGTTGCACGCCTATCTAGTGTATTATTACCTTTATTAATTGGACTAGTACTAGCAACGATGATATTAAGTGTTGTTTTTTACTGGGATAAAATAAGCACAAAGGTGAAATTATTATTTTTAGCTGTAGTAGTTTTAGGGGCTTTATTCATAGTAAATGGTGAAAATATTATTGCATACATTGCGACAAATAGTATATCATTGGGTGTAAACTTGATGGTTATTTTTGGTTTTGGTATTCTAAACTATATTTTATATAAATATACAGATAATGGATTATTAGCAAATGTATTTCAAATATTATCCGTATTATTTTTAGCAAGATGGATTTACTTATATGCTTTTAAGTTTTCTGGTTCATCTGGTGTTAAGACATTCACATCTACGTTAGGTACAGGGACTGATAAGAAACCTGCCCCCAACGCTTTTTTGTCTTACTTGACAGACATAAATTTTTACTGTGAAACAATAAAGTCTTTATTTACCGGCATAATTAAGTATTTTCTACTAGCAATATTTTTATTTTATGTATGGTTTATGATTTATATTTACTATAAAAATAGTTTTGAATTTTTAACTACATATAAAACTTTATCGCTTCTAGGATTTTTGGCGATTGGTGTACTACTATTGGTACTGTTGATTTATACCATGTCGGGTGGTTCAGGTGTGAAAGAAATTGGCCCTTATACTGAACTTATATCTAAAATAAGTTTATCATTTGTTGGTTTCGCGGTTGCTCTAGGATTACTTATTTATGGATTATCGAAGGTAATGTCTATACCATCTACTCTAGAACAGATTATAAGTATTATTAACTTTCTGTTACTAATGGGTCTTGTTGCATTAGTTCTTAGTCTATTTAATTTCAACACATCTACTAGTTTAGTTTTATCTAGTAATACTGGTTTGGGATTTATATTTAGTTTCATTCTAAAACTAATTTTTTATATTCCTTGTTTTCTCATCGACTGTTCAAATGTGTTAAGAGAACAGTTACAGTTAGCAAAGAAAGAGTATACTGTTGTAATTATATTATTAATTGAGATAGTATTAATAGCTTCCAAGTTTTTGATTCCAAAAATATTTAATAAAGTAATAACTAGCGATGGCGTTGTGTTAACAGATAAAGTTTATCCATTAGAAATAAAGAACCATGTATCAATTCCTAATTCAATAAAGGTCTTGACTAAAAGCGTAAACTATGGAGTATCTAGTTGGATATATATTCACCCTGTTCCAAATAATACGAATGAAGCGTATGTTCAAAATACATCATTGATTAATTGCGGAAATGTACCCGATATGCAATTTAATGCAGAAAAGGGTGCAATTATATTTTCCGTGGATGTTACAGACGCAAATGGAAGTAAACGTACCGTTATAGTGCCCGATAAAAAGACACAACGAGATGTAAAAATAGTATACTCAAGATGGAATAATGTTTTTGTAAATTTTATAGATGGTGGTATGGATATATTTGTAAACGGGGATTTAGTAATATCTGAACCAAATATAATACCCTATCAAAATCCAAATGGTGTGAATATAGGTTCATCGCCTGGTATATATGGAGAGATGTGTAATTTAGTATATTATAAGACGCCTGTATTAGCGCAGAATATAAAGTTAATGTATGAATCTATGAAAGATATGAATCCTCCTGTAACAGTGTAACATTATATTTTTTATTTATTGTAAAGTATTAATTTATAATTATTGTTATTCTTATTATAATTATTGTTATTCTTATTATAATTATAATTACTGTTATTAAGAAAAATTTCTAGATGTATATTATAAATGGATTTAAAATTAATATTAGGTGTTGTAATTGTTGTGATACTTTTATATATTATATGGAGTTACTTTTTCACTTCAATGGAGGTACTCATGTCTTTTCAAAAAGGAACCGAATTATTTAGTATGTCTCTTGGTAAAGTAGTGGATAGTTCTAAAAATAATTACTCATTTTCTGTATGGACTTATATTGATGACTGGGGTGTAAATTATGGAAAAAGTAAAAATATTTTAGCGATAGCTCCAGGAACGAGTTCAAATAGTATATGTTTTTTCGCGATTTATTTTTCGAAGACTACAAATGATTTAAATATATATGTTGAACCCGCAAATCCCGAGTCTCCCGCAAAAACAACCGATAATATATATAACTCAATTCCGGCGACATGCAGTGTAACAAATTTTCCATTACAGACGTGGGTAAATATATCGGTTAGCGTGTATAACCGTGCTATAGACGTGTATATAGATGGTAAATTAATAAAGACGTGCAGTATGACTACAGTTGCATCACCAATTTCGACTAGTAGTACTATTTACATTGGAGGAAATAAGACCCCCGATAATAACCAGGTTCCAGGATTTTCCGGTTTTATTGCGAGCGTGGTATACAGTCCTGATGTATTTAGTCCGAAAGAAGTATGGGATATTTACTCTAGAGGATACACTAATTCAGCATTTGACTTGAATGCTCTTAAGAGATATAAACTGGAATTGGCTTTCTTGAAAGATAACTCAGTTTTGAAGAGTTTCAGCATTTAGATAAAAATGTAAAAATATAAAATTAACATTAAATAGTAAATAGTAAATAATTAATCAATAGTTGATTAATTATTTTTAGTAGTAATATATTAAGCACTATATAAATATTTTATATCTAATATATAAATATAAATGGCGGAACAATCATCATTAAAAACTCCAGACCTTGAACCATCATTTAAGGATTTATTACCAGGTGCAGATGCATCTCCAGGGCCTGGTGCTGGTCGTGGTCCTGTCGCCAACGTCGGTGCCGATATAGACGTCCAACCTAATACACAGTCAGGTTTCAAAGATTTTAGTTCAGCAAGCGTAGTCGAGGGGTCTAAAGATTTTTTAGAATCAAATAGTTGGGTTGCAAAGATTGCTTTTCTATTAATGGTTATAATAGGGTTTGCTATTTTATTTCGACTCATGGTTGCTCTTATTAGTTGGTTATTTTCCCCAAGTGGTAAAGTTATACTTGTGGATGGATATATAAATGGTTCTGATTCTACAATAATATCTCAAAATCCTGATATTAAAAAATCCATTACAATTATTCGCTCTAGTAATGAAAAGACCGGTATAGAGTTTACATGGTCTGTTTGGTTATTTTTGAATGGTTTTACAAATGATACAAAGTATCATCATGTATTTAATAAGGGAAATAAGGAATCTAATGATGAGGGTATTGTTTCCCCAAATAATGCTCCTGGATTATACATAAATCCCAAATATGATGGTATTCGTGTAATAATGAATTCGTTCAATGATCCATTGAGCGATACTATAGATATTACTGACTTGCCTATAGCAAAATGGATGAATGTTGTAATACGTGTACAAGGTAGAAACTGTGACGTATATGTTAATGGGCGTTTAACAAAGCGACGTATTATGAAGGATGTAGTAAAGCAGAACTATGATGATGTAAATGTATGTTTACACGGTGGATTTTCTGGATACTTATCTAACTTGACTTATTATAATAATGCAATAAGTATTTCCGAGATACAGGATATTCTTGTAAGTGGTCCTAAGATGAAATCAGCATCTAGAAGCTTTGACGATAACTTTAATAGACCAAGGTATTTGGCGGATAGGTGGTATTTTGACCAGAACGATGTACCTGCTATAAAATAAAAACAACTGCAATTTTTGAGATGATGGTGTAACTATTTTGATGAAAACATGGGCCACTTGGTACCACCAGCTGCATATGTTTGTGGGTATCTATAGTTATTAAATGGTGCATCTGTATTAAAACAAAGTATAACAGGTTTACCTGGAACATTAGAACTACTGGATGGGTTACATACAATAGGAGATGGTATGCTCCAGCAAGTTAATGTATTATTGACTTCTTGTAATCCTACACCCGGTGTGTTATCTATATTTGTAATATTAGGATATGTGTTTGTTTGTGTTTGAGCAGCCCATGCTTTTTGTCGCGTAAGTTGATTTCTAGAAGCCATAGACCACAACATTGCTTTTGTAAAGTTTAGTCTTCCATTTGCTGGACACTGTAAAATATTTGCTTTCCTCTGCATGTCATACCCCGCGTTAGCTATATTATTTTGTGCTGTTTTAAAACTAGGACAATTTGGTTCAAATCGTGACCATAAATATGTAGGTAGACTATTATTAAAAGGCATAGCTTGTGCGATATTGGATGGTGCACTATCACCATTTGAATTTGTAGCATATACTTGGAAACAGTATGTGACACTATTATTTACTACAGCGACGCTATCAAAATTGGCTATATAGTAACTTGTCGCTAACCCTATATATAATTCCATCCAGTCGCCGAAGCCACCGACTTTATATTCGAGGGTGTATGATGTTGCTGTCATGGAGGCAATCCATGATAAAGAAACGGTACCACCGTCTGAGGTTAATGCTACTAAATTTTGTGGTTGGGGTGGTGCGGACATTATATTATTATCTTTAAAGATTATAATATAGTATTGGATTATTATATTGGATTATTATATAATACTTTACTACATAAATTATTATCATGGGTTTATGTATTCATTCTACTACAAAAAAATGTAAAACTAAATGTAAAACTAAATGTAAAAATGCAAAAAAAACAATTAAAAAATATAGTAGTGATGATAAAAGTATTTGTTTGAAGTCGGGTGTACCTTTATATGATAATTCTGTAGTATTCCAGTACTATAGTAAAAGCAAGGATAATGAGTTACCTGGTATGGGTGCTGGTGAAAAGATTAAACATTGTGATGTTTCAAAATATGAACAGCTTTCGTCTATACCAAACTGGAGAAAAATGTTGTCTAATTTTTGGGAACCTCCAGGAAAAGACAAAAATAAGGCTCTTTTCACATTAGGAGGTTATAAGTGGCGAACTGTACAGCACTATCTACAGGGTATAAAATATATGAAAGAAAATCCTAAATATTATCATGAATTTTCATTAGACTCCGGTTCTGCATTTTCCAAAAATCCACTACTAGCAAAAAAGATGTATAAAGATATACCACCAGATATGAACTTTAAGATACGCGAAGAAGTAGAACGCGAAAAAGCATTATATTCTAAATATAGTCAGAATATATATTTAAAAAATATGCTTTTAACTACATTGAATGCGAAACTAGTACACTTTAGACGAGGTAAACCACCACTAGTATCTAATGAACTTATGCGTGTGAGGCAAAAACTTCGAAAAGAAGTTTGTAAAGATAAATAACAGTGTTATTAATTTATACCCTAAGTCGAGGGTTTACACATACATCCATTGTCGGAAAAATATCACCCGACATACAATTCATATCTTGTGAAACTTCAATACAACTTCTAAATCCTCTATCTTCTCCAATATAACAGTATCCAGATTTTGACCTCGGTATTTGAGTGCTACTTGTCGCATCATCAGCAACAGGGTTCTGATTTTTAAGAGCATACTCCAATGCTTTCTTTACCGATTCTTCCTTTTGTTTTTCACGACTTGTCTCTTGTTGGTATGAGGCGGGAGGTGAAGCAGGAGGGCGAGCAGATTCGCCCTTGTTTATTAACGGAGTTCTCCTTTCATTTGGTTGGATAGGAATAGGTTGCAAATAGGGGTTGGTGCGAGGAATACCTGTGGATGCGGGTCCAGGTGTTGAGGTGGTTGCCGAAGTTGTATTTGGTGGAGTGACCGTTACTGGTTTTGTGCCGATATTTGTATCGAGTTGGTTTATTGTGTTTGTGCCGGTATTAGAGTCGTTGCCGGGTAGTGAACCACCGGTTCTATCTGCGACAACGGGGGTAGCCTTCATTAAACCGACAGATATTAGTAGTGGCGCAATGTTTGTATCAAAAAACTGCTTAATCCAAGCTATAACATTATCTAAATATCCTGTTAAGTTGAGAGTAAATACGAGAACTATAAGTAAAACGACAATTACTCTAAATACGAACCATAGTGTTGACGGAGCGGCTTCTTGACCGTTAGAACTTGCGACAGATGCTGCTTCTGATGTAGATAAAATGGATAATAGTTTATTTGATTTAAACGTGATACCTTCGTCTGCGTCTTCGTCTATATCTTGTCCATTTGACTGTGGTGTTGGTTCTTCGGGTTTTTTAACGTCTCGTTTGTTCAAAAAATCGAAAAATGAAGATTTACTTTCTTCTTTAGGTGGTGCATCTTCACCTCCTTTTAGCATGCCGAGTGAACGTTTTAAAGAATTAGATTTCGTTTTTGTTTTCGTATTTGATTTAGATTTTTCTTTCATCTTATTAAAATATAACTATAAAATATTTAATGATTTAGTTTTTTATTATTTTATTTATTTTGTTATTTTGTTATTTATTAATATTTATATATTATACTATACTAAACAATACAATAAAAATAAACTAAATGAATTCTTTTATTGTATCTTCAATACTGTTAGTTCTTGTTGACTCAATTTATTTGTATTTTATTGGAAAACCGGTATTTGATAAAACGGTAGCGGCGATTCAGAATTCATCACTTGTTGTGAATATAGCGCCTGCAGTTTTCACATATATTCTTATGGCGATTCTTCTTAATTATTTTATTATATCTGTAAATAAGTCGGTATTTGATGCGTTTATATTGGGGTTCTGTACATATGGTATTTTTGATTTTACCAATATGGCTATTTTTAAGAAATATAATTTAAGAACAGCAATTACTGATACTTTATGGGGCGCAATATTGTTTTTTTCTGTTACTACTATTACTTATTATTTAAAGAAGGCGAAGGTATTTTAAATAGCTTGCCTACTCATTCATTATGAAATCAAATTTATTCATCATTTGTAACTTGTCAATCGTCTTTTCTAGAGAACTTTTTCGAATATCTGTCATTAAATAGTCTACTTTAGGACCTATTTCATTTTTCTTTATTTGTTTATAAACTGAATTTATTTTTTTTACTACGGATTCTAGTAACTCTTTGTCTTTTGTTATTTCTATTTTAGTATCATATTTTTCGGTTAAAATAGAAATTGCGTAATATATTAAGTAACGCCGTTTTTTTTTAACACCTGGTGTATACTTTAAGCAATATAGGTTTAATATACTATTGAGTATTTTAATTTTTATGTTATCGCGATTTTTCGAATTATTGATTATGATTTCCCATAGAATCCATATAGGGTCCATTTGAAACTTTTCATCTACAGGTATATTACTTCTGCGTTCGCATAAACATTTTTCTTTTTTTTTTGCGCATATTTTTTGAAATTCCATTACCCATTCTAGCCAAAAACATGCTTGTAAGGCATTATTCGATTCAGGTGATATATGATATGCAAATTCATTAATAGCAATAAATAATTCTTTAGGGTCATCTTTACGATAAATGGACTGGGCATATGTTACGGAAGGTGCTTTTAACTTATTTGACATGTGTGTTATATCATATTCTTCTTGATTGTTTATTTTTATACCTTGGAAGCTATGTTTTTTGTTGCTGGAACATATAATACAAATTATTTCTGCAAACATGCTTCTTATTTTGGGGTTATTTCTTAAACGTAACAAGTCGTCTCTATAGCCCGAAGATATAATAGTTTTAAAATTTTCATATCTCATTTCTAAGTATATTGCTAATTTTGGATTAGCTAAGTGAATATGTTTTCCTAAAAATGTTAGTATAATTTCCCATAAGTCTAAAAATTGTCCTGCACAAATAAGTTCGGAACTCCAGTTACATGCGTGTTCGATTTTTCCGTTAAGCATAGAGTTTAGTAATTCTTTTCTTACATCTGTTTTTTTATATTTTGAGAAAGATTCTCCTTTAAATTCAGCGAGAGTCCTTATATCATTAATTTGAAATTCAGATTCCATATACTATTTTTTCTATAAAAAATATATATTAATAATACATATAAATAAATGACAATTATTGACACAGCAATTAATAGAATAAATACTTCTTCATGTTGGGTAGTAATGTTGGTATTTTTAATTATTCTTATATCTGTTGTATACATTTATCGCTTATTCTTTTTAGACATAACGTCTAAAGAGAGTGGTTCTAATACAAACCAAGAGGGTTTTACTATAAATAAGGATTTTACATTAAAGACAGGCGAAGAATCTCTTGATGATTTTTATGCTAATATGTATGAAAACTTATTTTATAGTGATGTCTATGATGACTATGAACTCGGTATTATTTTAAATAAGGCTGCTCCCGTTACTCGAACCGATGCTTTAATAATTGGTTCTAAAACGGGTAAACATGTAGACACTCTTAGAGAAAAGGGTTATAATGGTTATGGTATGGAAAAGTCGAATAATATGATAGAGTATTCGGCAAAAAAATATCCGGACAATAAGTATATTTTAGGAGATGGTACAAATCAGCTTACTTTTGATTCGGAGAAGTTTACATTAATTACTTTGTTAGATTTTACGATTTATAGTATTTCAAATAGGCGAATATTGTTTGAGAATTGTTACAAGTGGTTAGCTCCTGGTGGATTTTTAGCGATTCATTTAATAAATGTTGGAGGTTTCTATGATTCGCAGACATATGGTGCGAGAGAGCGAAGATTATCGCCAACAGTTATGCGTTTATTTAATAACAATCATGTTAAAAATCCTTTAGGAAACAATGATGCGGTTATAGACGATATCATATATAAGTCTGATATGTTTATGCACGATCCCGATAATATAGAGCTTAGAGAGACATTTAAAAATAGGAAAAATGGTAAAAAGCGACAAAATATTCAGAAATTTATAACACCAGACCAGACCGTAATTTTAAGCGAAGCTAAAGATTCTGGTTTTAATATGTTATCACAGTTTGACCTTCTTCCGTATGATAGACCATTTCAATATATATATATATTATATAAACCTGCAAACTAACCGATAAAACTCCGTCTTCTCTATGTACTTGTGCAACATATGGTTGACATTTAAAACATGAGATGTTACAGATGCGTGAGATTTGAGTTAATTCAAATTCATAAATAGGTAACCCATAATCTTATAAATAGTTGTGTATATTGTTCATATATTCGTAATAAATCGTATAAAATATATAAAATATATGTTGATAGTTATTATGATATGTTGTTGTATTATATCATAATAAGTGTAATAATATTTATTTTATTATTAAATGGTTATAATAAAGTAAAGTATAAATTTTGGGCGAGTCAGTCTATATTTTATAGATATAATCTTGTAAACTGGTGCAGGTTAAACACAATATTATCCGATGAAAAGCCGACAGATACGATTCATTTAAATTTTTTAAATAATAATGTATCTTATGTTACAAATACTAATGTTCCTGCAAAAATAGGAAATATATATATAAATTATATTGATAAAAGTATTAAGTATTATGAAGATATAATATTGTTAATAAATAATTATCCATATTTTAATAAAAAGTATAATAATGGTAACATTAAATTTGTAGATGTTAATCGAAAGATGGATAAACCTATTTTAAAAATATTATTAGAAAACCATGACTATGATCCAATGGTGACAGTAAACTATAAAAATATATATAAAAGTGATAATGATACTTCAAATGTTATTTCTGTACGTAACATAGTTGGTGTGATTATTTCGATACCACTTTACTGTTTTTTTAGAAATAAAAGGAGTGGTAGTAGGAGTGGTAGTAATATTGTAACATCGTCATCGATGCCTATTTATTTTTCACAGGTTTATTATAATTCGCAAGAAATAGATGAGACAGATGTAACGGAGATGATTAAAACGTATAACTATAAAATGTTTAATGATTGGGATGAGGTACTAAGGAGAGAGCGAGATTATATACACTCTGAAAAACATGAGGTGCAACAGATGCGTGAGATTAATCGAAAATCGGATGATGTAAATAAAAAATCAAATACTGAACACATTGAGAATATTTATGAAAAAAATGGATTAAAGGTAGTAAAAAGTAAGGAAAAGATATGCACATCTATTTTCAAGTATACTGGAATAAATATACCAAAACTGGTTGTTCCATTTATAGAATATCATTCTTTTTATATTCCGATAGTAAACTGGAATAAGGTAGATTATATGTTTCATCCGAGCATACAGTTAATACAAATAGGTACGCAAAATATAAACATTTTTCTAGATTATTTACAGTTATATCATACAAATAATGCTACAATGAGCAGCGATAATAATAAATATACTAGGTTATTTGAAGTATCAATATTGCCGTCATTTTCTCATGTATTTCATCTTATAAAGAGTGAGATATATTCTATATATGTGTTGTTACAAAAAAACAATGCAGGAATAGCAGGTGCAAATATGGATACAGTACTTGCTGTATATATGTTTCGCAAGTCTAGTAAAACAATTGTTAACAAAAATGCTAAAACAGATTCAAGCAACATTTCATATATACCTATATCTATTCAGATGCCGACTACAAATGATAATTTTTTTATTTGTGGTTTTATAAATTCTCTAAAAATGGAGAAAAAAGGGAAGGAGATTGGGTGTATCTCTATCGATACGCTATCGCATAATAAAAAGATAATAGATTATTTTTTGATGAATAATAAACCTATATTGGTAGAAAAAAACACATTATTATTTCATAACTATATTTGTAAAACATTATTACCCGAAAATGTTGTAATAATGAATTGAGTTTAATTGAGTGAGTCATGCATTATCGATTTATGAATTTGAATTAACTCAAATCTCACGCATCTGTAACATCTCATGTTTTTATCTTACGTATTTTCCCGACTTTGAAAAAGAGTCTACAATAAAAATTACGAAAATACCTAGAAAAGCATACAGTATCAAATCCTCAAAAATAGAATTCGTTTTATAATCTTGTTGGTCTTCAAGTAAGTCTATAATATAACTTATTTTTTCCATTAATTCGCCCTTAGGTTGCTCAGGCAACTCTGATGAACTCTGATTCAAATATGGAATAAACTGTTTATAATACTGATTCGCATATAAACTAGTCATATCTTTATATGTATTATTTGAAATCGCACCTGATGATGATGTGGGAATATCAGGAGTATATAATGAGTTTGAATTTTTGTCTGAATTGGAACCGGAACCGGGTGTTTCATTTGATGTAGAAGAAGTAGCATATGCAGGACCTTTATAGTTTAATTCAGGCAAAGGAGGAAACATTCCAGAACCAGAACTAAAACTTGAAACATTACTGTCACTACCTTTATAATTTGCTAAATTACTACTATCATCATCATTATCCGAGTCGCTAGCTTCATCCATCGATTTTAATAATGCTGCAAGTTTTGACTCATTTGGGGCAGTTGGTTTGTGTTTAATTGTTTTTCTAAGATTTGGATTTTTATTTTTAGAATAATCATTGTTATCATTATTGCCTAAAATATAGTTATTTTTATTATTTTTTACGGGAGTATATGATGATTTTGAATTTTGAACTGTTGATCCATTTGCTTCTTCCTCATTATATGACGAAGCAAATAATGCTAAAGGTATAGTCATTCCTATAAAAAAATGAGATATTATTTTAAAAAAAAAACGGAAATTAATTAACAATATTAACAATATTAACAATATTAATAATAATTTACCTACCAGTCCATACTTTTATAACTGGTAAACCATGATTATATTCATTTTTTATATATTTATCATAACTTAACCCCCATCTACAATAATTATGAATAGAACCAAATAATGAAGGTTCTTTACTATTTATTTGTAGCAAACATCCAATTATTCTTTCAAAAGCACATCTAGCATCTCTACATGTTATATAAGGTATTAAACGTGCAATACGATATTCATTATCTATATGTTTTAAATAGTCATATTTAACCACTGACATACAACCAAAACATCCATTCCATATACCAAGTTCTTTCTTATTATAAAAACTATTAAGTTTTTCATTATTTAATGCATCTAACATCAAAACTTGATGTCTAAAAGATACACTATCTGCAATACAATGTTTATTAAAGTCCCATAACATCTTATAGGTATTTACATTAAAACATATATATTTTTTTATAAACATAGAATCGTGCAACATAACTGCAGTTTCACAAAATTTTGTTTTTAAATAATAGTAATAAGGTAAAAATTCACCCCTTTTAGGAAACTCACTTCGTATTACCATGGTGTTATCTAGAGTGTCAGTCGTAATAAAAGAATAGTCACTATTATCATCTATTATTAATATTCTATTTTTTGGATAAAATCTTTTAATACACCTATAACATTCTTTCCAGTACTCATTCGTTTTACTACATCTTACATGTCGTAAAATTATAAATCCGATTTTTTCACCTTCTACATCACATTCGCGTTCGCCATCACTCTCTTGAGGAATAGATATAGATACATTTGTCGGTTTCCATTTTATTGTAGGTAAAATTTGATTATCGTTATGACTAAACAAATTTCGTGAAATATTTACATTATTGTTATGTATATTATTTGATGGAATATATGCATTATTAGATTTATATTGTGAATTTAAAAATAAAGGAAATTTAGGGACACTATATTTTCTTTTATATGATACATGAGTTTTTAATACATTTATTCTAATATTATTCATGTATAAGTAAATGTATAGTTTATATAAATTAGCTTATATAAATATTTTTATTTCTAAATGTATATTAAATAATAAATAAAAATGAATACACTAATATTTTATAATATTTTACTACTTGCTCTTTTATGTGTTTTTATACCAAGTGTATACAACTATATGTATAGCTCTTTTATAGGAAGAATCATAATATTATTGTTTATTGCGTATTTTTCAAACGTAAATTTCTATCTAGCACTTGTATTTATAACAATTATAATCATAAAATCTGCAAACATATATGAAGGTTATAGAGTGAGATAAATTGATTGACATAGTTAACTGTAAGTAAATATTTATATTAAGGAATCATTTTGTTTTAATAAATAAAATTAATACAATTGTAATTTTACAAAATTAATAATTTTATTTGTATTGTAAATATATAATATATAATTTCAAACTATAGAATATGGACATTGTAAATAATGCTATAAACTCTTTAAACTCTAGCACTTTTTTTGCCGGAATAATGATGATATGTTTAAATATTGGTTCAAGGTATATACAACTTAATTTAGATGAATCAACTGAGTCATATATAAAATATGCTCTTACAAAAGAAATTTTAGTTTTTACAATATCTTGGATGGCGACTAGAAATATATACACTGCTCTTGTTTTAACAGCGGTTTTCGTCGTTTTAGCAGATTTTATTTTAAATGAAAAGAGCAAATACTGTCTTCTTCCCAAAAAATTCATAAAATCGCGAAAACTTGGCGAATACACAAACAATAAAGATATATCAGATAAAGATTACAGCGATGCAATGGATATAGTAGAAAAATATAAAATCCAGAAAAGTAAAAGCAGTCAATTAAATTATTTAGATGCTTACAACATGAATAAATTTTAACAAAACTTATATATATTAATTACAAATATATATCAAATATATAAAAATGTTAATATTGTAATATCCAAATTAATTAAATGAATATTATAATATATATTATCAATATTATATAAAATGAGCGAAAAAGAAAAAGATAAAGGTAATGATATTGACGAGGATGAAAAAGAAGAAGTGTCATGGTATGAGACTCAACAAAATAAAACAGCAAACATTATTAAAAAATATAACATAGGGACTCTACAAATGTTTATAAGTCCTGAAATTTTAAGTATGACAAGCAAAGAAAGAAAAAAAATAGATAAAGTTTATTATAGAAGGGAATACACGGAGACACCAAGTGACCTACAAAAATCACGAAAAGAATATGAAAAAGAATTAGAACTACAAAATAAACAAAAAGAACAAAAAGAAAATATCGCAAAACAAGCATTAGTTGATGACAATGCCCCTCCAGTCCTCCCAAATAATCGTGCAACTATTGCAAAAGTAGCTCCTCCAGCCCTCCCAGTACCACAACCTGCCGCTGCCGCTTTACAGAAAAGAAAAGAACTAATGGTGGGAGGAGGATTTTTTGATTCTGATTTTAATGATAGCCGCGGACTATATGATAACGAAAGAGGAAGAGTAGATGCAAATGCTGTTAGACCCGGAACCGGAACAACTACTTCCTCTGAAACGTCAAATTTATTAACTCGCGTAGCAAAAGATTCAGAACCCTTTATCGCTTCATTAATAAAATTTAATAACTCTGGTTTTCCAAATAATGTCACTATAAAAGCAAGGATAGACACATTCTTCAATATAAACCTTTTTAAAGCATTCTTAAAAAGATTAGGAGAACCAATTAAACTATATGGAAACGATAATCAAATTGTTTCTGTAGATGATGTCGATGCATTGAATAGAGATAAAGAACAACAAAAAGGTGATAAGTCAAATAGCAAAAATAAAGTATACGAAACAGACCAACAAACACAAGGAAACTATATTACAAACTGGTATCCTGCTCAAGAACAAAAAACACTTATAGGCTCAGTTTATGCTTTTATATATATGAGACCAACAGAACAAGAAATGAAACAACAATCAGAATTAGGTAAAAAAGTACCATCACCTTCCATGTTGATGATAAAAGAAGGAGACAATTATAGGCTTATAGGTGGACCTATTGATAATAAAGTAAAAGTTGCTTACCCAGGCTATGGTAACACTGTTTCAGTATCAACCGATAAATATAATAGTGAAACATCGGACAGAACTGTTGAAAGTCAAATTAATGATTACTATAAAAGAATAACAGGACAAAGTTACCTTCCACAATCTATTTCAAATACAGCACGAAGATTTATATATGAACCCGAATCATCTTTTGTTTCCGGCGTTGATGCTAAGACAGATGTAAAAGATTTAAAAACCGTTATTTATTCCAGACAAGTTACACCTTCGCAAATTGAGTCTATCATTGAAAGTTCTAGAGCATCATCAACTGATATAGTTAAAGTTCCAATAACCACATTATTTAACATATTAAGTGGAAAAACACAAACTCTTCAAGTAAAAATAGACTTAAGTTCACAAGCAAAAACAATACTAAAATTTATTTTCAGAATACTAGAAAAACAAAATCTATTATCTACAATTTCAGGTCAACAAAAAAAGAAGGCAGGTGAAATTTACGAAAATAGAATCGAGAAACTTAGAGAAAAGTTATCCGAGTCATCTTTAAATGAACTTGACTCCACCATTCTCCACAATATTCGTTTCATTTTAGATATTCTTTTTTCTAATAAAACTATATTTAAATATAAGGGTATTGATTATATAATAGACTACCTAGAGTGGAATAATACATTTAAACAGTTAAATAAAGTACTAGAAAACTATAAAGTTGCCTACTATATTGAATTAGAATTATTTCTCGAAAAATTAGAAAAAGGAAAACTACCAATTGACCGTGATGGAACTTTATTCTCATCATGTGCAGTAAGAGGGTCGCAGCTTAGTAACTTTTGGAAACGAAACTTTTTAGAGCAAAACTGGTCAAGAATTGGAAAACAGATTAAAAATTCTATAAAAGTAACAAAAAGTCCATCGATTACGGATATTCTTCCTGGGTTTTTAAAAAAAGCACTAGATGTTGGCTCAGGTCAAGTCATGTCTCAGTTAAATGCCGGTGTAAATCAAATATCATTTGTTCAATATTGTTTTTTGGGTCAAGAACAACTGGTCGAAGATTTTAAAAATATTGACAACTCATTTGCAGGTGTTTCATGGAAAAATGAAAACTCGTGGAGTAAACGCAAAGAAATATTATTCACCGCAATGGACTATTGCAGTTCAGATGTTTACTGTTTCCAAAACGTACAATGTTCACTTGAATCATACAGAACGATTGTGTCTTCCTTATCAGATGAAGAAAAAGGAATTTTAGAAGATATAAGTGACATTAAAACACAGAGTAAAAGGATAAAAATACATAGAACCGTTTTAAATCAGTTATTAGAAAAAGTAGATGACCCCCTAAATTTAATAGCTCAAATATATGAACGTTATAAAAACGAATATGTTTTTGTTTATTTCTTCGAACAGAACATTTTTGGAAGTATATTAAGCACATTTGGTAAAAAAACAGCACTAGGTAACCTCACTATGTTTAAAAGTGATAAGTTTGAACTAAAAGATGAGACAGACATAAGAATGGCCCCCTTTATAAGTAAAAATAACAAAAGACTTGCAGCAATTGGTTCGTCGTTAGAACCACTTTATAGTAATACTTCTTTTGCAACAGTTACATATTGCAAGTTTAAGGGTGGTAAATATACAAAGACGATACAGTTACCAGGGCTGACAGCATTACAACCGTCCACACAAGCGTCACCAAAAGTATCAAAGCCTTCAACTAATTTGCCGGGTATACAAGGTTTTACAGGTACTATTAAAGTGAACGATAACGATGCTATACCTGAAGCAAATGAAACAAGAGAATCTGTTGATAAAATTAAAGACTATGATGAAGAAACAAACCCTGATATACCAAGTGATAGCCCTAGCCCTAGCCCTAGCCCTAGCCCTAGCCCTAGCCCTAGTCCCGCCCCAAGCAGACCTGCTAATGCACAAGGTGCACAAGGTGGAGGAGATGGTAGTGAATGGTATAATCAAGATAAGTCAGAACAAGTGGGATTTTTATCAGGGCTACTTGGTAATACAGGTATGAATAAAAAGTCCAAAGTTAAAGTAGAAGCAGAGCCATGTAAAAAATATATGAATCAGAATTATATTCCAGGTGGTCAAATTTTTGGAATTATAAATATAAAAATAGAAACAGCAGAAACTTTAAAACAAATCGAAATGAAACAAGCAACACAAGTTACACAAGTCAAACCCAGTACACCCGTTAAACAGGCTAACCCTGCAACCCCTACTACACCCGCTACAACAGCTACACCTGCTACACCTGCTACACCTGATACAACCGCAACCGGAGATAAAAAAATTACTAAACAACTGTTAGAGGTTTTATTGATAGCAGCATTTGTTTCAAAGTTTAGGACTAGGTATTACTTTTCAAGCTCTACAGATGTTAACCCATACTTTATGGCGGGTGACTTTAATTTTGATATACCATCTGACCAACCAATAGGTAAAGGTACAATAAAAGAAGTATATTTAAAAGCTCCAGCATTAGCTTTGTTGCTAACAAGAAGTAATAACATTTTTTACCCATCCGAATACCCATCTCTTGCAGATTATGCTAGTCAAATAAGTAACTTTATTTATAAAACATGTAAAATATTGACATATTTGTATGGTGGTAAAGGTAAAAATGGTCGACTTCGTTTAATCGGATACACCAATAGTCAAACATTACCCAATATGTTTGGGTATAAATATTCTTTAACCAATCCTGACAAAGTAACCAAAAGTGAGCTTATTTTTACAACCGGTAAACTACTTCTTTGTCCAAAAGAAGAAATGAATAAAATAGTTAACTCAGAGTCATCAGAGGGGTTGCCGGCTTTTCCAAATAAGTCGAATCCATCAAATAGTGATGCAATCGGTGGTGTATTTGAACTTGATACAGAGTTTGTTAATAGAATCATACAAACAGAAGAAAAAAATATTATCCAAGAACAGCAAAGTGCACAAACTGATTCACGAGACGCAGCTAAGCGAAGTATAATAGAACAAATAACTGGTAAACCTATAGGCGTATCATCTTCTCCTTCTCTTCGCCCTACTTCACCTACCAAACCTACTGTATCCGCTACATCAGAAGAACCAGAAGCAGAAGAAGTTCCCGACTGGACACTATCTACTTCGGGAAAAACTAGCGCTGATTCTATTAAACTGATTCCTGATGCTATACCTATAACCGGAGAAGAATTGACAAAATTACAAAACTTTGACTATACAGCATCACAAGCAGCTACAGTAAAAGGTTCACCCTATAAAAAATCAGTATTTATATGCGAAACAGGTAAACCAGATTACAAATACTTGACAGAGTTGGAAATGAAGAACTGGAAAGATAATAAAGATAAGTTATACTCAGACCATTCTCCGGTTATGTATAAAATTAATAACTCTAGTACTAGTCAATGTGGACCACAGGTTACTGCTAGTGGTGCTAGTACGCTCGCTGGTGGTAGTGGTAGCGGCGAGGAAGAAGAAATGGAAGGAGGCACCACTCCAACAGAATTAAACTTAATAACATGGAATATTGCTGGTCATGGTGCACAAGGGAAGGATATGACTACAGGGGATACATTTTATTACCATAAATTTAACGGAAAAGTTGAAGAAGAAATAGAACATTATAAATCTAGGTTAAGTAATAATGCTCGAGCTATTACTGATATGGTAAATAGCGGATATGACTATCTCTTAGTCCAAGAAGGACCAAACTCGGCGTTAGAGTTTAATTTAAATAAAGGACAAACAGAGCCTTTTAACTATAAAACACTCTTCACTACTTCTATAAATGGTGATGGTGATAGTGTTAAAAATTTGGATGTTATACCTTCAGTAATAGAAGACAATGATAAGTACTATGGTGAATTTTATATTGTAGTTAATAAAAAAACAATAAAAACAAAAGATATAAAAAGTTTGGGACTGTTACTCGTAGGTCCTAAAAGCTATTTTTCTAACGATGAAGCAGCGACAATTTTTGCAGATATAATAAGCATGTTAACGAAAAAAAATATAAAAAATTATAATGAATCTATTATTAAAAAGGACTGTTCAAGATTATGGTTTTTTGTAAACAGTAAAAATAAACAAATAATGACATCTGTTCACTTACAGGTAAATGAATCAAATACACCAAAGATGTATGAAAGACAGCAGCAAATATATATACTATTAAATACTGTTGTTTCTTATTTCAGACAAAGTGCAAACTATAAGGACTTCAATATTGTTTTTAGTGGTGACTATAATATCAATATGTTACAACCATTCCCAACTGATGTTCAACCAACGTTCTTAAAATGTGATAGTGTCCCAGGGCAACAAACATTCATATATACAAGTAAAAACAATGCACCTTCCTCTTTTGGTGGACTCAATGAGGGTAAATATAATCCAACAAATATAGATTTTACTTTATTTTATCCAAAACCTAATCCCACGGTTTCAACAAAGGTCAAAAAGGTAGGATTTGATATAGCCAGCCCTCCCAGTTCCACAGTCTCATTGGCCGATATGCAACGTAAAACGAAAATCAATAATATAACATTTTACATTGAAAAGGAAATATTTAAAGCGCTACCAGTTGCTCCGCAAGCGACTAATTCACTTTATAATAACGTCTCTATTGTTAGGACATCTTATAGTATGACATATGCTAATAGCAGTATAATGCCCGCGGGTTCTGCTACACTGCTTGATATTGGAGATAGTCCATTAAATAATATAAAATATACTCATCCATCTGCGACACCCGCAACGCCTTCTGATGTTACTGTAAAATATATGATACAAGCATCGCCTGGAAAATCAGGTACAGGCGAATTAATTACTAGAGATACATTATCTAACTCGGTTATGAACTCTCTTATTCTGGCGGCAATAAATAAGGTTAAATTTATTATTTTTCCTTTTATAGGCGGTGAATTATTTTTTAAGGAGTTGGAGCGTGTAGAAAATGAAGCTGGTCGTATACATAATAAAAATAGACACGCCGAGATGTTAATAAAAGGTATAATAGACTTTTATGATTTTACTGTACCCAATGGTTTAACAAATACAGTTAAAAAAATATATTTTTGTCCTTGGGGAGATGATGAAAGAAATGCATTACTTGATGCTAAACATAAAGCTTCTGTTACAAATAAATATCTTGATGTTGCACTACAAATATCAAAAGGAAAAACAAATTTAATAGAAGAAACAATAAACCTTGTACATAACGGTACACCAGTGAATGCTATTGTAAACGCTGCAAACGTAGAACTTAGTTTTGGTACAGGTGTTTCAAGCATGTGTTATGCAGCAATAGGAAAAGATGGCGACAAACAAAAAGAGCTAGATAAAACCAAGAATACATTTATCGATGCTTTTAAACAATATATCAAACAAAAGAATTCTGACACTAGTACAGGTGAATCTATATCATTATTAAAACAAATAAGAGATTCGCCTGTGATGAAATTAGGAACACCTAGAGGATACATAACTACTAGTAGCGATGTTTACAATGTTTATAGTGTTGACGAAAAAGGTCAATATGTTAATAAAAAAATAACAGACTTTAAATGGAATAATTTCTATAGTACAAAAGAAAGTGGTTCTTTTATTAAAGATATACCTAAAGGAGCTTCATTATTTTATTATGATATTACCAAAAAAGACTCTAAAAATAACTATATAAAGTGTTGGTTTTCTTTTAATACTGATACAAGTATTTTTAACCCTAAGCGTAATATTAATAATATGTTTATATTAAATGTATTGAATCCTCTTGGAAATGAAGGTAGTATTGTGTGGTTAGACTCATCAAAGTTAACCCTTTCTCCGTTTAATACGGCCGATAATGAGTCGGTTAGTAAAACCATGCAGTATATCAAATTAAATAGTGAAGAAGCAGTTATATCTTCTAAAAAGTTCTTTATAGAGTCTTCTTTGTCGGCTTATAATACTGGTAAGTATGAACTAGATGAATTAAAAAAAAATACTCTAATAAAACTTGCTGAGCAAATAAAATTTCCATTACCAGATATAAAAGATTGGGCACCGAGAAAGACAGTTATACCTTCAGCACCACCTTCCTCTACTTTTGTACCTTCCACTTCTGTACCTGGTGAAGCTTCTTCTTCCGTTCCTTCCGTTCCTTCTGTTCCTTCTGTTCCTTCAGCTCCTTCTTCCTCAAAAAAGCCGCCCATTACAGAAATAGACGGTATAAAACGTAGAGCTACCCCAGAGGAATTTAAAGACGCACAAGAAAATGGTATTAAAGAGAGTGCAAAAATACCAGGCGGTATAAACGATACCATCACGTATCATCAAACAGGTTCTACGTTTAAAGTTGCTTTAGATGAAATTAAAGCTGGACAAAAAAAAACACACTGGATGTGGTATGTTTTTCCTTCTGATATAAAAGGATTTACACCATGTTCTACCTTTTTCAGATTAGGCCCGGTTGCTAGTAGAGATGCAATTGGTAAAAAAACGATAACAATAACAAAATATTTAGATGACAATGTGTTAAGACAGAACTATATTAATATAACTGAAGCGATATGCGATAAACTAGAAGAAGTATTAGATACTGACATGGGTAAATTACCCCAAGATATTTTAAAAGATATGATGACATTACCAGACGACCCTAAAAATCGTGTTGACTATAATAAACTTAAAAACTCTGTAAAGAATTTTTACATGCCTCTTAAAATTAAATTAAAGTCAATGTCTGGTTCTGATAGTAGCGATTTTATTAAAAAAATGAACAGGTTAAATATTATATTAAATGATATTAAAGACCCTGAATATAAAGTAGAGGATGAAGACAAATTAGAAGATGATTATTTAACGTCACTAGGAAAAGATGCTCTAGACTCATCGCTTCATGATACCGATTCCATGCCTCCTGCACCTCCAGGGACACCTATGGCTTCGGCGTCTCCTGGTTCACCCGAGTCACCTGATTCAGTGTCACCCGAGTCACCTGATTCAGTGTCACCTGTATCACCTGTATCTAGGTTAAAATTAGAAACAACAGATAAGTCGAGAATTTTATCCTTGGATGATATTTTGACTTTAATGATACAAAATATAGACAATAACGTCTTTATAATAAATGGAGGTAGTTTTAATCCTCCGCATAATGGTCACATTAAAATGTTTGAATCAGCATATAATGCTCTGGTTGATAAAAAGTTAGATAAGCCCGAAGAAATAAAAGGCTATTATGGTATAATGGTAGTATCTACAAGAAAATACATTATGGGTAAAGGTAAAGATGAAGGTAAAGGTCTAGAATATGATGAGGTGTTGAGTTCAGAAAATAGAATAAAGTTATGCAAACTGGCGTGTGATACATATAACTGGAAGAAAGACAGTCCGTTTAACTCTAATAATATGCTAATACTAAGTGAAGCTGATAGTGATCCAAAAGCATTAATCCTACATAAAGTAATAAAAATACTTAATTCAAGTTCGGTATATAAAGGTAAGGAGGAAGAGATAGATAAAATTAAAACCGAACATTTGTTTTATTTATGTGGTTCTGATTTTTTTATAAAAAGGTATTCTGATTCTAGTAGATATAGTATAATTTATGTACTAAGAAAATCTGAAGAAGAATCGATAAAAAGGAAGAATGCAGAAGTAGCAAAATATAGTAATAAAAATTATTTAAAAATACCAATAGTAATGCAGGATTCTGATGAATATAGTTTATCGTCTAGTGTTGTAAGAGAGGCTATTCAAAAGTTAGGAACTTCTCTATTGGGTACTGAGAGAACAAAATTGCAAAATGGTATTATAAAATCTATTGGTTTACCTGTGTATTGTTACTTAAGAAGCTTGGAATATTTAATTCCAATGAAGTCTTATGGAAAAAGTTGCAATAGACTTGACCCGAGTGTAAGTAAAGAAATAGAATCTGTCCATGATTTTGAGATGGGTGACTATGAGGGTATTGGTGAAGATGTTGATATACTCAACGATGAAGAATGGAGCGATTATCATATTGACTTATTAGCTGGCGAAATAGATGATATACCTGAAAAGGATAGAAACATATTTATTGAAATAAATAATTTTGTTATGTTTGACAGTGAAACTATTAAAGATGAAGCTATTTTTGACAAAGTTATGAATGATTTAATAAGTTGTGATGTTTATAATAAAAAAGGTATAGATTCTAAAAGTATAAAGGGTTTTTTAAAAAATATATATGACTCTAAAATATATTATATTCTAAACGACTTCTGTTACTTCAAGGTATTTAAAATAGATCCAGAACACTGTTTTATACAAAATTTGCTTTCAAATGGGGAATCAAATACAAATTTATTAGTGGGCGTAAACTTACTAAGTACTGACCAATTTAATGCTACTTATTTGACTGGGAAAGATGCATTATTAGAAAAAATGCTAGATGATAGAACAAAATATCTGGACTCTATAGAAGAAGGTAAATATAAAGACTATGATGGTAATGATATTACAAAAGAAATAGTAGATGAAATATTAGGTTTCTTATATGATGGTCAAAGGTATAGTTTGTATTTATATTTAATAGATGATAAACAACCAGCCGAGGGCAAACGAATATTATTAAGTTTATACTCAACCGTAATAGAAGAAAAGAATGACAAGGTTGAATATATAGTTGGTAATTTAAATGATGAATTGACTGCTACCATTGAAAAGAGTAAGAGAGAAACAGGACCACCTGAAATTCCAAAAAAATTAAGGGGACCAAAGGGGTCGAAAGGACCGTTGGGACCAAAGCGCGCAGATGGTGCAAAGGGGGCGAGTGAATTATTAAAAGCTGTTGACTATGTTCAACAGAGGTCTAATGGTGACGGTAACTGTTTTTATAATTCCGTGGGAATGTTATCATCTAAACATGTGACAGTTAAAGATATGTTTGATGCGTATCAGAGCAAAAGTATAAGAGAAAAATATGATATTCAGTTTGACGAACAGTCAAGGGTTAGAAAGGAGCTTGCTGAATGTATGATAAGAATTTACAATATAATAAAAAATGTTGACAAGAAAAGTAAACAGTACATGGATTCTCCGATTATAAAATATATAGTAACAACTGGTGATAAAAATAATTTTAAATATGTTAGCACGATAAAGAGACAGGTTGGTAGTAGGTATTATGGAACAGATTCTGAAATATATTTTGCATCTTTGGTTTATAAACAACCAATAGTTACGGTAACAGGAATATCTGATGTTAGCGTGTTTAATGTATTTTATTGGGACTATTATGATATAAATGGTGTTCCGTTTACTGATTATATTAAAGGAGATGCGAAAGATATAGATGCGAAAGATATAGATGCAAAAGAAGTATTAGATTTTATAGAAAACTCTAGTCAACAGTTGTCGTGTGGTGTTGATGATATTTCGGTATTCTTGCTTTACTATCCTAGTTCATATTTTCTGGTAGGAGGAACAGGACACTGGTCATATGCTGTTAACATGAACTTATTTGACGATAAATCTGATAGCGGTGGTCAAGGTACTGAAGTAGGTGGCGGCGGGGGTGGCGAAGGAGGTTATCATAAGTATAATCCAAGAGTTACTAAAAAGATTAGAAATAAGTATCATAGAAAGTCATCATCAAAATCAACTAAAAAACACAAAAGAACTAAAAAAATGAAAAACAGAAAAGGCAAAAAAAAGACTATAAAGCATGGTCGATAAATAATTTTCAATAAAGCATACATAGTTATGTAGTTATGTAGTTATTTATTATTGGTTTTTACGAATAATAAATAATAGAGAACTAAAGTAATAAATAATAAAGCAATACGATAGTAAGAAGGTATTTAAAAAGTTAATGTATTTTTTTGTTTAAGAAAGTATAAGTAAAGTATGAAATAAATGAAACGCATAAAGAAAGTGGTAATGTATCATATGCTTGATTAGATATTTTATTAATTACTAAAGCACTTGTTATAGGGGCATCTAAAAATGGACTTAAGAATGCAGTCATACCCAAGTACATGAGATTTTGTTGTGGAATAGGTGTATATTCAGATAATACTGAGCCAATACCACAGCCAATTGTCATGCTAGGTATTACAAGACCACCTGTTAACCCCGAACCTATAGAAATAATAGTATTTACCATTCTACCAACAACACTATAAATATTAAACCTATTTACTGTATCAAATTTTCCTTCTTTTTCTAATTTTTTCAATTTATCAACTTCATCGTATTTTTGTTCTTTTTCTAACTGTTTTAATTTTTCATTGTTAATGACGACTTGAAACCCTTCATTTATAGCGGATTCACCTACACCCATTGTTAAGAATCCTAATTTTTTAATAATAAAGGCAACAAGAAATCCAAATAGTATAACATATAAGTCATTAAATTTTGATGTTTTAATATAGTTAAACATAACATTAAGAGACCTAAAAAATCCGAATGATAAAGTTCCCATTATTAATGAAAACAAAACAATATATCCAAAATTTTTAAATTTGAATGAAAGTTTATCTATTTTTATTAAGTTATCATGTTCACCTACCAAGTAGTAAATAAATGGAATAGCACAGACCATTACTCCAAAATTTGAAAAAAAGTTTATATCTTTATTTATTATCATGTGTTCTAGTATATAAAAAAATGTAGATATCATAGAACCGTATGTAATCGTAAAACCAATTGCATACCCTAAATAAATTATTAATTCGGTATATATATCTTTTAATCCTAGTACTTTTTTAGATTTGAAGTAAAAGTATAATAGTAGACATATAGAAGAGTAAATAATAACACCTTCATCTCCTATAGCTGCACCAGAAGCGATAGCTAACAGAGAAAATATATAAATTGCTATATTTGATAATCCTCCTACAAAATAACTTGTTTGTGAATAAGATTTTGTATGATAATTTACACTGGTTAACATTTTTTTAATATATAATTCAAAAAAACCATTAGACAGTTCAAATTGTTTTGCCTTTGAAGCAATAAAAAACATTATTGGGACATATATAAAAATATATTTTGAATAATTAATTAAATTTTGTTTAGTATTCATTTGAACTACCTCGTATATATCAAAAAATGTTTTATTCATATGAATAATAATAATAATTGCAACAATGAAAAAAATAATAGTTGTAAATATTTTAATATTCATACCTATATTTATTAAAAGGTTTATATATAATATATATAATATATATAATATATAGTAATAATATTATCAATAATACTTATAATATTATCAATAATACTTATAATATTATCAATAATACTTATAATATTATCAATAATACTTATAGTAAGTCGTCTATACTATCCCCGAAAATATCCTTAAATGCTATCATCATTTGTTCTATATATGATGAATTTGTTGCTAGAGAGTTGCATACATTTTCTGAAATAGCGATTGCTAATTCAACACGACAAAAGAATTTTGAAAACTGTAAATTCTGTGTTTTTAATATTTTATTTATTTCGTATATCTCTTCCCCGCCAAAAAACTTTGTATCGTTACTTAATACATCATTGCATATTGTAGAAATTTTATTAATCAATATATTTTTATCTCCTTCTGAAATAGTAGATTTTGACTTATCTATCTTTTCAGATAAACTTTCAGTAATAAACTTTGATAATTCTGTATGATTTTTACTAACAAGAATTTTAAAAAATAAGAAAAATACATTTTGTTCTTCTCGTGTCATTGTTCCAATAATTCCATAATCTATTATACCTATTTTTAATATAGTTTTTAGTATTTCGTTATTATTTTCGTCTTTACATATACAATGTTCTTTCATAAAAATAACATTACCAGAGTGTAAATCGGCGTGATAAATAGAATCATAAAAAACACATTTTAAGTTAAATCGTGATAATATTTTTGAATACTCACATTTATCTTCATGTAAAATATTTTCGATTCGACTACCTTCGAGTTTATCCATTACAATAGCACATGGGTTATCGTCGGTAAAATAAGAATATACTTTTGGTATACAAATGGCTTGTACATCACTGAATTTATTATAAAATATATTAATATTTTTTACTTCATTTGAAAAGTTTAATTGGTTTGTCATTATTTCGCGATTTTCTTCAAATAGGTCATTTATATTTAAATCACGTATGTATGGTATTTTTTTAGATATATTTACTAGTAGTTCCAGTTCATTAATTGACTTATTAAACTTTTGTATAATATTTGTACGACGATATTTAATAATAACATTTTTTCCATTTAATTTTCCATTATATACCAGCGCAATGTTACCCGACTTAATAGGAGTTTCACTTTCAATTAAAAGTTCATCACCATTTTTTCTAGCAATATTTATCAAGTCGTATAATCCATTATAGTCGATTTCATTTGTACTATATTTAACATTATCGGTGTATGTAATAAAATGGTGAAACAAATCTTTATCTACCAAGTTATTATTATTTGCGAATGCTTGGAATATTTTTGTAAAAAATATATTTTTATCAGCCATTTTTGAGGCTATGTTTTTTACCATGTTATTATAATCTGCAGGTGTCTTTTTTGATATCTTGTATATGAAATAATGTTTTGTGTATATAGCAACACAGCATGTTATAAACCACGACTTAGATACACTTGATGATATATGTGCAGTAAATCCTTTAGTAATATAACTAAAAACATTTGATATCTTACTTGAAAGAGTATTTTTTTGATATGTATCGATATTGCCATCACTATTATTAGATACATTATCATTATCATTATCATTATCGGGACTATCTACTTTTACATCTTCTAAGTGTTCGTCTTTTTCGTGATATTCTGGGTATATAGACTGTTTTATTCTTTGATACATAATAATGTTTTATAATAGTATTATGTATCGTAATCTTTATATATTTATAACTTACTATACCATTTCTATAAAATTTTTCAAATTTAAAAACATTTTTTTCATAATAAGTCCTAGAATATTTTCCATATATATTGGTAATGAGTTAGTTAGTTCAAGTTTAAAAATATAACTTATATTTATTCTGAAATTTGATTCAAAATTTACAACCATAGTTGATATCGTATTTTTAACTTTTTCATAGTTAACTAACTCTCCTATATTAGGATAATCAATATCAAAGCTAGTATATATATGTTTTTCATTTGTTATTTGTTGTATTGTCTTTACATACATATATTTTGGTTTTATTCCTAACTCTTTACCAAATGGTTTAAATAAAAAAAGAATTTCTACTTCGGTTGGAGAAATCCATTTTTTAACTTCTATTTTTTCAAAGTTATCTGTATTTAATCTAAAAATTAAGTTATACATATTAAGATTTACTATATCATGTAAATTTTTATTTACATTCTCTACGTTAAGCTGTAATGAAAATATATTACATGACTTTTCTCTTTTTAAAAATACTCTTTCTTTTAAACAAACAGTTTTAAAATCATAATTAGTTATTTCATGTAAAGTATTATTTTTTATTTTATGTTCAATAGAGTCTAATAATACAGTACAGCTATTATTATCGTTATTCATTTTACTTTACTTATAAATACTGTTATTTTATCTAAATAATATTATAAGATATTTATAACTCATTTACATTTAAAATAATATAATTAATATAATTAATATAATATAATTCATATAATATTATATTTTTATATATTATAGTCTTGTCTTATCTATAAAGCACAATCGTATTTAAAATGCCTAAAAATAACAATAGTATTATATCTTATATATTGTTGACTGCTCCAATTATTTTAGGGTTAGGTTCTGGTTACTTTGTATCTCGTAAAAAAATACCAAAGGTAAAATCTTATCTAAATCCTCCATCATGGCTATTTGGTGTAGTATGGCCTATTTTATATTTATTATTAGGTTATTCATCTTATCTTATATGGAATAGTAATAATGTAAGTATAAATAGTAAACATTTTTATTTATTTTTATATGCTATTCAGGTTTTACTTGTTATGGCTTGGTGGCCTTACTTTGTATACTACCCTAACAAATTATTTTCTACAATAACTCTAATCTTGTTAGCTATTTTTGCACTCGTTATTACGGTAATGTTTTTCACAATTAATATGGTTGCTGGATATTGTTTAATACCATATGTTATTTGGTTATCATTCGCATCTTTCTTAACATCACAGACATCACAGACATAAGATAATATTATTTCTTACTTAATACTTTATACTTCATACTTCATACTTCATACTTCATAATTCATACTTCATACTTCATACTTCATACTTCAAATATTCTTTCAATATTTTTAACAAGATTTACTTTATTTAATACCATTTCTTGGTCTATTTTATATTCGGCGGTATATTTATTAGGGTTTCTTAATACGCTATGAATAATGATAACATCTCTAGTGATATTTCCCGTAAGTCTAATAGTATGTTTTGGAAAATATTCTTCTACTCTTTTACATCCCCAATATAGTGGAACAGTATTGTTTATAAATGGGTTTATTATTTTCTCCGTAAAATAATGGTCATGACTCGTATTCTCAATTGCTATCGTAAATAAATAATCCTTGCACATTTCCTCCATCGATTTAAAACTACCCATTATATTTTTATTATTAGGGAATTCTCGTTTATAGTTTTCCACACCATTACCCCATATATCTATAGGTAAGTTATATTTTAGAATATGGCGAGCAATTATGTGACGATATTGGTGACCAGGTGTATATGTTTTATGTGACACCATAATTGACATTAGTTTTGATTTTTGTGGTATAAACGGCAAAGGTTTAGGTGTTTCATAAAATAGAAACCCATGGTGTCCTACAAAAGTTGGTATTGGGAATTTATCAACTGAACCGATGAAGTATTTTCCTATATTTTTAACTGCATACTCTATAAAATTATTTTGGTGAATTTTTAAAAACGGTGTGTCATGTGGTTCTTGAGCAAACCCTATAACATTTTTAGGTGGTACTTGTAAATTTTGCGGAGTAGGACAATTCAATATAATTGCGTGTGTATATGTTTCCGTTGTTGTAAAATATATTTTTTTAGTTTTACCATAGTAGTCTATATTTTGAAAAAGAGATGCTCTTTCGTATTCTTGTTTACAACGCTCAGATACGCAAAAGTCGCTAAAAAATTTAACTCTTATATACTTCGATCTAAAGTCATCTAATACCTTTTTGAACACAACTGTGTTATAGCATACTTTATAATGTAAAAAACTTTCATTATCATTATGTTTTACTAACATGTCATTCATATTATATAATATACACTGTTGAATCGCTAATTGAACCCATAGAATATTGAGTATTATGTTAATTTCTAAAAATGGGTTGATTACTTCTAGGTATTTTAAAATATTCTTTTTAATAACTACTGTTGAATTTATAAAAGGATTTGTTTTAAGTATATTATAATGGTATAGGTCCCCTTCTGGAATACATGATACTTCACTTTCATATATACTTTTACTTCCTAATACATCTATTCTAGGGTATTTTAAAAGTATACTTGTCTGCAAGTCTAACTTATTTGATACCCAAATATCATTCATATATAAAATGGCAATATAGTGATATTTACATTCATGTTCTGCTGCCTTTATAAGTGCTTTTGATGATGTATTTACTTCATTTTCTAAGTACTTTATAATATCTATACGACTATCAATTTCCTTATAATTTTGTATAAAACATGTATCACTTTGTTTTATGTTGTATAACACAATCTTTAATTCCCACTCTTTATATGTTTGATTTATAATAGAAGTAATTGAATCATCAAAAGCTTTATCTGTAGTATTGTTGTTACTGTCAACTAAAACTACAATAGAAATCATTTATATAATATTATTGTAATATAATATTTATATAAAAATCTTTAATTCATTATTAGTTTATGAATCTTTGTTATATAACAAAGATTCATACAAATATAGTGTATACATATTTAAAGAATGCTAGCAACGGTTGCTACTTTACCTGCAATATTACCTACCTTTTTAAATGTTGGGATAAATTTTTTAGTAAACCAGCTTTTAGGTTCAGATCCTGCCGCAGAATTATGAGCATTGACAGTAACTGGTTTGCTAAAATTTAACAAGTGGGTAGGAGAAGTAGTAGTGGTTGGGGTAGTTTGTGCACGAATGTGAGAGGGTAAAGCGGAATTATGATAAAGAGGGTAGTTGAACATCTGTTGGGCGAATGATAAGAGGGTCAAAGAGTTTATAGTATAATACAATATTTTATTTTTATATTGTAAATTATATTATATTTTATACTATATTTTATACTATATTTTATACTATATTTTATACTATATTTTATACTGTTAAATATCTAAACTAATAGTGTTGCGTTCAGATTTAGGTTTGCGCTTTGTTTTATTCGGCATATTATCATTTTGCAGGTCCTTCAACTCTGAGATACTAATAGTGCTTCCTTTATCTTCAGATGCTTGGTTTGCATTTGAATTTGAATTTGCATTTGTGCTTGATGATGATGTGATATTTACGTTTTTAGTCTTTAACCCTGACAAAATATTATTAATATCTGATGGTCCTCTCATTTCGGGTCTTGGATTCTGCGGAAGTGGGGGAGGGGCACCACGTGTGCTTTTTGATTCATAAGGATTTATATAAGTTTCAGACAGATTTACACCATCATTCATATTTCCTCTTCCAAAATTTAAATCAGGACGATTTGAAATATCACCTTCCCTTCTAGGAGGAGGGATTGAATTAGGACCTTTGGTTGCTACCGGCGGAGGAGGAGGTCTCTGGTTATTAAAATTGCTAGGCGGTTGCTGTTGTCCGCCACCACCACCCATACCTCCCATCATGTCTCCCATAAAGTTACCGAAATTGGGTGATGATTGTGACATTGTATTTACCGCAGCCTGTGTAAACTGTTTCATGAGCTCAGGGTTTTGTCTCATAATATCATCCATACCGGGCATAGCGGATTTAAACATAGTATTTGTCATATGAAGCATAATTGCGCTTCCTCCAAGTTGAAATAGCAACTTCAATTCGGGCGCCATCTTTGCTTTAGACTTGTATTTCTCATGTAGTTCGGCAAAAATCTCATCATAGTCATCTACATTTTCATTGATTTGTTCTGACCACCCATCAAGTTTCAAGTCAAATGGATCAAACTTATTATTTAAAAACTCTATACCGGTAATTGCTGTCATAAGCAATTTTTGTTGAAATTTAATACTATTTTTCTTTTCTCTTTCTTCTACATGTGTTTCATATTCACCCTTCATTTCTAGAAGTGATGACTCCATTGTATATTTTTTTGTAAGACGAATTCCCTTTGTCTCTAGTTCTTCTAGTTTCTGAAGGATTTTGAATTTCTCGCGAAGTAATTCTTCTTTAGACATTTGTGGAGTTGAGTCGAGAGGAGCATCAGGGTTCATAGGTACATTGTTAAATTTTCCAAAACCATCCCACGTTTTTTTATCAGGGTCGGTATTTGCGGTTGATGCACCAACACCGCTAGTATTACTTCCACCTACAGGTGGTCCACTTATTCCTCCCAAATTATATTTAGAATCTGAATATCCGCCATCGCTATGGTCGTCAGTATTATCATAATTATTTAATTTTATACTGGAACCACTAAAAAAATCAGATTTAAAATTTTTAGTTACTTTGTTAGGATTTATAGAATCAGATAACTCATTTAACTCATCCTCTAATTCATTCAAATCATCTAAATCAATATTACCGTCTCCTCCGCCCTTATTACCAGATTTTAATTTATCGTTCATCAAAAGCTCTAACCCCCCACCAAAGTTTACACTCTTCGAACTACTTCGACCGCCGCCGCCACTTCTATTCCCTCCCATAAAACTATTATCGAGTTCGGATAAATTTCCAAGGTCAATGATTTCGTCAGCCATATTATTTATAATTTAGAACTTTAATTTTAAGTTTGTGCGCATTATAAATATTTATAAATAAATATTTATAATTAAATATTTATAATTCAATATCTATCATCTTTTTTAATGTAAGGTAATATATTCCTTGTAAAAAACAGTCAGCCAAATCGTCCTTTTTTTTATTTTTCTCTAAACATCCTCTATATTTTTCAAATTGGGGTAATTTTTCTAATAATTCTTTTGTTACTTCTACACTTTCTATTTTTCGTTCAGTATATGTTGTTTTCTTTTTAGTCATAAACATTTTTAATTTATTTGCAGCTGATATGAATTCTATACATGGCGTACCTCTCATTATAAAGTATTGTGCTATCATACCTTGAAGCGTTTTCATTCTACTTGCTATTGTGCTTATTTGGTTCTCTATAATTACAATATCTATTTTATACTTTTCCAGCCCTCCCATTTTTCCTAAATCTCCCAAGTCTCCTATACTTTCAAGGTTACTTGTATAAGAGGATATAAATTTATCTAACTCGGTCATCATATTTCTACCAAGTGTCAATAAATCAATCTGGTCGGCTCTTACATTTTCTATATTTTCTAAATAGTTTTTATCTAACTCTTGTTGTATCATGTCTAATAAATATTCTTTCGTATTTTTTTGTCTTTTAGGTGCTTGTTCTATAGGTTCGTTACTTGTATGAGATGTATGAGATTCGTGAGATTTATCAAAAATAGGAGTTATACTATACTTCTCAATAATACTCTGAATATCCACTAATTTCTTAATTTTTATTTTTTTAATGTCCAGTTCACTTGGTGGTATCTTAAATTTAGACTTTCTTGCATGTTTACTACAATAATAATCAATAATAATAGTTTCTTCATTTTCATTTTCATTTTCATCGGTACCCACATGTTCACTGTTCTTAAATGTTTTACAATATTTTGCAACTTCTGAACAACATTGCAAACCCCCGTTGTTACATTTTTTAACTATAGGAGTACACAAGTTTATAACTTCCCATTGTAATACTTTATAATCTGTCAAATTATTTACATCATCTCCAATTTGAAATAAACAGTATGCTAAATTTTTCATACCTACATCAAAACTAATAATAGTTTTCATTTCATATATATATGTATTTATAACAAATATAGTTTTATATTTGTTTTATATTTGTTTTTTATTCTGTTATTATTATAATAAAGTAAATAATAATTTTTAATGATAAACAGTATATATTTTAAACTAGTGTGTTTATTTATATTATTATTTGTGATATCTTATTTTGTGGAAAGGGTTGTCAACAAATATTCATATGAAAAAGGTAAACCTATTAATAAAGTAAAAATTCCAGATATTATACAGGAAAATATACCAATAATTCGTAACTTAGATGTTGTAAGTGACTTATTTACTTTATTCTTTTCATTTGTTTTTTTAATTATTTTTATTATAAATGGTAAATACCAGTATATTATTTTATATTTTTTCGTATTTTTATTAATGCGTTTAGTTACATATATTTACTTTGTGTCTACAACTCTTCCTGATAGCAGCAAAAAATGTAAATATGGTGACGACTTTTTTAAAACATTAATGAATATGGGTTCATGTAATAATCTTGGAATTAGCGTACATTTTATAAATGTTGTATTTCAATTGGGTCTTATTTGCCGATATTATGGGCCAAAATATTGGTTAATATATTTTATTGTTTATGTTTTAGCATTTATGCTGATATGTGCATCTAGAAATCATTATACCATAGACTGTCTTACCTCTACATTTGTAGGACTATTTTTTATTTACGAGATTAATAACATACAAAAAGGACTGAATTTTTTGGTTGGTAAAAAATATTTTAACTTATAAAAGTAAAACATTATTTGCGTATTATATTGACCTAGGAATACCATCAGCCAAATACTGATACTGTGTAAGAGCCGGAGCCATCATACGACTTTGTAGTTCGTATCGAGAAAGATACACATTTTTGAGATCACTTGTTTCATAGCCGAATGGTTGGCTCATATCAAGTGCTGATGAGAAAACATAAGGTGTATTTGATTGTGTTACAGGATTTTGGGGTCCTGAATACACCGGAGGACATGCTCCACAGTTATTGCAAGATGATATGGAATTTGCTTTCATGATTTTAACAGCATTTTTTTGCAAAAAGGTTCTATAGTCCCAATTTGATGTTATATTGTTATTTTCGCGTATTTGTTCATTTACAACAGCACCTGGCTGCCATGTTGCATAATTACGACCGTCCATCATAATAGGGGGGAAATTAAAATGAATATTATTTGAACCTGCGTAACAAGTAGCCCAAGACATTTATTATATGATTGTATAATATATACTAAAACTAGATAAAAATAATATTAACAGTAGAATTCATATTAATATTATTAATTTTATATATAGTTTAATTATTGTAGTAATTATGACAGATGTTTAATCAAGTCTCGTTTTGTTAATTTATTAATAGAAGCTTCACTCATGTGTGAACCATCAGATGATAATTTATTTCTAAGAAGTTGTTTAAGAGATTGTACATTCATTGAATTATAATCTGAATGTGTTTCAGAATCTTTTGTTTCTTTTGTTTTGAAAACCGCTTTTACAGAAATGTTATCTAAAGAGTTATCTGTTTCTAATTCTATTTGACTATTATTAATTTCATTTATAACAACATTTTCCTTAATCTCATGTGCCTCATCCTTCTCATCCTTCTCATATCTTACACTTGGCTCATGTGGTCCATCAAGTTCTGATGATACAGACTCGCTATCACTATCTTCATCTTCGTCTTCGTCTACATCATCTTCATCGCCATCATCATCTCTATACTCTTCACCGCCATTTTTAGGGTACAAAGGATGTGTTAACTCAATTACTTTTACATCAGGTCCATCTAAATGTTCTACTATATGAGGGTCATTATTCCCTGTAAATAATATTTTTCTTGTAGTATTATCAAAAACTTCTGGTTCCTCGCCCTGCTCACTATCACTGTCACTCTCACTATCACTATCACTATCGCTACTCTCGTCGCTATCATTGCTACTCTCACTACCACTATCATCAGAAACATCAATCAACTCGTTGTTTGAGTTCACCTGGCGAAATCTATTAGTATCTTCATTAATAGCATCTGAAACAACTTCTTCTTGACTTCTATTTTGAACTATGTTCATTATATTTTGATTATTATTATTCATGGTCATTATTACACTTTGTAATACTTTCGCTTGCTCGCGTTGTGTAAGTTCTAAAACACGATATTTATATTTTATATAGTAATATAAAGCAAAACCAATCAATAATGTAATAAATAGACTAAAAATAGTTTGTGAATTAAATAGAGACATCTTTTATTTTTATACATAAATAAAAATAAAATATTTAACGCTTAATATTATTTTGTTATTTTGTTATTTATAAAATCCTTAATTACATAGAACTAAGAATTTTTTTAGTATTTGTAATAATTGCTTCAGGATATTCTAAATCATATAAAACTTTTATTCCTCCCTTAATTGTCGATATTCCCTTTTTAAACTTGTACAAATATTCTACATTATGATCCTCCATCATGTTTACACTCATGTGATAATTCTTAACATTATTATTTGATTTCAAATTCTTACATAACTCAATATAGTGAGTAGTAAGCATTATATCTACATTTTTCATTCCAGACAAATAATCAATATATCCATATGCACTTGCAACCGCCTCATATGGGTTTGTTCCTGAATATAATTCATCAAAAATACAAAAATGGTTTTTATCATTATTTTTCTCTAAACAATCCAGGATTTCTTTACATCTTCTAGATTCTGCTTGAAATAAACTATCACGACCTGATGTATCAGGGATATTCAAATAGCAATGTAAATAATCATATGGCTTAATTTCAGCTGTTTCATAAAACCCATAACCTATCTGTTGAGATAATATAATATTCATCAATGTTGATTTAATAACTGTAGTTTTACCAGCAGCATTCGGTCCAGTAATTATAATTTTTTTATCTATAATCACGCTATTTTTTACAGGACTTTCGTGTGGAGGATAATATAAATTTTTAAATTTTGTAACATTTTTTGACTTTGACTTTGGTTGCGAGTATTCTGTATCTTTTGATTTTGTAGATACCATCGATGTAGTTGACTTGTCTGATTTGTTGGATTTGTCGGATTTGTTGGATTTGTCGGATTTGTCGGATTTGTCGGATTTGTCGGATTTGTTGGATTTGTCGGATTTGTCGGATTTATGTTTTTTATGTTTTTTTCTATCACTAGGTTCCTCTTCTCTTGCTTCCTCCTTGTCCTCCACCTCTTCCTCAATACTTGTATCAATAAAAGAACATGTATTAATTTTACCACTATCAATTATGCTCTTTAAGTGGTCAACTTGTTCGTAAAAGCCATTGAATCCGAAACTATAGTCAACACATTGCTTAATGTCATTATCGACAAATATTTCATAATTTAGTTTCATTATTTTACCAATATCCAGCATCTTACCAAATGAAATCTTAAAGGGTTTTATTTTATCAAACACTTTACACAGTTTTTCCAGTTTCTCTTTATTATGTGTAAGGTCGGCAGTAAACTTGCTATATGTTCCTAGTGACGATGTAATATTTATAATATGCATCATGTTACGAGTAGTATACCGAAAGTAGTCACGAAGAATAAAAATGTTTTTGTGAATTAAAATCATATTTTTGTAGAACTGGTAACATGACATTATATTTTGATAAACCTGGATAACATAAAATACAAATGACATTAGTACATATATCCGCTTATCCCACGGCATACTAGAAAAGTCTAACAAAGAAAACATTTTACCAATAGGATGTGTAGCAAATATTCTCTTAAGTGTTTCTATATATCCAGAAATAGTAACATCTATCTTTTGAAACTTAAGAAGAAAGAATGGTATAATAAGTAATATAAGAGGAGAAAGAAGAGAGATAACAGGAGATGTAAGATTATAAAGACTCAGTAACTGTAAAAACCCAGGTGACTTATTAAGTCTATCCAGTATTGGAATTTCGATATAGTTAAAGCGTTGTTTGAAATTTTTATCGCCAGCAATATCAATCCACAACTTATCTATTTTTTCAAAAATATCATGCGGATTTATTACTACTTCATTATCGTTAGTAGTCATCGTTACTTGTGCCTTTAAGTCGCCATCATATAAGTTAACATATGCTTTATAGAATAACTGAGAGTCCTTTAAAAATGCAACATCGGTTGTATAATATCTACTCCATTCATTTAAAAACTTTTTGCTAAATATTGATTCAGGTTTCAAAATATGGCTATACATTGACTGTCCCTCGGGGTCCTTTGACTCTACTAATTCTAAATCATTTATGATATTCTCATTAATTTCTTGTTTGTTATCTAAATATGAAATAGGGAATTTAAATGATGATGTTGCGCTATCTTTGGGTTTGTTTTTGGTTTTGGTATTGGTACTATTGTCGTGTCCGCATGTATTACTGCATGTAGTATTATCACAAACATTTCCATTCAAAGCTTCAAGCTTTTTCATCTGTTCATTTTTCAAATCGGTTAAATATTTTTCAAGGTCAATCATATTTATATGTTAAAATATAAATAATAAAATAAATATACGAATTTATTTTATTATTGTCTTAAATTTATTAAGTTATGGTTTATACTTATTGTACTTATTATACTTACTGTACTTATTGGTTATTTTAATCAATAGTAATATTCGAAGGCAACTCCTCTACAATAGTATGATAATGTCTCTCGATATCTTTCATTGTTTTAATATCCCATCTGGTAACAAAGTTAATAGCCGTTCCTTTCCTACCCCAACGCCCAGACCTCCCAATACGGTGCAAGTAGTTAAATATACATTTCGGCAAATCGAAGTTCAAAACTGTTCTAACTTGCTGTACATCTATACCACGAGAGGTTACATTTGAAGATATGAGAACGCGATGTTTACCAGCTTTAAAATCCATGTATGCTTCATCTCGTTTTGACTTCTCCATATTACTATGAATACAGCATACCGGAAATCCATCATTAATCATTGCATCTGTTAAATCCATAACACGCTTAATACTATTACAATATATGATGCACTGCGACATTGAAATAATATTAAAAATATCCTTTAGTGTTGCATACTTCTGTGTGTCATCGTTAAGGGCAACATAATACTGTTTGATACCCTCGAGAGTAAGCATCTCAGACTTCACCAAAATACGTACAGGATTGCGCATAAATTTATCTGTAAGAGACTGTAACTCATTCGGCATTGTTGCGCTAAATAGTCCAACCTGAATATCAGCGCTCAAATATTGAAAAATATTATAGATTTGGTCTTTAAATCCGACCGAAAGCATCTCATCTGCTTCATCTAATACAAGCAAGTTAATGTCCTTCGAAATGATGTGATTTCGACGCATCATGTCATACACACGACCCGGGCATCCGACAATTATATGAGGCATGATAGTCTTCAACAGATGAGCATCCTCATCCGTTGATGTTCCTCCAATAAGAAGGTGGAAACGAATATTTTTAACCATTGATCCAATTGAGGTGATTACATCATAAATCTGTTTGGCGAGTTCACGTGTTGGAGCCAAAATCATCGCCTGGGTTTTATTTATTTCAGTATTTACCTTTTGCAAAACACCAATAGTAAAAACACCCGTTTTACCTGTTCCTGACTGCGCTTGTGCAATAATATCTTTTTTATCGAAAATAGTTAGAAGCGCTTTTCTTTGAATCACGCTCGGTGAATCAAAACCATGTCCATAAATTCCTCGCATAATTTCCTCGCTTATAATGCCTTCCAAATCTTCCCACTTATCAAATTCCTTTGGGGTATAACTGTTATCCTCTACATTGGTTGCATTCTCATCCGCATTTTCACTCACTGGTTTTGAAATAATTTCATTCCTGTTTATATTTAAACCACTATTTTGATTTTGATTTTCATTCGCGCCATATCCTGTACTATTATCATTTCTTGAGTTGTTTCTATTATGACGTCGATTATCATACCTGTTACCATTACTGTTACTATTACTATTACCATTACCATTACCATTACCATTATCATAATTATTTACAAATGAAGGACCTGAGCCTTTATTCGACTCATCGTTTCTATATTTATTTGTATTATTACCATTACCATTATTACTATTACCATTATTATATCTATTATTACGATTCATTGGGGGGTATTTTCCGGACATTCTATATTATATATTCTTATACATTTAAGTATTTATCAAATAAATATTTTATATATTTATTTTCAATATCTATTATTTCAATATGACTTTATTGTTTGTTATATTTGAAAGTTCGCTATCATCGATATCATTAAGATTGTACTCTTTAAAATATTCTTTATTTCTTACATTTTCGCTACTTGCTGCGTCAGCTGCACCCCTTGTTGCTTTTACTTTCATAAACCAATTAAATGATTGAATTGCGTAGTGATTCAAATGTAATGCTGAATTTTCAAGTATTTCTTCGTTTATTCTAACAAAACATTTATTATTATGAATATGGTTATTTTTTTGTATATACGATGTTAAATAATTTTTATTTGATGTAATGCTACTATGAATATCAAGTTTTAACAAATATTTTGTTCTAACAATACATTTACTATAAATATATTTTACTCCTCCTTCTATTATAAAAGATCTAAATTTATTATGCTTGTTGTCATTATTATTTATTCTTTTTGTAAAAGTTGAAATTACGCTTGATGGTTGCTCTTTATCCATTGTATCATATCCATTTGAACCAAACATTTTCCAAGGAATAAATACCTGCGAAAAACTATCATGCGCTTTATTTAAAAAGTCCTTAATAGAGTTACAATACTTTCTACCATATATGAACTCGTCGAGGTCACAAACTATAACCCAGTCATATGCTTTACATTTGTTTAAATAATATTTATTGTAAAGGTTCGTTTGTGCAAATCTAGTTGTATCTATTACTAATTCTACCTTGTTATTTTTTATATATGGTTGTAAAATAGAATAATAATTATCAGTGCTTCCGTTATCTATCATAAAAAATTTATCTACTCCTTGCTGTAAATAATGTTCTATCCATTCTTCCAGTATATCAGATTCATTTTTAAATATTGCAACTAAGCATAATGTTTTTGTCATTTTATAATATATTACTATTTATTATTTTAAATAATGTTAAACTTAAATAACAATGAAAACATAATATTTAGAAATTAATATTTATAATAAAATAGATATAAACAATTGTTAATATATAATATTAGGATTTTATGGCTACTACTTCTCCGGTGAAAATTACAAAACAATATAATATAACAGATTACGAAGACATAACAAATGCCGGATTTATATGTAATTTGTCTCAAGAAACGTTAGATATAATATCTAAATTATCTGAACAAGTTGGGGCTCCTACATATATCAAAACACCTATTTTTCTGAAAAAAGAAAACAGGTCTATTATTGGTTTAGGAGGAGCTATCGGTGGTGGTATCGGTGGTGGTATTGGTTTAGGTGTTGGCGGGGGTGGCGGTTTTAAAAAAACTAAAAATAAATCATCTGAGATAACGGATGATGACTGGGATGCTATACGTGCTTTTCAAACGACTCAAAAACATGTTAGTGAAGGTATTCAGAAGAATGTGGATAATATTCGAGGATTTTTGAATAAGATTACGGATACTAATGAGGGAGCGATGACGAATGATATTAAGGCGGAAATTTCGCAATTAATTGAACATGATACATCTCATGAAAATATGATGAAAATTGGATATTCTATTTTTAATATTGCGAGTTCGAACAGTTTTTATTCTTCACTATATGCTAGGTTATTTAAGGCTTTAATGAATGACTATGATATATTTAAAAAGATTTTTGAGGATAATTTTAAAGAATTTATGAATTTATTTGAGTCGATTGAATTTGTAGACCCTAAGAAAAATTATGATAAATTTTGCGAGTATACCAAAACAAATGATAAACGTAGAGCTATGAGTTTATTTGTTGTTAACCTTATGATAAACCATATTATCAGCGAAGATGAAATTATTGAAATTATAAAACAGTTACAGGCACTTATTTCAAGTTATTTACGAAAACCAGAAAAGTCTAATGAAGTAGAAGAGTTGACTGAAAATTTATTCATTATAGTTACTAAATCAAAGGGTTATTTAGGCAAAGGTGAAACTAAGTCTGCTTGGGAATGTATTATTAAGAATGTTGAATTTGTTACTATTTTGAAACCGAAAATGAAGGAATATCCTAGTGTAACCAACAAAACTATTTTTAAGCATATGGATATTTTTGAAGAAATTTCTTCAGCTTAACTTTTATTTATATATGAATTGAATTAGGAGGTTAGGTTAATATATAATAAATTTAAAAATATAAATATTTATATAAACATAATAATAGTAAAGATAGTAAAACATTGTTTATTATTATGTTTGAATTTTTAGTCGATAATACAGTAAAGCAAAAAAATAAAAAAGAATGGGAAAGAATTAACAATCTTTGGCTTGAAGTTAAAAATAATCATAAGTCTCATAATCCTGATTTATATGATACAGAGTCTGATAGTTCCGATGACCGTAGTAAACCACATAAAGAACTAAAAAGGGCAGATAGTAGTTATGATGAGTTATTATTTGCTCACGACTGTGTAATTACTGAAAAGAATGAAATAGAGTGTGATACTCCTATATATGATGGTATAGAAGACTCTAAGACACATTTCACATCATCGTCTAATGACAATGACAATGACAATGACAATGACAATGACAATGATACTGAAAATTCTTATAAAATTACAATAGATGAAATAAAAATGAAGTACAATGTAGAAAATTCATACATGTTAGAAATAGATTATTCAATGAATTATAACATGAAAATGCTAACACATCTTGCTAGTTATTATAATATTATTAAAAATAATAATAATGGACTAGGGGTAGTTGTATCCAAAAGTAAAGACGATAAAACAAAAAAAACAAAAAAACTTCTTAAACCAGAATTAATAAAAGAGATTATTTTATTTGAAACAAATTATGAAAATCATAGTATTGTATTAAAATTTAGAAAAATGTTAGAAAAAATAGATGCTCTTAAGAAAGATAAATATTTTTCATCTTTTATTTTATTTTCTTAACTAGTTATCATTATATTGGAAATATTATTACATAAATAATAATATAAAAATTATTATTTATGTAATATAAATCATACTTATAAAAGTACCATGAGTTTATCGAATGCGCCTTTAATAAAATCTATTACAGATATAAAATATTGTTTATATATTAACTTGGCTTCTAGACCAGATAGAAAAGTACACATTGAGCGTCAATTGCGAGGTGTTGGTTTAAACCCAACTAGATTTAATGCTATAAAATTAAAAAATGGTAGAATCGGTTGTAGCATGAGTCATCTAAAGTGTTTACAAATTGCGAAGAATAATAATTGGCCGTATGTTATGATTTGTGAAGATGATTTATTAATTTTAAACAATGAAATATTTGTAAACCATATTAATAAATTTTTTAGAATGCATGGTAACGACTCTGCAGATAGTAAGTGGAATGTTTTGTTACTTGCTGGAAATAATGTACCTCCTTATAAAAAAATAGATGACATTTGTATTCAGGTATCCCATTGTCAAACTACTACAGGTTATATTGTAAAAAGGGACTACTATGATATTTTGATGGATAATATAAGAATAGGTATAGAAAATTTAATGAAAACACCCGACCAACATATTATCTATGCTATTGATAAATTTTGGATAAAGTTGCAAAAACAGCACACTTGGTATATGCTTGCTCCTATTGTTGCCGTTCAAAGAGAGGACTATAGTGATATTGAAGAAAGAAAAACAAACTATGAAAATATTATGAAGGATATAGACAAACCACATTTAGTTCACCAGCAACATCATGTACAACAAAAACAACAGGGTATAACTTCTCTTTTATCTAAATTACCTTCAATGACGTCAGCATCGGCATCGGCATCGCCTATGTCAATGTTACTAAGAAATTGATTATACATTGTGTGTCACATGTCAAATCTCACGCGTTTCTAATCTTATTCCAACTTTTTGGACACAGGTCACTTGTATTATGCTGTGATAACTGTGGTCCGAACCAGTTTTCGGGGTAACATACTATTTTATCATGTTTGTTGTTAAAATATGCGGCCCACCAACTAAAACTACTATTTGCAATTATATTATGTTGACAACAACTCATTAATAATAGTTGTCGCCAATCTTCCATTTTAGATTCACCACCTCTTTCAAATTCCAGTTCCAGTTCCTGTTCCTGCAGATATTCCATACACCCAGCCTTTATTTTTTCAACTTTAATATTTATTTCATCGATATCTTCTTCCTCGCAAAAATATAAAATCGTCCATTTTGTTTTACTCTGAATTTTATTTAAAATAAATTTTATACTATTTATATAATATTCATTGTCAAGAATCGGATGACAGTTTTGTAGAACCTTGTAGTCACCCATTCGAAAATGAACCGATATTACGTTACTTTTCTCATACTTTTTGTAATAGGTATTTCTAACTTCTAATATTGACTCGTCTAACCCTATATATCGAGCAATATTTTTATATTCTTTATCAAAATATTTGTAACTTTGAAAGTAACCATATAATATCATTCCACCATGTTTTTTTATTACATTAGGCGATAATTGTATTTTACTATACTTAAATTCCTTCTCCTTATAAACAGGATATTTCAAATTTTTTACAGAAATAAGTGACGTATTTTTATTTAACTCTTTCAAAAAACTATCCCAATATGTATAACTTCTTTTATCTGTTTCTAATTTATTTTTTGGAAAATGAAAGCTTGTTTTCATTTCTATTGAAAGCGCCATTGTAGTATAAATTTGAAATAATTGATTACCCAGCCCTCCCATAATAATACACGATATCATATATATATATGTAGTTTTTAGTTGATATGTAATCTATTATATATATATTTAAAATGTTATATTTAATTATTTATAATCTATAATTATTTAATTATTTATAATCTATAATTATTTATAATCTATAATTAATTAAATATATAAATTTAATATGTATAGTTATTATAATGGTGCGTTCAAGGCTTGTTCCAAGTATTAATTATATAGAACTAAAATCATTAGATCCATCAGATACACAGGAACATAATTATAAAGCCCCTTTATATGAAGCCTCTGTTTTAGGTATTAACACAATTATAAGTATAGGTAATATTAAAAATACATATATATCGCAAAATATTGTATACTATCCAATTTACCTTATTAAAAATGATAAGGTATTATCACAAATCGGTGTATATGAAATGTTTCAATCAGATATTCCTTTATTATTAGATGATGCAGGCGATATAAATCTAGAAAAAGCTCCTTCCCCTTTATTATATTCATTTGTTAAAAAATCGCTCATTCAACAAGCAGTATATATACCTGAAAACCCCGAAGCGGCAAAGGAGAAGCCTGCTAAAAAATCTAGTAAAGTATTAGGAATTAAAAGTAAACAGCTTTCTCTCGAGTCTCTAGAGTCTCAAGTTGATAAAGTAGCAGTACCCGAGTTTGATAAAGGACGTAAAGACGAAGATGAACGGGATGAGGCTTTACAGGCGGCTATTCGCGCATCTCTTGAACCGGTTCGTTTATCTGATGTTCCTTTAAAAAGGAAAAATATTCCTGTTCAAAATATTGAACAATCTATTGCTGAAAATAAAGCATACCGTCCTGCTAAAGACGAACCATGGGTACAGTCGTACTATCATAATAATAACTTTAAAGTAGTTAGAAACCAAGGTGGAGGCGACTGTTTGTTTATGGCCATTTGTCAGGCATTTCTTTCTATCGAGCCTGACAGTGACATAAGTGTTATTCAGTTACGGCGAATGCTCGCAGCCGTTTTGACTGAAAGCCAGTTTTCCGATTATAGAGAAAGATATGAAATGTTTTCAAAGACATTAAAAGAATTACGCGATGAAAATACAAAGTTGTCAGCTGATAATGAAGAATTAGCAGAAAGGGCAACACAACCTGGTATAACATTAACAGACAAAACAGCACTAAAACTACAAGCCGATATGAATAAAGAAAGACATCTTCAAATAGTCGCCGAGATTCAGTTATATAAAGGATACATACGCGACGTTTACTTCATGAAAGGTGTAAAAACTGTTGAAGCATTGAGAGATATGATAAGAAAAGGCGAAATGACTAGTGAATATTGGGGCGACGAGTGGGCTATTGCGACATTAGAACTTATTTTAAATGTTAAATTTATCGTTCTATCGTATAGAGACTATATGGAAAAAGATAAACTACCATATACGCAGTCAAATGTTATTATATGTGGTAGTAATATAGATAAAAAAAGATATGAGGAAATAGATACGCTTCTCAAAGAAGATAAGAAGCCTGGAGCTATGAGAGCTATGGAAGTTATGGGAGCTATGGAAGCAAGAGAAGCAACAGATGCGAGAGATAAATCGAAAATGAAAGAATTAGAAGTTAGGAATCCAGACTACTATATTATCTTCTCACATACAGGAATACATTACGAGTTAGTTACATATCGGGATACAGCTATATTTACTTTCCCAGAAATTCCATTTTGTGTTAAACTTCAAATTGCAAATAGATGTATTGAGTCTTCTGCTGGAAACCTTGAATCATTTTCAGGTACATACCAAAAAATACCACAATTTGTTCTTTTTTATCAACACGAATTGGGTCTAGGAGATATAGGAAAAGGTTCAGGTGCTGGTTTTGACCAAGGTGGGGGTGCTTCTGCAAACCATGTTCTTACTGCAAATCCCCATTTTGACCCATCTATTGTTTTAATTTATCATGCTAAATCTACAGACGAATTACCTGGTCATGCTCAGGGTGACCATGTATCAAACAAAAATAAGTCGGCTTTTATTTCTCTTATAGCTGCAGGTAAAGGTAAAAATAATTGGCGTAAAAAATTATCGAATGAATGGTGTGAGCCTTTTACATTAGATGGACATAGGTGGCTTTCCGTGGAGCATTATTATCAGGCGAATAAGTTTTTAAAACGGCATCCTGAATTTTATTTGTTATTCACGATGGATGCAAATAAAAAGAGTAAATACTACGATGAAGCTTCTATATTGTCGCGCATTTCTCAAGATGTGGATTTAGCAAAAGTTGCTGGTAAGAAAGTACCTAAAACTATAATTGATGATAAAAAGGTTAGTCTTCGCCCGGACGATGTTGACATAGATTCGGAGTTCTTTAATGGACGCAATACTCGTGTTCTTGAAGATGGGACTATGGCAAAATTTGACCAAAACGAAGACCTTGCTAAAATTCTTCTTATGACAAATAATGCAAAATTAATAAACTATGTGTTCTCAAAACAACCAACAGTATCGATACATTTAATGCGAGTCCGTTCTAAATTAAGAACTAAAAAAGGAGGTGTAAATGTATTTGAAACGGTTCATGATAAATACTGATAGACACGGATAAATAAAAATACGTAATACAAATTATTTTAAGATATTTTAAAAAATATAGTATTATATTAGTAATAAATATACTACTATATTAATACATATGAAAGTAAAACAACAAGCAGATGCAGATGTAAAGCTAAAGGTAAATGTAGAGGCTGATGATTATAATTTTTTAAAAATGATGCAACTTACTGATAAAAATTATAATAAAATTAGAAAAGTTAACAAGCAACAGCTTTCTAAAAATTCTAATAATCCTAGACAGTCCGAAATAAATGAGCAAATACAAATTTTATATGATGAAATAGATAATGAATTTAACAGTTTTAAGTCCAACACTTCTTCGCCATGTTTTAAACATAAAATTATAAAGTTAGATAAAAGTAACACTGTTTTACATTCATCAATATTTAAAAGTACATATGTGCCTACCAAGATTGCTGATTATATTAAAGAAAAGGCAAAAATTTTATTAGAATACAGTTGTGACCTAGGTAATGGAAAGAATGTTATAGTGAAATTTATATTATTCGATAGTAGCCATTACGAGTTAAATAATATCAGAAAAAAAAGTGCTTCATATTTTAAACATTGTGTATTAAAAATATATATATGGTTAAAACTTTTGTCAAAATATTCTAGCATTGAATGTGGGAAAAATTTAGAATGTTTTATTTATTTAACACCATTTAAGAGGAAACTTCCTAGATGTTCGGGCGTCGAAACATCATCTAATGTGTATCATTATAATGATTCGCCAGAGAATGAAATAGATGAAGATGAAGATGAAGATGATGATGATGATGATGATACTGAAAATATGTATGGAGCTGGAAGTAAAAAAGGTAATGTAATTGGTCCTTCTCATGTGAACGGTGGAGTATCTGATGTATGTCAAATGGATGGTAGAATTGTTGTATATAGAAGGGAAGAATGGTTTAAGGTATTAATTCATGAAACTATGCATAACTATGGTTTGGATTTTTCCACATTAAATATATCAAGTGCAAATAAAAAGTTGCAATCTATTTTTGCAATACACACCAATATAAAAATATTCGAGTCATACTGTGAAATTTGGGCTAGGATTATGAATGTATTTTTCGAATCATATTTTGAAATGAATCGATACAATCGTACATTATTTAGACCTTTGACTACTAGAAAAAAATTCATAAATAACATACACAAACAACATATTGTTTCTCTTAAAAATGGACACAAACATGTTGGTGTTGGTACAGATAAAAAAGAAAGATTTTTAAATATTTTTTATGATAATATTCAACATGAGTCTGTTTTTTCTATATTCCAATGTGTAAAAGTTTTGAACTTTATGGGACTTGACTATAACATTATATCAAACTGTAATAATGCAAATTACGTTATAGTTAAAAAATTATATAAAGAACAAACAAATGTATTTGCTTACTATATTATTGTAGCCGTTTTAATTGCGAATTTTAATAATTTTATTCTATGGTGTATCGATAACAATACAAATTTATTTAATTTTAAAAAGGAAGATGCGTCAGTTGATAGTTTCGTTATGTTTATTTCTAAAAATTATAAAAATAATGATTTATTAACGATGATTGTTGGTTTGGAAAAAAGGTTAGAAAATAGAACACAAAATGATGAAATATTATTAACTACTATGCGTATGACGGTTATTGGAGGAAACAGGTGATGGAGTTTGCGATATTTAAACATATTCAAAAGTGCAGTTTTCTCTTTTTATTTTATTTTTTCTCCATTCGATAGATGCATCTATAAAATCTATTTTGCGAGAATGTATTGTATTTGTATTTGTATTTTTCAATATTTTGGTAGGTATTATGGAGCAAACATACTGTTGTGTTTTTTGTTGTTTTGCTTGGTTTCTAGTAAACGCCATGTTTGTTGTGTGCTATGAATAGGAATACTATAGTTATAGTTTTATAATTATTAATCAATTTCTTTATATAAAAAATTGATGAATATAATATAACAATAAAAATAATATAAACAAGACTTAAATAATATCTAAAAACATACATTAGGACAAAAAGGTAAGAAATGGGAATTCGCATGTTGAACAAGTTTCTTCAAGACAAATGCAAATCATCTATATCGCGTATAAATTTATCAGAATTATCTGGAAAGAAAGTGGCTGTTGATATAAGTATATACCTGTATAAATTTCTTAGTGATAATGTTTTGTTAGAAAATTTATATTTAATGATTTCCATTTTCCGAGAACATAACATAATACCGATTTTCGTATTTGACGGCAAACCGCCGGTTGAAAAAAATGATACAATAGCTTTTAGAAAAAAAACAAAAAGAAATGCACGCGAAGAGTACTATCGTTTGAAGCAAATACTAGATGATATTGAATCAGATGCAGGTGCATTGTCAGATGCATGTGTTGTATCTGATAGTGATAGCAATACTATTGTAGAATTCGATGAAGAAACGACGATTAGTATTCCATCCAAAAGTGCCGATATTCGGTTGATGATGGATAAGTTAAAGAAAAAGTTTGTAATTCTTAAGTCAGACCATATTCAAAACGCAAAAATATTGTTGCAGGCTTATGGTATGACATATATCGAATCTCCCGGTGAGGCTGATATAATTTGTGCGAAGCTTGTCTCGAAAAATATAGTATATGCGTGTCTTAGTGAAGATACGGACATGTTTGTATACGGATGTTCTCGTGTTCTTCGATATCTAAGTTTAACATCTTCCACAGCAATTTTATACGACTTTCAGGAAATTATAAAAACTTTGGATATGACTACATATGAATTTAGACAACTATGTATTATATATGGATGCGACTACTTACCAAAAAATGAAAAACAAAATTATAAAAATATGACGATATTTAACTCGTATAAGATGTTTAAAAGTTACAAAGAATATTATAATAATATAGTTGGTAGTGAAAATGATACCACTGATAATAATTTTATCGAAACAGTAGATGATAAACCTGACTTTTATAAGTGGTTGTTGAGTCAAAATAACAATATGTCTTCATATATTAATGAAGCATCTAAAATTATAGATTTGTTTGATATTTCATCTTATGATAATTTAGAACTTTATGATAATGTTAAAATAATGAATGGCCCAATTGACAGAAAACGATTAATTGAAGTTATGGAAAAAGAAAACTTCATATTTATTGATTAACTAACTAACTAATTTATTGGAAATATATATAAAAATAAAATATATATATACTATAAAAATGAAATTCGGTCATGTTGTTCATGAAGGTCTTGAAATTACTAGCCATCTTGGCGGTGCTGTAGGAAATGCTAGTTCTACCATTTTGGATGCTGGTTCTGCGATTCATGATTTCCAACACCACGATTATGTCGGAGGTGTTATCGAAACTGGTGAAACTATTTACCATGGTGTAGAAACTTATGTCGATGGAGTTTCAGGTGATTGGGTTTAAATAATTTTTTACTTTTATTTAGAAGTTCTTAAAAATGACATAAGATTGTATGTCATTTTTAGTTGGTTTTGTTTTTAATTTTTTAGTTGGTTTTGTTTTTAATTTTTTAGTTGGTTTTGTTTTTAATTTTTTAGTTGGTTTTGTTTTTAATTTGTTTTTGTATGAGAGCAAATACTAACACTATGATTACTTAAGAAGAAGCAGCAACAGCGGGAGTAGCCTTAGCAAAGTGGGGAGACATGTACTTCTGAAGGTTGAAGTAGGTAAGTTCCTCATCCTTCTTCAATTGAAGGAGAGAACGAAGCTTGGTGTCAGGGTTAATCTTGCGACCATTCTCCTTATCCTGCAGATTGTGAGTACGGATATAAGCGTTAATCTCACGAGTCACCTCAGTACGAGCCCACTCAGTGCCGACGGGCTTTCCAAGAAAGTTGGCCAACTCCTTGGAAATAAGAGTAGGCTTGACGAAGCCAGAAGGAGCACGGTTGCCGGACTTGCGCTTACGCTTTGAAATCTTTTGAGCAGCACGCATCTCACGAGCAACATGGCGCTCCAAAGTACGGAAGTCACTACGAAGAGTAGACAAACCAGAGCTCAAAGTCTGAAGCTTAGAACCAAAGTCACTAAACAAAGAAGAAAGAGATGATACCTCAATCGCAGTGCCCTCGGTATGGGCATCGGTTGAAGTAGCGGTAACGGGAGCAGGGGCAGAAGTTACAGGAGCATCAGTCTTGGTGGTCTTGGGAGCCTTGGCGGACTTAGAAGCAGGAGCAGCTTCCTTAGAAGGAGTAGCAGCAGGAACGGGAGTGGGAGCAGGTGCCGAAGCAGTAGAGGAGGTTTTCTTAGCCATCTTGTAGTTGGTATACATTACTATGTGAGGTCTTTTTAAGTATTTTTAGACAATATATATTATATTGATTTATATGTCTCAAAAATGTCATCTATTATCGTCTAAAATAATTAATATGTAATGCGTTTTTTTTTTAGTTAATATTCTTAAGGAATATATACAACCGCCTCATATAACCAGGGCATAGCATCACGAGCAGGTTGGCTAACTAATGTAAGAGCAGATAATATGTAAAATGTTCCCAATGTTTTATTATCTATATCTATTGCTGATTTTACAAGATTTTCTATTATTTGCACATTATATTTTACTAGCGTTTCAATCGAAAGGTTAATAAGTGAAGCATTATTCGCTACATTTGTAAAATAAGGAGTTCCCAAAAATGGAGTACCATGTGGAGGACATATCTCCTGTTTCTTCGCTGCTGTCAATAACGCTCTGTAGTTCCAAATATCCACCAACTCTCGCGCAAATCTTATATGCGCATTTCTAGAAAGATCGCTAAACCACTCAGAATTCGCATAGTTACCATATGAATTCATCGTCTGAAATAATTCCAATATTTTTAACTCCATTCGTTTAGCTGGATCCATTATCTCATTCTTTAGCTCTATCTCTATGGGGATTTTTAATACTTTTGATATCCTTATCATACTTAATACACTTTCTTTTACTTTACTATCGAATTCACTCCTATTATATGGATTCTTCGCTCTCAACCCCTCTTTCTGTATTAAATTGTATAGTGAAACAATATTAAAACCATATACAAAGTCATCCTTATCACGATAACTATAAAATTGGGTCGCCTGTATATCTATCATATCATCCATTGTAAAAAAATCTGTATCATTTGTACATATCTTACGGTCTATTAACGCTGGACCTTGTAACCTATGCAACTTTCTATGTAAAAAACCTCTAAATACCTTTTGTATTTTTAACGGACCAACTGAATTCTTACAATACTCATATAACCTCTTCGTCAAATCATCCTTGTTACCACCTTTCGATATCTTATACTTTGTGCATAACTTCTTTAACTCATCCATCTTATATTTCACTAAAAGCAAATTATTATAACTATTAATAGACAACTCTTCATGTTTCTTTACCACTTTAACTGTATTCAATTTACAACGGTCTTCGCATTTGTTATTCAATATTTCCATTTTAGCATTTAGTTTTATATTCAATTTAGAATTTGATTTTAACCCTTTCTCATGCTTCTCATGTTTCTCTACCTTTTTATCTTCTATACTATTCGTCATCGTTTCACCCTCTATCGCGCCCCCTATCATCCCCGTTGCTCCTTCATCCTGAAAACTTACTGATACAATTATCTCATTCACACCATTTATGTGACTACCAATAATCATCGACATTCTCTTGTATGTATATATGTTATATACGTGTACGTGTATGTATATTCTTATATATTAACAATATTTTTTTAATATCTTATTGTACAATACATTTACTATAACTACAATACTATACCATTGTTTATTCTGTACGTCTTTATCATCATATAGTACTATAACTATACATAATTATAAAATATGTTACTATTTTTAGAATATTTGCAAAATATTGTAAAAGTATTTGCAAAATATTGTAAAAGTATTATTTCTACATCCAATTTTCATTTTTGAATTATCATTTATAACGCGCCGAATTTCCCAAAACAGAAAATTGAAGACACTATAAACCTTAATATTATATAGCACGAACAATCAGTTACAAAGCCAATCCACAAACCAATAATACAATGTCAGCTCAATCAGCCAACAAGTCTTCGAGCAAATCATCCGCTCCCAAGGAGATTATCTCCGGTGAAACTTTCACTCCCGACAAGGATATCAAATACTCCAAGCCCAAGATTAATGCCTCCGGTGGTAAGAGTGTTGGAATTCTCAATTCTACCACCAACGGTGCAACTTATGTGTCTACTCCTCTCATGATGACATGGGGTGTTTCAGCATTCGAAGACAAGAAAACAGGTGAAAAGTCGTACAGCATGTCGCTACAGTTTCCCGGTGAAGAGTACAATACTCCTGCTATCGCTAAATTCCGCACAAATATCGTCAAGTTTGAAGAGAAAATCAAAGCAGACGCCCTCGTCAATCAAAAAGAATGGTTCGGAAAGTCGACCATGACCAAGGACCACATCGACATGTTCTGGACTCCTATTCTCAAGTTCGCCAAGGGTGAAAACGGAGAGCCTGACCACAACAAGAACCCTACCCTCAATGTCAAGATGCCCATCTGGGAGGGTGTATGGAATGTCGAGCTCTTCGACCCTCAATCTCGCAAAATCTTCCCTGATTCTGTAAATGAACACGTCACTCCTGTCGACTTGATTGCAAAGGGTTCTCATGTTGCTGTCGTTCTTCAATGCGGTGGTGTCTGGTTCGCTGGTGGTAAATTCGGAGTTACCTGGAAGCTGTTTCAAGCGGTCGTCAAGCCCAAGACTACTCTTCGCGGCAAGTGTCACATTCAGCTTTCATGCGATGACAAGAAGATTGTAGAGACGCAAGAGCTAGACACTGTCAGCGATGACGATGTTCCTGTTACTCAAACCGAGGATTCTGATGGAGAAGAAGAAGAGGAGGAAGAGAGCCATGGTCCTACAAGAGTTGCATCAACTCCTGCACCTGCACCGGCTCCCGCGCCTGCACCCGCTCCTGCTCCTGCTCCTGCTCCAGTACAAGCAGCCAGCGAAGAGTCAGGTGCCAAGAAGATTGTGAAGAAGATTGTCAAGAAGTAAAACAGAATACAAGAACCGTGATTCATGCGCACACGTAGTCAGTAAGTAACTAAAAACTAAATGGTTAAGCAAAACATACAGGTAAGTGAATATGATTTTGACTATAACATTTAATAAATTATAAAATAACTAACACATTTTCATATGCAGGTACCATATTTTTTTATGTGATTTCGATTACAAAACCATATAAAAATTAAATTTCTAATTAAAATTTGTACTTAACCTTTGCGTATTCGGCGTACTTTTTACCGAAAGTATTTTCTAATAATAAAATATAGCTTTTAATAACTTCATTATATGATACATTATTTTTTTCTACCATACTTAACAGTTTTGTAAAACCTTGTATTAACTCTTGTATAACTTTATCATGCATGGCGTTGTGTTGTTGTTGTTGTTGTTGTTGTTGTTGTTGTTGTTGTTGTTGTTGTTGTTGTTGTCGTCTTAAAACGAAATATAATATTCTTATAATACTTTTAAAAAAAGTTATGTAGTCCTGATTTTTATCGCTATACCCTTTATATTTACGCAACTCTCCATCTCCATAATCTATAATTTTCGCACAATAAGGATTCGCAAAAGAAACAGGCTCAATAAGAAACACAGAATCAGTATCAAGTGTCTTATGTAATATATTATTATCAATCATCTTTTTTATACCAACAATAATATTTGTAAGAAGGCTAAATAAAATACCCGGTTCTGGTATTGTTTTTTCATCTTTTCGTATATTGAAAACATTTTTCAAGTAGTATGTTAAGTTATGATTACCTGAAAATGCTATATTAAAAACAAAGAATTCGTCTATTTTGTAGCTTGGTTTTGTTAAAGAACATTGTTGAAAGTCGGGAGGCACATGTTTATCTTCTAACTCAAAAGCGTCTATTAACAAGCTATGAAATAAGCCTTTTGGGTCTATATCTTTCATTTTTTTAAGAATTTTATACTCATGTCTGTATTCACTAAATGCGTTGTTCTTAAGAACTACTTTTGAAACAATATTTTTGTCATGTTTTTCGGTATTTTTGGCGGTAAGTTCGGGGCGAAAGACACAACCAAAGTTTCCCTGTCCTATAAGTGAACCTCCTACTAATGTTTTATATTTATTTCTACGTGTAGTTTTATGTAACACTCTACTATTTTTATTTGATTTATATTTTTTACTTTTATGATTTTTATATGTTTTTCTCATAACTGAGCAGAAAGTATTGTATATATTACAATATTACTTTATTTTTTATCTATCATAATTTCTTTACCTATATTTTTCAATATTTTTTTCTCATAATTGTTATAGTTTTCAATAGGTTCACATATTGAACGCATCATTGTTAGGTACTCCAGTTGCTTTCTTTCTGTATCCATCCAGTCTGGGTTATCTATTGCCCACTGTTGTAATGCGGTTCTCTCCTTATCTGCAATTTTTACAATCGTATTTTTCATCATCTCATTACTATCATCTTTAAGCCACTTGTCTTCATCTTTTATATACATGATGTCACGTTTTATATCCGTGCAATGAATAGGACGTTTGTAAATATCCAATTCTTTGAGTCCTTTTATTAAAACGTCGGTTATACCACGTGATATACCGTTGGTTTTTGAGAATAGTAAGTCCTCCAATGTTATTTTCAGAGAATCTATAAAATCTGATATGTTTAATGCGTCCTTACATTGCTCATTCAAAAATACATTAAGATTAAAATTATTATTCATTGTATTATTAGTTGTGTTATTTGTATTATTAGTTATATTACCGATTTTTGGTATTATACTATTTAATTGCTCTTGTTGTCCTTTTATTATTTTCATCATTTCTTTATTATCATTTATCAATTCTATAAACATATGTTTAGTTATTACTATCTTATTGTCTGAGCATATTACATCTTCAATTGATTCACTCGATTCTTTATTATTTGCTTCATCATGTATCGAATATTTCCCAGGTGTATTGACGGCGATACACGTTCGCTTATGCCTTGCTAGTCCTGGGCGATACTTGTAACTACTACCACATATGCAGCTAAAAACTTGCTCCCCTTTATTAAGCGTTTTATTTGTACCATTGGTTACCATTTTATGCTTCAAGGTCGCCAAGTGTCTTTCGTAGTCACTTTGCTTAGAGCATTTAAAGTCACAATTTGTGCACACAAAAAGTGGCGCGTTTTTGGCGTTTTTTTGATTACCCAAATCCATTTATATATGGTACATATAAAAAACGCCTAAATCCTTTTCATATAATATATAAAAAAGTTGAAAAAATATGGTAACAAAAAAATCAACTTAAAAATGGGATTTAGAGCATTATGCTCTGAGTGATGAAATCGATGTTTTTTTTATATTTCTACCCCAGGTTTTCAAAAATGGACATTTATAAATGTCCAATTTTGAAAAAGGGCCTCCGAGAGTTGAAATTTCAATACATCATCACTCTTTCAGCGTCCGCCCTCCCTTTTTGCGAAGGTTACCTTTATGCTTTCATTTTATAAAAATAATATTATACAAACAATAGCATTATCTAGGGAGCATAAGGTTTGCATATTATTTGCGAAAGATGGTAGTGAAATGGGAAGGTAGTTTTTGGGTAAACATGGTTGTACATTTTTAGGGGATGTTTTTAATAAATTTGGTGATAGATTTGGGAGGTTTTTCGGAGGATGGTCGAAAAGTGTGGATGTTGTTTATAGACTTATAGTATCTATAAAAACATGAGATGTTACAGATTCGTGAGAAATGGGGAAATTCGTATATTAATAATTCAAAATTCAAAACTGTTATTTACTCTCAAAATATTAACTTTTTATTATATATAAGTACAAATCCTAATATATAATATGGTTTCATGTATAGAATTAACAAATTATGGTATGGTTATTAGGATATTATTGACTATTATATTATTTTTTATTTTGTATTCACTTATGAAGGGTGGTAATAAATTTTGTAATAAATATTTTTTAGTAATATTAGCGATACTATTATTATTATTAGACTACTTTGATTTAATCCCGGATTTATATTACTATTATTATAAACCTAATTCTGCTGAAGCAAAATGTGTATATGAGTTATCGCCAGAGGCGAAGTTAAATAGTCATAATCATGGTAAAAAAAACTACGATACGTTATATTATAATATAGTAGATAAATGCGTTGATACACTATCTTATATTCTTGCATATTTTGTTTTTAACTTAAATAATATATTCTTGTATTTTTTACTATACAGAATGATAGGTATAGGATTATATATTTATACACAAAACACTAGATGGTTAATATTGTTTTTTGATTTCATGAAAGAATATTTGATATATTTTTTTCTTGCAAAGAATGACTTATCATATATATGGTTTTTTATACTGTTAAAAATTTATTTTGAAATTAATCTTCATTCCTACTAGGTAACCTTTTTTACTATATATCATGATGATATAACATATAGTAAAACAATGTAAAAACATTAACACAGTTCTATGTTAACGACTATAGATGACTTCTCTGCAATATCGTACATATTTTTAGAATTTATTATTGGTATTCCTGCACCAGATAATACATATGTCTGATTATTTTTTATGTACAATGCCGCAGCGTTTATCATAAATTTTTTACCACCTATTTCAAATTCAATGCATTGTTTTTCTAATAAATCTAAAATCCTCATACGAATATCTATGTATATATCGTTATTTGAGTCTATGTATATATGAGAAGGCGTTGTTGGAATACAGCGAACGATGAGGTCAACCGATGTATTATCTGTCTTTCCTAACTTATAGTATAACTCCGTATGCCATAGGGGGATATAAAACTTCTTCTCATCGTGCTCTAATACATATATGTTATTTTCTCCCATCAAATCGTCTAATGATACAGAAATAACAACCATATTATCAAGAGCCATCTTATTTCTCATGATTTTCTCGAATAACTCCAATTTTTCAACACTTATATGAAAAGCCTTATGGTATGTCGTTATAATTTCATATATATTATAGGCAGCTTCTTTGTCCAAATCCTCAAACATCTTGATAGATAACTCTTGACAATCCTCTACTATTATTTTTATTAATGTGTTTATAGTTAAAGATGTATTCTCTTGTGATATAACAGTCATCTTTTGCAATAAAGATTGGATAAAAATACGAAATATTGACATATAACTATCCGAACCTCCGTTCTCCCCACTGCTTCCATGATTATCTCCCCCATTAAACATATGAGATGTTACAGGTTCGTGAGAAATGTCGAAATTCAATAAATATAAATATGCACTGTTTACTTCCTTGAAAATTTCACAAGATTCTTCACTATTTTCGTTTTTATCAGGATGATGCTTAAGAGCCAGTAACCTATAATTCTTTTTTAACTCTTCTAACGTATAATTATATTTTAGATTTAATAATTCACGAGCTTTCTGAACTCTTTTTATATCCATTTACTATTGTTATTAGATTATACATGTAATTTTCTAAGTGATAAATCGGCCTATAATTATTATTATAATACTGAAAAAATATATTTGTTTTTAATAAAACATCAGACATACTACTTTCGCTTATTAAATTACAACGCATTAATGCTGTCAAAATATACCATATACATTCATTTATGTCTAATTCATATATTAATATATCGTACAAAATATCGCGAAATGTTAAGAACTCTATTTTATCAGGATTCTTTATATTTTCTATTATCGCATTGCAAATACATTCATGCGGATTTGTCAATGAACTTATATGTGTTATAACATTCTTTATATTAGATATGCTTGAAATACCTGCACTTTTTAACTGGTCATTCGTTGCCGTTTTTGTAGAAAAACATTTATTATAATTTGAAATCTTAGGACGCGGAATACTTATTATTTGAGCATTGTTAATTATATTATCGGGTATAAAACTGATATTCTCTGTTATAATTATAAAAATAAGCTTTATCTTATTCAAAGACTGAGACTGCATATAACTATAGAATATATCCAATAATTCACTATGTATTTTATGAAAATATTTACATAGTATTATACCATGCGTATTTGCTCTTGTGGATACAACATCGTTTATCTGATTATAAATATCATTCCACAAAATTTTTGAGTTACATCCCAATAGCGACATGTCCACCTCAAAATGAATATCGCTCATCTTTATTATACAATTTTCCTTATTTGAATTTATAGTAAGACGTTTTTCATATTTTAACTCACTATTACTGTACCTCTTTATACACGATAATGCTTGTGTGTACTTTCCAATACCCTTTGGACCATAAAAAATAATATTTTTTAAATTTTCAACCTTCGACGGAAACCCTTCATATAATTTACTCAACTTGGGATGAAGAGAACACTTCTTGTTCGAAGAAATATAATCGTCAAAATGCGTTTCTAGAAATTTCATCATTTTGGAACTATTATTATGATAAAAGTTAATACTATTTTAATTTTATACTTTAGATTTAAATTGTATTTCAATAAATATGTATTTTATTAAAATACAATACATAAGAAATACTTAAATATATAGTCATAATTACAGTAGAGTAAATATAGATATACTTTAAAATATTTTAAATATTTAATAAATGAAACTTATCGACACAAAACCAGAAAATTTCAATTCAAATTATATATATTTTAATGAACCAATCCAAAATACAATTATAAACGAAAGCCGATTCATAAGAATATTATACTCAACGCCAAATATTATATTTAATGGTATAAATATTTTATTAAAAATAAATATAGATGGGTTAGATAAGCAGTACAATAAAAATATTATATACTACAGTGTTGATAAAAATTCAGAAACAATAAATAATATAAAAAATATAGAACATATTATTCTACAAAAATACTCATCAGATAAAACGCCGGCATATAACTTGGAAGCACAAGTGAATACAGGAGTACTAAAGTTATTCTCAGACTCAAATGACAAGAAAAAGAATATAGATGTTATTCTAAAAATATCAGGACTATGGGAAGATAATACCTCATATGGTATAACCTATAAATTTTTGTCTGTTTTGTAATATTTAGTATATATGGATTAGTATTTAATTATGAATATAATAAGTAATAATGCATTATTTATTATATTAAAAAATAATAAATGAAAAATTTGTTAATAACCGGAGGTTGTGGTTTTATAGGTTCAAATTACATAAATTATATTTTCAATAAATATGATGATTTTAATATTGTAAATATAGATGCAATGTATTATTGTGCTTCGGAAAATAATGTAGAAATCGATATTAGAAATTCGGAGCGGTATAGACTAATTAAGGGAAACTTGTGTTCGTACGATTTAATATACCATATTATTTCAAACTATAAAATAGATTATATTATACACTTTGCAGCACAAAGTCATGTACAAAATTCTTTCGAAGATGCTCTTCAATATACGAAAGACAATGTTGTAGGAACTCATAACTTACTAGAAGCTTCTAGAAAATATGGGAAAATTAAAAAGTTTATACACGTATCTACTGATGAAGTTTATGGAGAGTCAATGATAGAACATAATGAAAGTAAAAAAACAGAAGAAAGTATATTGTGTCCAACAAATCCGTACGCTGCAACAAAGGCAAGTGCTGAACTTATTGCGCAATCCTATTATTACTCATTTAATATGCCCATTATCATAACAAGAGGCAACAACGTATATGGACCTAACCAGTATCCTGAAAAAATAATACCGAAATTTATAAAACTTTTGAATGAAGATAAAAAGGTAACAATTCAAGGAGATGGTTCTAATGTGCGTGCTTTTATTCACGTTTTCGATGTAGTAAAGGCGTTTGATATAATTCTTGAAAAAGGTGTTATAGGGGAAATATATAATATTGGCTCAGATGACAATGAAGAGTATACAGTAAAATATGTTGCTGAAATGTTAATTAAGAAAATAAAAAAAACGGATAACTATAGCGAATATATAGAATATATTACTGACCGACCATTTAATGACAAGCGGTACTACATAAGTAATGAAAAAATAAAGAATCTTGGTTGGTATATAACCGAAAACTTTGATGAAGGCATCGATAGTCTAGTTAGAATATACAATAATAAATAAAAATAATAAATATATAATGTACACAAAAATATGAATTAAAAACAAAATTATAAACTATATAATAAATAAAACACTATGAAGGTTTTATTATATGGTAGAAATGGATGGATTGGGCAAAAAGTATATGATTTGTTAGTACAAGGAGGACATGAGGTTGTAGTAGGTGATGCGAGAGCCGAAGACCTCGTTGCACTTGAAGAAGAAATAAAATACGTCAACCCTACAAACATAATTTCTACAATCGGAAGAACTCACGGAATGATAGATGGTGTGAACTATACTACAATAGATTACCTAGAACAAAAGGGAAAACTACGAGAAAATATTAGAGATAACTTGTATTCTCCGACGATTCTTGCTCTTATTTCTAATAAGTGTGGTATACATTATGCATATTTGGGTACAGGATGTATATTTACATATGATGATGAACATCCTTATGAAGAAGAACTGAATGGATTTAAAGAAGATTCTAAACCTAATTTTTTCGGGTCATCATATTCTATTGTAAAAGGATATACAGATATGATTATGAAAATGTTTGACAACGTACTTAATGTACGTATTAGAATGCCGATTACGGACGAAATAAACTCGCGAAATTTTATAACAAAAATTACAACATATAAAAATATATGTTCAATACATAATTCTATGACTGTTCTTCCCGAGTTATTACCGATTATGATTGACATGTGTGACAATAAGGTTACAGGAACAGTAAACTTGACAAATCCTGGTTTAATAAGTCACAATGAGATTTTGGAAATGTATAGAGAAATAGTTGATAAAGATTTTAAATGGGATAATTTTAGTATAGAAGAACAGAGACAGATATTGGCTAGTGAGAGGTCAAATAATTTTCTAGATACATCCAGAATCGAGTCACTTTATAAAGTAAAGAACATCAAAGATTCTGTAAGAGATGTGCTATATAAAATGAAAGAGACACAAGAGAAGCGTGAGATTTGAGGTAATTTATAAATTATTAATAATCAATAATAGATTATTAATAACTAAAGTAACAAAATTTTTAAAGTGTACAACAATTTTAAAACAAGTTAAAAACAAGTTGAAAAAAGACGCAGTATCACTTCCATTATACCAACTGTTAAAATGTTAAGAACAAATAATACAATACTCAAATATAAAGTTCCGATAGAAGGTTTACTTAAGGTACCTACGGTGGTACTAATACAGTTTAAGTTTCCTTGTAGATAGCTATATATAAGAACGAGTTGAAAGAAAATGAGAATACCTGAGTAGTTAGAGAATTTATAATATTCAGGGTCTACTTGATATGTATTAATCATTTTAGAAAATGAAATAGACTGGCGAATGATAACAAACAATATAATAAATAGAGCAAGTATTTGGAAGAAACTTGGATATAAACTGGAACACGATGGAGTATTTTTAACTTTAAAGTAGTACGAAACCACAGCCATTAAAAGACCAAAAAGAGCGATACTTGTAAAAATATATCCAACTAATGTTGCAAATGCTGGACCTTGGTCGTCACCCATACTAAGAGATGTAAAAACCATCTTAATAATAATTCCAACAAATGCTAAAAGAATACAAATATTAATTAAATAATAAACTGTCTTAAATCTATAATTAACTTTATCAATTGGTGAAAAGTTTGCGGTGGGACTATTATTTTGCATTTTATAATTTATGGAACAGAGTATACTATAAATTATATTATTATTTTTTTTACCAGAATTAACAATTATATATACAATAAAATCTCATATAAAAATAAATTCTATATGTTATATTATATTATATAATAATATATTTTAATATATAAATGAACGGGCAAAATAGAAACACATTTACAGAACACCCTCTAATAGCACGTGAACAGACATATTGTTTGGATAGAAAATTAATAACTATTCATTCCGAAGATAGAGATGTTTGTGCATGGCCAAATTCGGCATATTTTGAAATAACTCTTCCACAGTCAATAACAAATGTACAGTCAATGAGGTTAATCGAGACAAACTTTCCATCAATTAATGACGTTTTTTCGACAATAAAACAGAATACAAAGATGTCATTTAGTGTTACAATATCTGGAAATATATATTTTTTGCAAATTCTTATTGAACAGGGGTTATATTCTCCACTACAAATGGCTAATGAAATTACAAATTGTATGAATAATGCTGTATCAAGACATGTTACGTCTGGATATACTAACTTTACAGTTATATATAATGAAGTAAATCAGAAATTATGGTTTGGTAACAAACAAGACCCATTTAGTTTATTATGTGATAAAATAGAAGATTATTATGACCCTAGTAATAATATATATACAAACTGTCAAGTTGTTCCCCCAAATGAAATAATTTATTGTAGAAATACGAAATGGGGTCTTCCATATTTTTTAGGATTTAATAAAGAACCATATATTGCTACACAAACACCTGTATCTGTTCCCCTTAATTATGAATATAAAAATGCTACTTATGACCCTTTTTACAACTGGTTGCCTGCAGGTGGATACTATGTATTACCCCCAAATGTTATAAACACTTTAGGAGAAACAGTTTTTTACTTGGACATGTTTGAATATAATCAAATTGACGAGCTTCAACCTTATCCTAGAAGAGTAAATTCTTCTACAAATAATACGTATGGAGGTAAAGTGAATTCATCATTTGCAAAAATACCATTTTTAGGTATTCCAGTTTCTCAATTCTTTGACTCTAAAAATTCACTTCTACAAAATTTTTCACACTTTTACCCACCACTTGAAAGGATTTCAAAATTAAAATTTAGGTTTCGATATCATAACGGAAGTTTGGTTAATTTTAGTAATAACGATTTTAGTTTTACGCTACAATTTGACTGTTATCGTGACGAAATCGCTCGCGAATTGAAAATACGCATTCCTGCACAATATAGGACATAATTGACATAGTTGAGCAAAATTAAAGTATATTTGGCGAATAATAATTTTGTACCAGTTAAAGTAATACAAAATTATTTTATTTAATAAGTTTACATTTATGACTCTCCTTGTGCATGTAATAAAGCTTGAGCCAAACCTTGTGATTTTGCATTAGAGTCACCAGAGTTACCAGAGTCAGCATTATTAATTTTTTGCTTTTTGGTTACTTTGTTTAATTTTTTATTAGACCTACGTATTGTTTTATTTGAACGTTTCGATTTTTTTCTGTTTTTGCCACCTATATTTATTGCAGACTTATCTTGTGCTTGTTCCTGTGCTTGTGCTTGTCCTTGTCCTTGTCCTTGTGCTTGAGGCACCATGAGGTTTTGTAGCGCGTCTTCTTGTGACGGCGATGGTGCTGCTACTGCATTCTGGGTTGCAGCGGGTACCGGTACAGGCACAGGTTGCTGCATCGCATCAGAACCCAAGGAATTATTTGAAATATTGTTATAGTCAGGTGGAGGTAGTTCTAGTGCTGCGTTTGGCGTTTCTGGTAAAGACTTAGTTGCATCAGAACCGACGGAACTGCTTGTAATACTGTTATAGTCGGATGGAGACGAAGGTGCAGATGCTTGAGGGGTGTCAGCTTGAGAAATATCTTTTAAAGGTTGGTTTATAGAAGATGATTGTGCTTGTTCTGGTGATGCGGTGGCTGCAGCGGATAACATATCTGAATTAATATTATCTTCGGTAGGCTGCTCATTATCATCGTGCGCCTGTTCAGTGGTAGGGGAAGCAGGAGGAGTATCGTCTTGAGATGAACCAAACAAACTACTAAAAAGACTTTTTTCTTTTACTGGTTTGGTTGCTACGGTTTCGCTAGATGCACCAGTGGTCTGTGCTTCAGATTGAACCTTGTTATATTTATCTTTTAACTCATTAAGTTGTTTTGCCTTTTCGGATAATTGTATAATACCGGTTGTCAACTCTTCGCATAACTTTGATATATTAGCTTCTAGTTTTGCATTACTTACTTTTTTCTCTCTTGACGATAAAAAGCTGAAAAAATCCATATTATATATTGTGGTATAAAATATTATTAAAAATATATAAATAATATTGTTATTTAATAATTCAAATTAGTTCGAAATATATATATTATTTATATTTTGTAAGTTTTTTGTATCCACTCAATAATATTAAACATAGAACATGTTTTATAATCTTCGGTAAATCCCTTAAGTTTTAAAAATGTCGGATTTTTCATTTCAGGTGTTTTGTAAAATATATAGTCTCCATATTTTCCATTTCTAATACTTATATCATCAGTTATTTTTCTAACCATCCCTTTTACTAGTAATTTATTTCCTATGCTTACGCTACCACCACCACCACCACCTTCATCATCATCGTGGTCACCATTCATATTTTCAACTTGTGACTGAATTTGTGTTTTAGACATTTCAATTATTTTAACAATCTCATGATATGTAATAGTACTAGGGTTCTTATTTTTTGGAAACAATCCCGATAAAGACTTCTTTTGTTCTCCCCATACAAAATATAATCCATATTTACCTCTTTTTAATATAATTTCATTACTATCATATATACCAAGCTTTATACCTCCCATATCAATATTCCCCTTTTCATCTATTATATCCGTTAGTTCATATTCTCCTCGTTTTAATTTTGCTACATCTATATCTTTCTTAACGCTTTTATATTCTATCTTTTTTTTACCGTCCTCATCAACTGTTGTATGTTTGATAACTGGGCCCTTACTTCCCACCATATATACATGATTTTCGCCGATATTAACGGTGTCCTTTTGTATATTTTTATCTTTTAATGCAGTTGTTAACTGTGTAACATTATCTAAACAAAACATACACGTTTCGGTATATAAAATATCTCCCTTTGCTATTTTATCTAAATCATCTTCCATTTTTTTTGTAAAGTTATATTCAAATAGTGGATTAAAGTGTTGGACTATAAATTCCATTACAATACTACCCAGTGGTTGTATTACTAATTTATTTTTTTCATTACCGAATTCTCGCTCAGTAGGCATTTCAAGTAATTCATCTGGTAGCAACTCAAAGTCGGTACATTTAACCTTTTTACCTAAAACATCGCTTTTTTCTACATATCCCCTTTTTTGTATTTTTTCTATAAGAGATGAGAATGTTGATGGGCGCCCAATACCCTTTTCCTCTAATATTTTTATAAGACCAGCCTCTGTATAGTGCGATTTCAATTCATTCATAGTAACAGTTGCTTTAATTTTATTATAAGGAATAATACAATTTTTTTTAATATTTTGTAAATAATTATAATTGGGGTTTTCCTTTTCATAACCATCCACCGCTTTCCACCCTGGGAACTCAATTAGTTCAGTTGTGTATTTATATTCATTGCTTTTTGTAGCAGTTAGACAAGCTGTTATTGTAACACCTGTTGCGTGTGACATACAGCTTTCGACGGCGTTGGTCCATATTAGTTTATACAATTTTTGTTCACGTGCTGTGAATGTATCTGGAATTTTCAATGTAGAGATATTTGTTGGACGGATTGCTTCATGTGCTTCTTGTGCTTTAACGCTTTTATCATCCGAACCTTTACTTGGTTTACCTGTTTTACTTTGTTTAGATGTATTTGCACCATCGCCGCCCGAACTAAACCCCAGAGCAAGGTATTGTATATTCGGGTTAATATATTTATCGCTCCATTTTTCAGATATATACCTCTTTGCACTTTCAATAAATTCTGGACTATATGTTTTTGAATCTGTTCGCATATACGTTATAAATGAACTTTCATATAGTTTCTGACAAACCGACATTGTCTCTGAAGGAGAATAGTTATACTCACTACTTGCTTTCTGTTGTAATGCACTAGTAGTAAAAGGACACGGGGGAGCATTTGAAGTTTTTTTAGGCGATAATAAAGTATATACATGGTCGTGATTTACACTTTCTTCTAAAAACTCTTCCACATCTTTAGGGGTATCATACTGTCGACCCAAGGTAAAAGGTAAATTCAGTTTTGTAAAATATCCCACAGTATTGTATACCATTTTTCCAGGGGAAGCATCGATATCTTTTTGGTTATCATATACTAATCGTAGTGCAGGTGTTTGACATCGACCAGCAGATAAACTATTCTTAACACTTGAAGCAATATGTGTCCAAAGCTGTGGCGAAATATGATATCCAACCAATAAATCCAATATTTGTCTAGCAAACTGTGCATACACTAAATTCATGTTCAATGTACCGGGCGTACTTACAGCGCGTTCAATAGCAGTCTTTGTTATTTCATGGAAAATAATCCGCGGTGTTGTTTCAACAGGCAATTTAAACATGTCGCAAACATGCCACCCTATCGCCTCACCCTCGCGGTCATCATCCGTAGCAATAATAACATTACCCATACAAGATTCTATTTCATTTTTAATACGGGAAATCTGCTTTGATTTTTCCTCCATACATGAAAACTTCAGCTTAAAATTATCCGTATTAATTGATTTGAGACCATCTAGTGTGCGAAAATGTCCAAATGTTGCTATACATTTATATCCTGGTCCGAGATATGATTCTATTTTATTACATTTTGCAGGTGATTCTACGATAACCAAAGTTGTCGAACTCGTTTTTACACGTTTAGACATAATGTGTTATGCTTTATGTGTTTTGTTATATGTTATGTGTTATGCTTTATGTGTTTTGTTATATGTTATGTTATATGGTATAGAACTAACTAAATGTTTATGTATTTATAAATGTAATATTAATTATTTCAATTTTATAAATATAATTAATATTACATGATTGTTCGACTAAAATGACTATGACGTTGCAGAGGATGCATCTAATGAAGAAGCATTCTTTGCTTTGAATTCAGACCATGAAATCTTTTTTATAGCCGGTGGTTTAGAGTGGTCTTTATTTCCATTTCCATGCGAATGGTCGTGTAACTTATTGATATTGTCGGCCTTTTTAATTGCACTATCGATATAAATACTTTTTAATAATTTACCAACCTCATATGAACCATTATGCTGGTCTAGCTTTCCATCCTCAATCTGTTTAAGAATGTGAATTAACTGAAAAAGAATATTTAAGTCTATTTCATCTTTTTTTACTTTATTAAAAATATCTGTATAGTTATTAAACAAAAAAGGACACCTAGATACACAAATATTGTCAAATTGAGCAGGATTACTTTTAGACAACCGTTGATACTCTTTCTTAAGTTTAATAAGCGTTATAATATCATCGCCAAGAGGCTTGCTGTGTTTAAGTTCACGAATATTATTTGTATTATCAGTTACATCATTTGCTCGGATTAGTTTATCTAATTGTAAACGTTCTTGCGGGTTCATCGTTATGTACTTAACAATATATTATGTAATATATATATATATTTAAATTATAACGAGTACAATTTATAATATCAATAAAATATATAGAATATATATAGTATATAAATGAGCGCAAGTACTTTATTACCCTCTACAACAAGTAGCGCTGATGCAACACAACAAGGTGGTATAAAACCACCCATCTTAGAAATACCTATCATGCCGGCCGTAACAGGCGGTGCACAAAATTATTCCACTAGAATGGATGCAACTACGTCATTAATGAATGTGGGGAATGGGAATTTAACAGGCGGTGGATACCGTAGACGCCGAAATAATGTAACAAAAGTAATGAAAGGTTGTAGCAACAAAAAGACTAGAAGACATAATAAAAAGAAACTACACAACAAGAGACTATTTAGGGGTGGAAGTAGCATTACACCAGCTGTCACGGGTGGTAAAATCGAACTTCCTATTCCAGTAGGAGCATCAGGTGGTCAGATAGATACATTAAGAACATTAACTGGTGGACTACTAGATGTACAAACATCAGCAGCAAATGTTCCACCACCTATACCTATGCTCGTACAATCAAAATTTTCAGGGGGAGGTATAAGTAGACGAAGACATAGAAGAACAAAATATAGAAGATTAAGATATAAAAAAAGCATTGGTAGACGTGGTAGAAGTAGACGACACAGTGGTAGACATTAAAATGCAAAATATAAAATGTAAAATATAAATGTAAAATATAAATGAAAAAAATATAAAACGTAAAATATAATAATGTAAAATAATATATTATTATTATATTTTAATATGAAGACCAGCGATTTATTAAATTCAATATTTATTATAGCAGTATTTATAGGTTTATACATTGCAAATATTTTAGCAATAGGAAAAAAGAACATCGAAAAGAACTGGCCGATTTATAGGTGCAGTCCTTTAGTAATGCCTTTTGCTAATATGTTTGGACACGATACTATGAAAAATTTTACATATTGTATTCAGACAATGCAGACAGATTTTATGGGACCATTCTTGGCTCCTTCGAACTATACAAATGCCGTAGCCGCTGAAAATATAAAGACATCAGTTAAGAATAATACGAATACAATGGGAATGTTTGCTTATATACGAAACACAGTAATGAATAATTTCTCTGGTTTATATAACGTATTTGGTAGTCTGGGACTAATATTACAATACATGATTGAAAAATTAAAAGATATGATTAACAAGATGACTGGTATATATATGGCTACATTTTCTATATTACAGGCTTCTGGTATTACTGCCCAGTCAACATGGGATGCATTACCTGGTAGATTATTAAGAGCACTACCAGGGTAATAATGAGATTTTAAATAAATAATATTTAACATAGTAATTCATTATACGATAAAAATGAATTATTATACGATAAAAATGAATTATTATACGATAAAAATGAATTATTATAGGTTATGTATATAGTAATACTAATTTATATATTTAGTATATATGGATTCTGCCGCTATACCAACACCTATAACACAAATAACGTCAATAACACCAATATTCAATAAAATAAATGATATATATGTTAAAAGAACATATTTAGAGAGATATGGAGGTTCTGTATTATTCGCAATTTTCGCAATATTGATTGTTGCTTGTTATTTCGTTTATTTGAATATTCAAAACAATAAAGAAATTGTTAAAAAGGATTGGGCAACCAATAAATGCAACCCTTTATACATGCCCTTTGCGGGTACTATTATGGAGCCCCAAAATATGAGTAAAATGGAGTATACGATAAAAAACTTTTCTGAATGTTCCGAAACAATATTAAAGGATATTATACAGGTTGCTCTTGCACCTATTGAAGCCGCGTCTATTTTAATTAGTGCAAGTGTATCTATTTTGACAGGCGTTACAACAAGTTTAATGGGAGCGATAGCTGGTTTTAGAACGAAGTCTCTTCAAACAGAAACTAAAACTGCAGCAGAAAAACAAACTGTATTTTCATCAATATTAACAAAGGTTACTCAAAAGATTAGGTCAGCATTAAAAAAAGGAGAAGGTATTTTAACTACAATTTTTTTTGTGTTCTTTTCAGCATATAAGGCAGCGGCATCTGTATTTTATGTTATTTTATGGGGAGAGGCAATAATATTAGTAATCATGTATGCCTGTCTTATAGTAGCATGGGGAATATATTTACTGTTAATGGCTGGTTTCTTTACTATACCAATAGCGGGGCTTTACTTATGGGTTCCTATAGGACTTACAGTAATATATGTTGCATTCATGATTATGATTCTAGTTTTAGTCGTTTTTACGGCTTCGGTAATAGCAAAAACAAAATAAATAGGATTTTTACTATAATGCAAATAAATATAACCTTTAAAATAATAGACTATATTAAAAAATAATTATTTATTTAGGAAATAAATACAATATTATACAATAAAACACAATAAATAATTATTTTTATCTAAGATTTATGTATAAGAAATATGAAAAATATATTTAAATCCAGATTTTCATTGATTGCTATTTGTATAGTACTTGGTATTTTGATTGGTTCTTTCGCATTATGCGGATGTAGGACTAATTACGGATTATTAGAAGGCATGGCTACAAACGATGCAACCGAAGCAGACAACGCGAAGAAAAAAAAAGTACAAGAGGCATTAGACGGAGACACGAATTTAACAACTGTTAGCCAAGGTGGTCCACCGGCTCTTAACCCAGAGACAATTATAAACGATGCTACCCAACCCATTGATGTCATAAAAGTTGCAGACCAGGTGTCAGCGTATGGTAAAGAATTAGAAAAAAAAGATGGTAACAATGCTATGTTAAATACATTGGGAAAGGCGATAAGTACAATTGTACCTTTTCCTGCTGGTGATACATTTACAGTTAATAGAGAGGCATTTCAAGTTTCAAAACCTCTAGCTTGGGGACCTATTAAGGATACTGAAAGTGAAGATGTCAACTTAACCAAGTGGGTTTCTGATGCAATGAGGTACTCTAAGGGTATGGGAAATGAAAACAGACTTGATAGTTATCAGTATAATAGTGGTCCTCCTATTCCCCTCCCGGAAGGTGAATTGTTTTTCTTTAAAGATACCAAATTCGACCCATCATGTTGCCCTGGTACTTACAGCAATAGCGTAGGGTGCGCTTGCTTGTCAAAGAAACAGTTCCAGTATTTAACTATGCGTGGTGGAAATAACACTATCCCTGACACAAAGACCGCATATTATAACGACTTTTAGGAAAGCAAATATTACCTGATAAGTATTATTTTATATTCATAAAAAATATAAAATAATCTATTATTCATCTACATACTGCTTATATATTACTACTATAGTTAATATTATAAGTACATATTAATTGCTGCTTTACTGAGACCACTCTCATCCTTTTTGATAAGATTATTCACAATATCATTTGTAACAGTGAATGGGAATTCTACAACAAGTATATTATCCTTTTCAAATAAAGTTGTACCCGGCTTGACAAGGCGATACAAGTTCAGTTTCTTATATATGATTTCAATACAGCGCTTCAAGTTTCGCACACCATCTTCCTTTTCGGTATAGTTATCGATAATATAATTCAGTGTCGCATCAGGAATAGTAATGTCACCCTCCTTGAAATTTACCTCATATCGAATCTTGGGAATCAAATACTGTTTCGCAATAACAATCTTGTCCTTAACTTGATAACCCGTTGTTTTAATTTTATACATACGGTCAAGCAAAATCGGATTTACTTTGAGAGGGTCATTGTAACTAAAGATGAAGAGACATTTACTAAGGTCGAAATCAATCTCTGCAAAATATTTATCGTGAAACTGCGAATTCTGTGTTGTATCCGTCAAATGGGTCAAAATTCCAATAATCTCCTCTCCTTTAGGCGTTTCACTAATTTTATCCAACTCGTCAAAGTAAATCACCGGATTCATTGACTTTGAACGTATCAAAATATCCACAATTTTACCCCACGTACTACCCTCATAAGTATACGAATGTCCCTCCAAATAACTGCTATCTGTTGCACCCCCTAACGGGATAAAGGCGAATTCACGGTTCAAAATCTTACTGATTCCCTCTTTCACGAGACTCGTATTATGTGTTACAGTAAAATCACCTAGTAAATATTTGTGATTATTATCCAATTCGAATCCATAATATTTTCCCCATCCGCGCGGTTCTACGGTAATACCCATAATCATACTATCCTTGTTGATAACTCTTTCGGTTTTGGCCATTTTTCTAGGACACTTCACGGGGATACAAGACAAATTATCCCCCGATAGATGTATTCTATGATATGTTCCAGTCCTTTTTTCGCCCTTATACATACACGACTTTTCACACTCTTTCATATTTGTCGTAAATCCAAGAGACCTGGCCACAAATAATATATCATCTGCTAAAACTTTATTTTTTTGAATAATATCATATCCCTTAGATTTATCACAATAAGAACCATCAGTGTCAATAATTCCGGCGAGAAGTTCCAGTCGTGTTTCTCTATCATTTGTTTTGTAATCAACTGGAATGTGTTTATTTCCAATCAACTTATAATCTTTTAATACTTGTAAGAATTTATTTTTATTATTTCTAGTATCATGTTTGTGCATATCATATGAAATACCATATGTATATTCGGCTCTATGAACCAAATTCAAGTTATATTTTTTAAGTTCAGTTCTCAAATAGTGTAAAACTGTAGCATCCTGATTTGTAATCTCGGATTTGGTCGAAGTACCGTCACCTAACCAAGCGCCGATAATATAAGGGTCAAAGGGTACATTTTTGCTAGAAAACTCTACACTCCTTTTATATCCCTTCAAATTTATACTAATATACTTAGGCAATTTTAATAATGTTTTTACAGGAATTTCAATATAATCGTGCTCAAGTTTCATATCATTTAAGTATCTCGTTGCCTCTTCCAACTCGCAAAATCGTTTGCTATGTTGTTTGTAATCATTTTTATCAAAGTAGAATACTTTATACCTAACTCCTCCTGATTTCGTCTTTACTGTCTTTATAATATTCAATCCTGATTGTTTCAAACACATAATGTGTTCAGAATTTACACCATATTTTTCTCCATTTAAGTGAACAATATCATACATATCATCTTCACCTCTACCAAGCGAAATTACATTTCTACATTTCGAATCATCGCCCATAACTTTATCGCCAACAACAATGTCCTGAACCATTTTAATCGAGCCGTCGTACATCAAAATCGGAGTATCAAGAGCGTGACACTTGCCGGTACCCATGGGACCATTTATAGCAATTGCTGTACCCATTGCCGAAGGATTCGCAATCCACTGTCCCAACATTTGCATAATCTGCATCTTTGCGTCATTTAGTCCATATACAGCGCCATCTAGAGTAGACTTTGCTGTTTCCATAAAGTCGTGACATTTTTCAATTCCATCCGAAATCGTAAGAGGGAGGTTACTATATCTTCCAAACGGGATTTGCATGAAAGTGTCAACCCAGTTTTTGATTTTATAGTATTCACCTGCACCAGGCTCCATGTGTCGCAAATTCGTAATCTTCTTTAGGGCAATTGCTTTGAATGCTTGAGGAATGTCGGACTGCAAGAGTGAAAGACGATACGGTTTATCGGTAATTGTCAACTTATTCAAATCCTCCAATTCTTTCAAAACTTCGGTTTGCTCTTCGGTCGACAGATGATCTTTAAAATATTTCAAATCATTCGTGGAGTTCTTCTTGCGCAACATTTTTTTGAACATCTTGACATGATTTTTTTGCCGATTCTTCATCTTCCTTTCTTCTCTCTCTTTATATTCCTTCTCCTTTTTTACCATAATACCAAATGTCTCCCGCGCAATACTATCATTTTTATTGAACTTTAGAATCTCTTCCATTTGTGCTTTAATTTTCTGAATTGTTTCAAGTGATTCTGCTCCCATTCCGGTGCTAACAATCGTGTTTGTAGAAGACTTTTTGTCCGAACTATTTTCATTTTTAGAACCCTTAGAAGTACTTTCCGTCTTTGTCTTGTTATGACTATATTTATAACCTTTAATATCGCCACTAACCGCGTCTTCATCTTCATCGGGATTATAGTCGGGGTCATCTTCAGAATCATCATCGTCCGAATCATAATCATCCTCTGAATCATACTCCTCTTCATCATCATACTCGGAATCCGAATCTTCCTCAGAGTCATACTCGGAATCATCATCGTCGCGGTCACCATGTTTTTTATCGTTTACCAAATTAATAACAATATTGAACTTCCCGCTCTGTAACTGTTCTTTCGCAAATTCCCCAAAACCCGCATCTTCGCTACCATCGCTATAGTCTTCATCCGAACAATTTGTACTCGTACTTGAGGTATCATCGTCATCGTCATCATATTCCTCCTTTGCTCTATCATCGTCTGTTGGAGGAGGATTATGAGAACCCCTTTTCTTACTTTTTTCTATAGGCTTATTATCTTTTGATTTAGCCTGTTCAGAAGCAGCTTTTGCCAAACTCCTTGTTACTTTTCTATTTTCATCAACTGCAACTCCACCTCCACCTCCACCTCCACTATTTGATTTTTTCTTGGAAGAATTAGTAGATTTTTTTGTATCTATTTTAGCCGATTCACCACTATTGACTTGACCAGAGGCACAAGAAGCCGCAGATAATTGAGAAGGCTTGCTATTTTTTTTCTCATTTTCAAGAAGTGAAATACGATTCTCCATATACTTGGAAGGAAACATTTCAGCCAACATTTTCCTATATTCCTTCATGTCAAATTTCCCACCTGTTTCTTCGACATCTTCACCATCATTTTCATTATCACTACTATTATAATTATTATCACCTTCACTATCAGAATCTTTCCCCTTTTTATATTTTCTTTCATCACTTTTTTTCAAATCCCTTGACTTAGCATCTCCAGGTTTAGAGGATTTTTTCATATGATTTATAATAGGCATGACAGCGTTACTGCGTTGAGTTGTATATATATGTATATAGATTAATGCTTTTAGATAGCTTCAATTTAATATATATTAATAAATACTATATAAAAATTATATATTAACACGAGCTATAGTGTAATATTTTACTATTTTTATTATATTTTTTGTATAGTAAACACTAAACACAATAGAAGAATATTTTGATAATAAAACTATAAAGATGTTATTTTTAATTTAAAAGATATATTAATTATTATTTTTGTAATTAAGAAAATTGATAAACAATCTAAATATTATTCTATTAATATAAGAAGGAAATGTTTTCTCAAAAGGGTCAATCAAAATTAGCAGTTCAGAATGTATCTTCAATTATTGGAATTCAGTTTAGTATAATGTCGCCCGAAGAAATCAGAAAGTCTTCGGTTGCTCATATTACGGACAGAAATACATATGATAATAATAGACCTGTGGTTGGTGGACCCTTTGACTCTCGTATGGGAGTACTTGAACCAGGTTTGATTTGTCCGACCGATGGATTGGATTATATGCAGACGCCGGGATACTTTGGTCATATCGAATTAGCGAGGCCAGTATTTTATATTCAATATTTAACAACAGTTCGAAAAATTCTCAGTTGCGTTTGTATAAAATGTAGTAAACTTCTTATTAGCAAAGAAACAAATAGTAGATTTATGGATATGAAGCCTGACCAACGTTGGAATAACGTGTTTCAATACTGTAGCAAAATTAAGCGTTGTGGCGAGGATACACACGATGGATGTGGTTGTCTACAACCGAAAAGAATCAAAAAACAGGATATGGCGACACTGGTTGCAGAGTGGGAAAATACCGAAGCGGATGAAGGAGGTGGTTCAGAAGGAGAAGCGAAGAAAAATTTGACAATGCATTTGATTCCCGAAGTTGTGATTAAGATTTTCCGCAGAATTTCCGACGAGGATGTATCGTTTATGGGATTTAGTCCACAATTTTCAAGACCTGACTGGATGATTTGTCAGGTTCTAGCTGTACCTCCTCCAGCCGTTCGCCCATCGATTAAAATGGATGGACAGCAAAGAAGCGAAGATGATATTAGTCACATTTTGGTAAATATTATTAAGATGAATAAGACACTTCAGGAAAAAATAAATGACAAGTCGCCTCAAAAGGTCATTGATGGATGGCATGATGTCCTCCAATACTATGTTGCGACTCAAATAAATAATAACATACCAGGCGTCGGTCAAGTTGCACAACGGTCAGGCAGACCCCTTAAATCAATCATGGACCGTCTTAATGGAAAGGGTGGTCGTGTCAGAGGGAATTTGATGGGAAAACGTGTTGACTTTTCTGCGCGTTCAGTAATTACACCCGACCCAAATTTGTCGATTCGTGAACTGGGAATTCCTCTTAAAATCGCGAAAAATATTACGAAACCGATTACTGTAAATGATTTGAATAAGAGCTTCTTGATGAAGTTAGTACGAAATGGTCCTGATGAATACCCTGGTGCGAAGATTCTGGAGAAGAAAAATGGGGAGAATATTTCGCTGCGTTATGCTGACCGAGAGAATATACATATTGAAAATGGTGACATCGTTCATAGACATATTATGGATGGCGATGGTGTTTTATTTAACCGTCAACCTACACTTCACAGAATGAGTATGATGTGTCATATTGCGAAAGTCATGTTTCAGGGCGATACATTTAGAATGAATGTTGGTGATACTAAACCATATAATGCGGATTTCGACGGCGATGAAATGAATTTACACATGCCGCAAGACGAGGAATCTGAGGCGGAGTTAAAAAATTTGGCGGCAGTTCCGTTCCAAATTATCAGTCCTGCAAACAATCAGTCGATTATCGGTATCTTTCAGGACTCGCTACTTGGGTCATATCAGTTTACACGTGTGGGCGTGAAATTTGACAGTCGTGCAGCAATGAACCTTCTAATGGCGCTTCAGACAGTGAATGAGTCGATGTTTAGTAATGTAGATGGAAACCTGTCAAACTTTCAGATACTTTCGCAAATTATGCCGCCACTTACACTAAAATACAAGAAAAAGTCATTTGGTGAAAAGGAAGATTACAATACGTCAAATAATGTAGTTGAAATTCGTGATGGACAATATTTGAGAGGACAGCTGGATAAGACAGTGTTGGGTTCAGGAACAAATGGTCTAATCCACCGCACATGTAATGACTTCAATAATATGACTTCGGCAAAATTTATCGACGACCTTCAAAACATTATTACGGATTATATGAAAGTGAGTTCTTATAGTGTCGGAATTAGCGACTTGATTGCGAATGCTGAGACAAATAATAAAATTGCAGAGGTTATTATATCCAAAAAAACAGAAGTCAAAGGACTAATTGACCAATTACATATCGGTGTTTTCGATAACAAGACGGGCAAAACAAATGATATCGAATTTGAAAATCAGGTTTCAAATATTCTTAATAGAGCTATTAATGATGCTGGTAAAATAGGTCTCGAATCATTGAGCAAGGATAATCGATTTGTTACAATGGTAAACGCAGGGTCGAAAGGTCAAGATATCAATATTTCGCAAATGACGTCTTGTTTGGGACAACAGGCTATTGACGGAAAACGTATTCCTTATGGATTCGAAAGCAGAACATTGCCGCATTTTACTAAATACGATGACTCGCCAGATGCTCGTGGGTTTGTCGAGAGTTCGTTTATTAGTGGACTGCGCCCAGAGGAGTTGTTCTTTCATGCAATGGCTGGTCGTATTGGTCTGATTGACACCGCTGTAAAAACGAGCCAAACTGGATATATTCAGAGACGGTTAATCAAGGGACTGGAAGATTTGAAAGTTGGATATGATATGACTGTCCGAAACAACAAAGAGCGTATTATACAATTTGCATATGGAGATGATGGTGTAGATACGGTAAAGGTGGAGAATCAGTCTATTCCACTTGTATCGATGACGTTGGATGAAATATATGCGCACTACTACGTGTCAACGAACGACGACAAGGATAGTGTATTAATGACAGTGTTTACAAAGACGGCGGTGACTAGGATGAAGAAAAATGTAAAGGAGTTGGAAACAAAGACTAAATATTATACGGATATGATGATAACAAAGCGTGATGAAATTGTTAAGAATGTGTTTAAGATGCGCGATAACAAAAATGTTCATTTGCCGGTGTGTTTTACACACATCATCAATAATGTTCAAGGAATGCAACACATCACCAAGAACTCTATGGTAGATATTACACCATTGGATGTATACGATATGATTGAGGATAATTATAAAATACTAGAAGGATTGTATTATGCTCCTCCCACGGAGTTATTTAAAGCAATGTACTATTATTACTTGTCTCCTAAAGAGTTACTGGTTGTTAAACGTTTTAACAAGAAGGCGCTTACCGTTTTATTGGAGACGATTACACTTATGTATAAACGCGCATTGGTTGCACCTGGAGAGATGGTCGGCATGATTGCTGCACAGAGTATTGGAGAACCGACCACACAGCTGACTTTAAATACATTTCATAGTGCTGGTGTTGCATCGAAGTCGAATGTTACTCGCGGTGTGCCGCGTATTGAGGAGATTCTATCATTGTCGGAAAATCCGAAAAACCCATCTTTGACTATTTATATGAATAAGGATGAAGAAACGGATAAAGAATCGGTTAGAGATAAAATTCCTAGCATTGAGCTTACGATTTTGAAAGAAATCGTTGATTCGGTTGAAATATGTTTTGACCCCGATGATATGAATACCCTTATTGAACAGGATAAAGATATTATGTCGCAATATTTCGAGTTTGAAAAAATGGTCGATGAGTGTATGAGTAGCACTACCGAGCAAATGACTAAAAGCCTGACCGGGTTATCCGAAAGTGCAGAAGAAGAAGGAGCCGGAGCGGCAGCAGTGGCGCCACAAACCGAGGCATCCGCAACCGGTTCTGCTCCCAACGAAAAGTCGAAATGGATTATTCGAATGACGATGGACCGCGAGGCAATGTTGGATAGAAAAATAAGTATGGACGATATTCACTTTGCGCTTAAAAATATCTATACCGACGAGGTTACGTGTATGTACGCCGATTACAACTCGGATAACTTGGTATTTCGATTGAGATTAAATAATATAATTACCAACTCAAAGAAGAAGAATAATAATCCTTTGTCACTCGACCAATCGGACCAAATTTATATTCTTAAGAATTTCCAGGATAATATGTTGAATAACATTGTACTTAGAGGTGTTAAGGGATTATCAAAAGTATTGCTTCGTAAGATTACGGATTCGGTTATTAAAGTAGATAGTGCATATACAAAAAAGGAGACATGGGTACTTGATACAACTGGAACAAACTTGATTACCGCTTTGTCGCTTGATTACATTGATGTTACTCGAACAATTAGCAATGATATTCAGGAGATTTATAATGTATTAGGAGTAGAAGCAGCTCGTGTTGCTATCTATAATGAACTATCCGAGGTGTTGGAGTTTGATAATACATATATTAACTACCATCATTTGATTATGTTGGCGGATAGAATGACAGCAAGCGCAAAGATGGTTTCTATATTTCGCCACGGAATTAATAATGATGATATCGGTCCTATTGCTAAAGCATCGTTTGAAGAGACACCGGAGATGTTCTTGAAAGCAGCTAGACATGCTGAACTAGATGAAATGCGTGGTGTGTCTGCTAATGTAATGTGCGGACAAGAAGGTTATTTTGGAACAAGTAGTTTTCAAGTACTGCTTGATATGAATAAGATGATTAAGTTCGGCGGAGAATCAAAATATAATATTACAAATGCAAATGACGAAATTGATAAAGCATTTGAACAAGAGAATCCAGATGATGTATGCTCTATTGGAAACCTGTCGATGAATGTTACTGTATCAAGTATCAAGAAAGAAAATCTTGGAAACGTAAAGATGAACTATAATATTGGGTTTTAATTATAACTACGATGTTATATCCGTAATATAGCAATGCAACGAGGAATGTAAAATATTATTTTTTATAAATACAATATTTTACTACACATTTATATAATTTTTATAATTTTATTGCGGTGATTTATCTTCTCCCTGTTCTTCTTGAATATCAGACAAACCAGTACTTTCATCGATATTTTCTTGCTGTGGTGGTAAAACCTTTGCTCCAAATAATGGAAGTTTTGACGTGTCGATATTTATTTTTTTTGCTTTTGTTTTTTTAACAGGTTCCACAGAAACAGATTCTTGTTCTTTTGATGGGAGAAATAATGAAGAGGTGTTGATATTTATTCCTTTTCCTTTTACTCTTGGTTTTCGTTTTTGTTCACTAGGTCCTAGTTCTGAAGCTTCTACAGGAGGAACCGCCAAAGATTTAAACATTAAAGATGGTATGTTAATTGTCTTTCTTGGTTTTTTATGTACTCTTGTTTTTTTACCAAGTAACTCGCCTAAATCCTCTTCTTGAGTATCCAAAGATACACCTGTTCCGACAGATGATGAGTCATCGCCCTTTCCTTTTTTGGAAGGTGGTTTAAAATCTTGAATAAATTGCATAATACTATTTTTATATCTTATTGATTCTTTCATTTGCGAACTTTCATCATCTTCGCTATGAGGTGGTTCATCAGGATTAATGTACTGTGTCGACTGTTGTTGAATAACCGTAGATTGGAACCCATGAGTAAGAATATTTAAGGAAATATAATATTCATTACCACTAGTTAGGCCTGTTAACCCACTCGTTTCACTTTCTGGTCCTTTTCTAAAAATAATACTATATGACGGAACAACGTTGGATTTAATAGCGGGTGCAATAATAAAATAATATCCCTGTACATTTGCTAATTTTTCGCGAGTAATAGGACGCGCCGATTCTCCCATAAATGGTAAGTCTTCGTCGCTATATTCTTTTTCTCTGCCTTCCTTTTCGCCTTCTTCTCTTGCTTTTTTTGACGAACCTTCTTCGAAAAATGTTGTAAGAATAGAATATTCATCTTTTGTTTCAAGGAGAGCTTTATTTGGGTAGTATAAAATAATAATGGGTATTTTGTAATAAGTTGCTAAAATCCAAATATCTAGGCGCGTTAAATGATATGATTCAAAGAAGGGCAATGTTTCGATAAAGTTATCATCTTCATTTGCTATAAATTTTATTCTATATTCATCGGAGATTGATTCCATACCATAGTATTTTAAAAGCTTCGCGAACCGGTCTTTTATACCTTCTGTATATTGTTTATCAATTGTATCTATATAAAACTGCGCAATAACAACTTTAAGATGATTTATGGTAATAGTTTCTAGTCTTTTATAATTTCTTCTTTTAGCTTCAAGTTTCAAAATAAATAATATAATTTCAAAAGAACATCTAGGAGAGTTTGAGTTGAACTTTAACATTTCTAGTTGTCTTGTTTGTTTTGAAGTAAAGTATTTGCGATATTCTTGTGTTAAGAATATTTTTTCAGTTGTACATTTTACATGCTGAGACGAAGGTGTATCATATATGCTTTCATATAGTTCTGTTAATAAAGGTTCGGCTGTGTCATATGTGTTAAAGTTAGCATATTCATTTTCAGGTACAGGTTCTAAATTATCTAGGTAATCTTCGCTAAGCATAGTCTGCGATAATATAATTTCATCTTCTCGTAAATTGTATTTTACATTTATTAGAGGAAATATGTTACGGTCGAACATAAATGCACGTATTCTGTTATATCGTAGAATCTCATCAGCCATTCTAGCAATATACATTACCTCATTATTTTGGGATGGATTTAGAAGATTAACTTTAGGTATAATCAGCTTACAACGTCCCTCTTTATCGGTTTCTTTTATACAATATTTTGTGTCGCTGCATGTATTTGGATTTTTATTAGTTACACAAGATGTAGTTATTTCACTCATACTTTTTAGTAGTTCTTCTGTATAGTGGCTAGTACTGAAACTTATATAGTTTGATACGAGACGCCTTATAAGTGTTTGTAAACTGCTTAGTTTAATCAAATATAACATATCATTGCGTTTAATGATTGACAATATCGACTCTTTTGTCTGTACATTTTCGAATTTATGTAATAAAATTCGTACTATAGTTCTAAATACATTATAGAAATTATTCTCTAGATATATGTATTTTACATATTTTTCTCTATCTGGGTCATCTTTAAGTCTTGTGTTAATTTCCGTATCCGCAATATTATAGTCACTAGTATTTATAACCGGTATATTAAATATACCATCTGTCCTTTTGCTCTCCGATTCATCAATTGACACAGAAATAAATTGGTCTGTTTCAGTAATAATACCCGCAATCTTCCCATCATCTATTACTTTAAACTTGGGCAAACAAGGTATTTTAATTTTACTACGAACATAGTGAAGAAATGTAACAGTCACCTCATATGGTCGCCATAAAGACTCGTCATCGATATAATTTATTTGGGGGATTGTTTTATCTATTGGTGAAGGTTCGCACATTACGATACCTGAAAATGTGTTGTCGAGTTCTTCGTCTTCTTTTTCAATGAAAATTCCGATTACTCTTCCATCATAGTTTAAAATCTGATTTAATATAGTGAATCCCCCTCTGGCTACTTTTTCTGTTAGTTCATATAAGTGTATATTTCTTGAAAACTCGTATAATCTTGGAAACTTCTTTGACGCATTAGCTGTTCCTTCACGTGGAATACTATTATATGGTTTACATTGTCCGTCATATGCATTTTTAATATTTGTTATTATTTTTTTAAGTACAGGAGGTAAAGCTGCTTCTTTAACTTCAACACCGCTTTGGTTAACATATTTACGAACTGCGGTACTTTTAATATTAAATAGACATGTAATTTTACGTGGTTTTAACTCGCGTATTTCGTATATAGGTTCAAAAATATTCGTATCTTTAACATTTCTTTTTATTAATATAGCTGTTTCTCTATTACTGTCAAAGAAACCATTTGAGTAATGATTTGTAGGACACAATACTTCGATATTATTTGTTATATCTCTATTTGATATTTGTAGTATAATAAGATTTAAACCATCCTTGAATAGTTTGGGATTTGGCGTGCTTATAATATCCCATAAATACTGATAATCAATATATATAGTTTTACTATTTATATATTTTTTAAAATTTTCGAATGAACATACTACCTTTTTAAAGAAAATGAACTGAGCATCTGTATTTGACATTTTTGTTATTGATTTAAAAATAGTCGAATCTTTATATTCGAAGTCCGATTTTTGTAACATTAATCTAAAAACATCATCGTCTACGATACATATATCTTGTGGTTGTTGGGACTCTTGTTCTTGTGCAGATGATTCTTTATTTTTTAGTTCAAATCTTTCTTCTGTTGTTGTGTCAGATTCTGAACCAGATGGGGTTGTTTGTGGTTTGACTTCTTCTTCTTCTTCTTCGCTAGATTCAATATTCATGCTTTCTATAGGAAGCTCTTCGCTCATATTTTCTGATTTTTTAGCATCAGCCTCTGAAACATAGTCTAACAAGTCTTGTTCTTGACCAGTTTCACTACCTTCACCTTCTTCTTCGCTTGAACTACCACCACCACCTTGGTCTGTACTACTAGTACTTGTTATTGTTCTTGGTGTTTCACTTGGTGTTTCTTCGGAACGTTCTTGGGATTCTGCGCCGACATTTGTTTCTCTATTGCGTTCATCATCATCCTCTTCATAATGCGAATTATTTGCCTTTTGTTTATAGTTGAATGTATTGACAAGTGTACCATTTTGATACGTCATAAATGTGTCGATGTCAATTGAGTCTATAATAATTTTTTTCATTTCGGAAATAGAAACTTTATTATATTTTCCTGTAAGTTCTTCAATATATTTTGAATATATATCAGCCACTGAACCTATAAAACTTTGATTTTTATTATTTTCACCGACATGAACACTGGTTTGAACACCTTTTTGTAATAAACATGAAACACCTGGTTTTAAAACAGTGCTTTTTTCATTAAGAGTACATGTTTTCATACTTTGCGAAAAGAATGCTTGTAGTTGTGGTAATAAGTACCCATAAACTCCTTCAGGTAGTTCGGCGTTACGTTCCGGTCCTAAAATAACAAAGTCTTTTTTGGGCGCGACTGTTCTTCTGGAGACAATAGCTTCTGCTGCCGATTCACCTAAACTTAACTCTGATAATGGTGTTTCAGGTGGTGCGGACGTTAGTGCATCTTCTTCTCCAACTGCTGGGCCACCTTCACCCAATATATCTACATCTTTTCCTTCTTCTGTTAACCTGGCGAGTGACTTTCTAATTGCTTCTGATGTTAACTGCGATTCTTCCTCTTCGCCCTCAGCTTCTTCTCCTGTACTTTTACCTTTACCGCGGATACGTCTTACAGGTGCTGCTTTGAAAGCTTCATCTTTTCCTTTACAATCAAAACTTTTAGTATTGGGATTCCTTTGATTATGAACGGTTATACTTGGACATCCACATGCTTGCCTAGCAGTATTTTGTTTATCTTTAGCAAAATTTTCACTATTAAAACAGCATGGTATACAGTATTTACTTCCGGCATTTTCTTTGCTGTCTACGAAACCGGGAGACTGTGATTTATACTGTCCTGTTTTTTTGTCAATATGGTATTTATCTTCTGTAAATTCAAAAATATATTTACCGGCTGGAATAGTTTCTGCACCGGGTGGGATAACGACATCGCCTTCTTTTGCTTTTATTTTTTCTACCTCTTCGTGTGTTAAACTTACATTCTTTTTCAAGTCCCAATATCGTGGACAGATATACCAATATTTTTTACTTTGTGAGGAGCCATATTTCATGGCCCTGTCATATGAACCTGCATGATTTTCATCAATATGTTTTTTCTCCTCATCTGTTAAAATAATTGGTTGTCTTCTTACATTCCAAGGACATGACCGCGAATACTCTTTGATATTTCCTGTTGTATTTTTTGGAAATAAAACGGGGTCAAGTGAATATAATCTTTGAAAAACAGGATTTGGGTTTGACAATTTTGCACCAGTAATGTCGCGTTCTATTGTACCTCTTTGAAATAATGTAACACCTTCTCCTGATTCTTCAGGTGCAGATGAAGCTTTAGTTTTACTAGCCAAACTTAATCCTGTAACATTAATACTCTTTTTTGGCGCTGATTTTGGTTTTGGTGCTGGTTTTGGAGTCTCTTCTTTTTCTGTATCCGAACTGAATGATGGTATTTCTGCTGGAGCTATAGGTGTTCCTTCTTCACTTGAACTACCACCACCACTTTCAATACTATCTCTATCACTGTCTTTATCCTCGTCATCGCTACCAAATTCCATATTTTCAATCACATCTCCCTCTTCTTCTTGTTCTCCTTCACCTTCTTCTCCTTCTCCTTCTTCTTGTTCTCCTTCACCTTCTTCTTGATCTTCCTCTCCCTCTCCTTCGCTCTCTTCTTCATCACTACCAAATTCCATATTTTCAATGACATCTCCCTCTTCTTCCCTTTCTTCCCCTGGGCTTACTGCCGATGTAACTTTTTGCTCTTCTTCTACTTTTTGTTCTATACTCTTTGAGCTAACGCTTTCGCTACCCGATTCTTCTCCTTTTCCTTCTTCTCCTTTTCCTTCTTCTTCGCTACCTTCTTCTTCGCTACCTTCTTCTTCGCTACCACTACCTTCACCTTCACTTCCAAAAAAGAGATCTTCTAAATCGGCGTCATCAATCTTTTGTAGGTCTTCGGGTCTAGAAAAATTTTCAAAAACGAATGAGTCATCTACCGGATTTGTTTCGGCCATCATTGTATTATCGGTAAGAACTGATTTATCTCCATGCACAACAAACTCTTTTACTTCTTTAATTTCCGGCTGTTCTTTTGAATTAAATGACTTTTTGCACAATTTTGTAATTTGTTCTCCAGATACATTAGTATTTGGTTCAGATTTCTTATAAAGAAGTAGCCTCAAAAATGAATCAATCATTTTTTCAATATGGTCCAAATAGTAAATGTTATCAATATTTTCTACATTTATTTCAAAGTTACCATTTGTTACAATTTGATATTGAATAATGGATGTGAAAAATCCCGGATGAATATTGACTTTTATTTTAGTTTGTTTATTTAATTCTGAAAGTTGTAACTGGTCTAGTAGATTTGAAACACGTCTTACAGCTTCCGAGTACGTTAAACTTTGATAATTTTCCATTAAACCGGTAACTACATCAGCTTGATAACTCGACTTTAGGAACTGCTGCATTATAAAAGCGTCTATACTTTCCATTTCATTATAATTTGAGACACGTTTATATCTCATTATAATACGCTGACCTTCTTTGTATTCGATAACATTAAATATACTAGATATACAGCCCATATTTTCAGGAATATTAAACTTAAAGTCGTGAGGAAGCTTGAGAAGTGTTTTGTATTTTATTTCTCTAATAATAACATTTTTTGAATAAAGACTGTGAAATGTAGTCATAGAGTAACCATACTGTTCAATAAATGTTGCTACTTCTTGGATAACCGGATTAACACTTTTCTCAATAATTTTTGTTATATTGTCGTCATTTAATGGTTGCTCTAATTTAAATGAAATAAATATACTACCATGGTTATCAAATTCACATTTTATCGGTATTTTATAGTCTCCAATATACTCTCCCCTCTGATATTCTTCATGTATAAAGTGTATTAAAACCATTACACGTTTTTCTTGTTGTGTTTCTTTCATTATTTTTTTAATCTCGGATTTCTTCAGATATGGAATTCTTTTACCACTTCTTGCTACTTTGTTTGCATATAACCTGTACATTTTTTCATCACGTTTATTCCTCGTTAACTTTATTAGTGGTTTTTCATCGGTTGTATGTAATATTTTGAATAGTATATCAATTGGAATATTAATAATAGAGTCTGGTTTAATTTCTAGTTCAATATAAGAAATACCCTTTTTAACGTATTTTAAGTCTTTATCTTTTTCTTTTTGATAAAATACATCATAGAATAAGTCTACGTTTTCTATAAGGTCTTTATATGATTTATCATTTATTAATTCGGATGTAGACTGTTCCAATTCGCGTCGGTTACTTTCTAAAGCACTAATCGTTGTGTACTCTTTTTCGGCCAAGTATGGGTAATATATTTGTATCATGGTATCTGATGTTAGAGAATCTAGCTTTTCTTGGTCTGCTTGGCTATTAAACGATTCAATATATTCTAATACATCGGTAGCAAGACATACAAATATAGTATTACAAATAATTGGCTGATAGTCTAACAATATTGTTTTATTTGTTGTTGAAATGATATTTTTTGCTTTGTCTTTTAAAAATTTATCTATTTCGACCACATTAAAGGGATTAATAGTAAATGTATATTCTGATTGATTGTAAGTTAGTTTTTGTCCAATAGGAATATCTTCTATTAAAGGAATAATAGATTCTTCTATAATCTCTTCTTCCTCTTCTTCATCTTCCTCTTCGCCGGAACCTTCGCTATCAGCTGTATCTTTTTCTTTTTTATATCTAAAGAAAAGCTCCATAATGTCTTCATATGTATATACATCTTTTAGTTCATCTTTGCTTGTTTTTAAAATGAGTTCACATTCTTGTTTGAGGTTCCACCTATGAGAATTTGTTAAAAAATTAATAAGAGACGTTCTTGTTATTGTAGATGTATCATTATTTGATAACTTATTATATAACTGCGTAGGTGTATATTCGATTCCTCGTTTAGAAAAAATATATAACTCATCAAATGATGGTGAATTTTCTATTTTCATGTTTGAAATGATTTTTTTCTTTACTGTCTCGATGGTATCGTCTCCATAGAGTCTGTCAAATGAGAATTCGACATTTATTTTATATGCATTAATATTTTCTAACTCTGTGTTACTAAATATATCATTAAAATATACATATTCTTCGTCGCCTTCTTTTTGTTCACTTTCGCTGCTATCTTTTGACTTGATTATTTTTTCTATATATGACGCAAATTTTTCTTTTAGTTCGTCTACTGATATATCCCAGTTTTGTTTTGTTACTGGATTTGTCCTTCCATAAAAAACGATAATCTTTGTAGGTATTTGGTCACCATCTATATTTGTATTATTTATATAACTTAATTTATATATATCTTTTTTAATTCTATCATCCATGTGTATAATATATATATAATAGAGAATATGTTTATATATTAGAGAATACATTAATTATATTATATATAAATGAAACTAAAGTTAATTGTAGCAATGTGTAAAAATGGTGGGATTGGTTACCGTAATGAAATACCGTGGAAGATTAAAAAGGACTTGCTTTATTTTTCGAATAAAACAACAGGGGAGTACGGAAAGTATATGAGAAACATTAAAAATTCAACTACAAATACGAGCGCAAGTATTGAGAATGATTTAAAAAAGAATGCTATTATAATGGGTAAAAATACGTGGTTATCTTTGCCGAAATACCCCGACCCACTTAAAAATAGGGATAATATTATTTTATCTACATCTATTCCTGAAAGCATAGTATGTAATTCCGATTTTGATTTAATTGTTCATTTTTCATCAATCTCTCGCATCATGAGTTTTTGCATCTCGCCAGGACCTATCCCAGTGGTTGAGAATACGAGATACGAATGGTTAGAAGAACATGAGGAGAATGAGAAGCGTGAGATTAATCGAAATTCGATTGTCAAAAAATATAATTCATTATATGATGAAATATGGATAATTGGTGGAACACAGATATATAATATTTTTGTGAGTGAGAATATGAGAAAAAATAACAATGAGAAAAATAATAACATATTAATAAACGAATTTGCTATTACATATATTGATAAATATTACGAGTGTGATACATTTTTTCCGATGATAGAAAATATGAATCTTTATTATATTAGTTCATTTTCAAGGTGTGAAAACATTGATGAAAATACAGGTCTATATGTATCAGTGTACTATATTGTATTCACTTTAATTGACTGTGACAATAGTGAACATATACAAAAAAAATATGTAGAATGCGGAGGGGATATATGTAGGTATTACTATTACATGATAAAAGATGATAAGTGCGAATATATAACAAATGACAATGTTGAATTATTTATGTGGTGTGTTACAAAGTGTTAAACAGAAAATACTCTATTAGGTACACAACTTCCGCAATCTTTTTTTTCTGTGTCAACTGAACATTTTGGAGATGCGGATAACTGTTGAGCAAGTTCTGGTTTATTTTTCAAATTTTCGTCAAATTTTTTATTATCGCATACCCAAGGACATTCATATATTTTGTTATTACTTTCGTCTCTTTTTTGCTCGCATTTTGTTTTATTTACATTATCGAGTCTAACACATCCTCTTAAACATTTGTTTTGAAAAAAACTGGAAAACATGGTCATTATATTTGAAAGTTTTGTTTCGGAATTAGCTAAACCTTCTATGATTGAAGATTGAATAGTGTTAACATATACTTGATATAGTAATACACCAACACCTAGTGTAAATATTAATAAAAATATAAAGTATTTACTTTTAAATAATTTTAAACTATTTTTGTTAAGTTTCATAATATTATATATATAACGTCTATAAAATCTATATATAATATATTAATTCGATATTTGGTATAGTAATTATTTTTTATACAATGGGCTTTCATTTATTATCATACCGCAGTAAGAAATTGGGTGTTTTGCGTAGTCAACTGCGGTATATACGTGACATCGAACCGCATTTTCAAGAAGGAATTTAAAGTTGCTCCAAAATTCTTCTTTGTGTCCGATGCTTTCTGACATTGTATGTGAAAGTTCATGTATAGCTACAAATGTGAGCGTATTTTCATCAATTAGTATGTCTCCTGTTTTTGTAGTATTTAAACAGAAAGCTATTTTTTCGCCTTTATTCTCGCTATACGCGGTATGTTCGCTATCAGGTTCATTTTCTATAATAGTTTGAGGATTGAAATTTTTTACAAGGCGTTGTACATTTTCATACGTTGGGTACGTTTTCTGCATAAAACCGACAAGTTTTTTCATTTTTTGTGTAACTGTTGCTAATAAATCAGCAGCCATTTCAAGCTTAAGTCTTTCGCGAACGCAATATTTATTACCATCTACACTCGAAGTAATACATTTCAAATTTGACATATCTGAACCAAAATATACTTTAATACATATGATAATAATAAGAGCAGATAAAATATATCCCATTATAGTTATTTCCATAGTATGGTAATAATAATATATATTATATAAATAATAAATAATAATAGTATTGGTATTATTATTTAACTAAAGGTACAAAAGATGCAAAAGATGAAACTGTATAATAAACTTTTGTATATAAACTTTTTATATATTTACTGAGGGCCGCAACCAACTTCAAGGGGCTGACGGAAGGCATCAGGCTCGATGGTGGTGTTATTCCATGGGCTAACAATCAGTTGAGGGTTGGGAGGCTCAGAGCGAATCTGTTGGTTGGCGTTTCTGAGAGTGCTGCCGATAGTATCGATACCAATTAAGTATCCGGCATTCAAAAAGTTAACGCCCATAAAGTCACCGGTGCCCATAGGCTTCAATCCCCAGCCACTATTGTTGTCATTAGGGAGAAGGTCTGAAGGGGTGTTCATGCTTTGAGCATTGCAATTTGAAGGCATACCAGCCATATTACCATCACCAGAGTTTACAGGAGCGTAGTCAACATAGAATGTTCCGTCGTTAGCACCAGCGGGGTTACCACCTCTAGCATTAGAATTGGGAGCTCCTGAAGAATTCTGAGAGGAGTTGCGCCTGTTGACGGTTTCATAGTTCTCGGGGTAGAAATTCTTATTTGATGAATAGTTATAAATAACATAAATAAGAACAAGTCCGCCTAAAAGTAAAAGAACGTGATGTGCCTTGAAAGTTTTCTGTAAATCTTTGAGCATCGTTATATAAAATAAAAGATAAAATATTTTTATAATTTTAATATTAATTACCAAATATAAATTATACGCCTTAAGTAATTAAATAAAATTAACTAAACTATCCAAAGTTTGCTCGATTTATAAAATATTAAATTTGTATTTTATCAAAAATATAAGTTTAATTTATAATATTTCTTAATGATTAGTATTTTATGGTTAAAGGTTGTATATAAATTATAACCACTAATCAGATTCAAATTCTTCTTCGGTATCTGAATTTTCAGAACTTGAAGAATTACTAAAATCAGAATCGGAATCATCCAGCATGTATGTTTTCTTAATTTTTTTTACTTCTAAATAAGCATCAAAAGCTAATTTTCTTGCCGTTCTTGCTTTTTCTTTTGCTACGCTATATATTTCATAATAAATATCGTTTGGTTTTTTTAGTTTAAGATTGTCATCAGTTTTTATTTCTAAATCCGCTTCTGTGAGTTCTGTAAGTTCATTAAGTTCTAAAGATTCTATTTTTTCTAAATTATTTGAGACATTTTTTACATGAGATTCACTTAATGAGTTATTGTTTAATACAGGGTTGTTCGTATTTTTATTACCAGTGTTAACTGCATCAGTTGTGTCACTATTATTTGTATCATGATTAATATGTATATCCTCGCGATTCTCTCTCACGATATCATCGTCCTTTTCATTATCACTATTATCGTTATCATCTTGATTTCCTAAATTAAATTTAATATTACTTTTAGCATTTAATATTTTTTCTAAATTATTTTCTGTATGAGGCTCTATGTGTTGTAATAATTCTTGTGTTTGCTCTTGTAACTGGGGAGTATCATTATCGTGTGTTTTGTGTATCGTTTGAGATACACCAGATATTTCTAATGAGATGGCAGCGTGTTCTGGTGCAGGTGCAGGTGCAGGTGCAAGTGCAAGTGGAAGTTCAGATACAGGGGTAGGTGCATTCGAAGAGTGTTGTATATTTTTTTTAATAACACATGATTGGAAAACTGGTTTATTTGACATGATAAGAGCCTGTCGTAAAATAATTTCGAACTGGAAACTTTTAGATGTAAACTTAATCCCTTGTATTTCTAAAACTGTTATTAAGTCATTTTCAGCTTTTATATCATCTAGAGTTAATTTATTTTCACTTTCATCGAACACGAAACATGTAGGCATTTTTACAAGATTTTTAGAGGGTGCTATATTAGCTCTCAGTAAATAGTATTTGCCTGCTTTATACGGGCGTAAAGTAGCAGTAAAAGCATTTTCTATATCATTTTGGTCAATATCGTTTGTAAACCATGAATTCTTTTTTTCGTGAATTTTTTCTACACATGATTTTTCTAAATTTTCCATAAATTCTATAAATTTAGAATCGTCTACTGAGAACATGAGGTCAATATATGATTTTTTACCAGAAGAAGAAACTATACCCTGTTTGGAAATACATTTAGGCGTTTGTACATAAAGTATGTCATTGTTTATATTCAACTTCGTAAAGAAAGAACCACCTTGCAATGACTCGGGATGAGTTAAAATAAATTTACTAAAATCAAAAGTATCATAAACAGTACATATATTCGAAGTAGAATTAATATCCATTTAATGCTTAAGGAGAAAATATAGATAATAATAACACGCAAAAATTATATAATAATTATGTTTTTATAAATTAATTAGGAATATTTATATTTAAAAACTTTGAAATAAATAAAATGAAAGAGCCAAAGGATATGAAAGACAAAATTACCGAGTATTGTTTAGAATTTATTAAAAAAGATGAAGTTAAAAAAGAGTTAAAGAATTTATTTAAACCAATTATTAACTTAATATTAGAAGAAATATATCCATATATTTACTTGTCATTACTTCTAGTTGTAATTAGTTTTTTTCTAGTTTTAGGAATATTTATTATGTTAATTAAAAGTCACAAAAGTATTTAATATACAACCATTATCTAAATAATTATTTTTTCTAATTAGATAATATAAGATATGAGAAGAACAAAAAATTGTCGTAGAGGTAAAAGAGGCGGCGGAATGGCTCCATTAGAATCAGGCCCTTATCCTGGAAGTGGTGGTGGTCAATGGTCAACTTCTGTTGGAGGTAACCCTACTGCAGCAGCAGCAAACGCATACAAACCCTTTCTTTCACAGTTCGCGACCGAATCGGGTGGTGCAGGAGCAAACCCTGCTTTAGCTAGAGAACTTGCGGCAGGTTATGCTATGAAAGGTCCGGGTCAATCAGGTGGTGGTTCTCGGCGCCATAAACGTCATCATAAGCGCGGTAAGAGACATGGTTCTAAAAGAATGCGTATGAGCCAGAGCCAAGACCAATCACAGAGCGAGGGACAATCTGGTGGTATGTTTGCAACATTTGGTGCTCTTTTAAAAGAAGCTCTTGTCCCTCTTGGGTTGTTAGCAGCACAGCAAGTATACGGAAAGAGTTACGGTAAGAAACATAGAAGTTCTAAAAACTATACTAGAAAACGTAGATGAGGTGGAGCTAGTAATATGATGGTTTACTAAATCCATCGTTAAAAAACAATTATACTGTACTCTAAATATGTAAAATAATATTTAAAATAGTTTAGATATTATTTATTATATTATAATAGACATTTACAATGAATAAACCCTCTGCCGTGAATACGACTACGACTACGACTACGACTACGAATCATTTAGAAAAAACTATTCAAAACTGGGTTGAATTAGATAATGAGTTGAAAAAAATAAATGAAAAAGCAAAGGATATAAGAACGCGCAAGAACGATATAGAAGATAAATTAATGACTTATGTTGAAGACAATAGTATGAACAATAGTGTTGTAAATATAACAGATGGTAAGATTAAGTTTTGCGAGACCAAACAGACATCACCGCTCACATTGGGATTTTTGGAAAAATGCCTAAGCGAGGTTATCGCAAACCAGAGTCAAGTAAAACAAATAATAGACTATATTAAAAGTAAACGCGAAACAAAAATGGTTCCAGAAATTAAAAGATATTATAACTAATTTCAAATATTAAATATGACAACAAATAGTTTAAAACATTTTAACTAATTTATATACATAATATAGGTAGTATATTATATGAGTGAATATCAATCAGGAGGAGGAGATATAAACAATGAGTTGAAAATATTTCCTTTGCGCAACGAAGACCTTGTTTTTAGTAAAAATCGTGACGGAGTACTAAGCTGCGGATATAAAGTAAGCAACGCCCTTCTTAATGCTACACTTGGTATGCCTATGTCTGGTGGAGGTGGGGGCAAAGACGCAAAAAAGGAGCAGGGTAACCATAAAGCAAATGAACATGAAATAAAGAGCGCGAAAATAATGGAAGATTTAGTTGTTCCATCTAGCTTATATTATGGTAAACCGGTTAATAATCATAAAGTATTCAACTATAAAAAAGGTAAAAGAGATAATGGCAAAAAGGGCAGGGACTCTTCTAGTGATAACGACAGTGATGATAATGTTATCGATGAATCATTATATGATAAGTTATTATCTTTAGTCACCGCCGATAATAAAATAAAATATGATAAAAAAACAAGAAAAAGTTCAGACCATAAGAATAAGATAAATATAAAGAAAGATAAGAAAAATACTTCTGATTCAGGAACTACAGAAAATAAAAAAAATAAAAATAAGAAAACTAAAAAAGTGAGGTTTAATTTAGAGTAAATATGTTACTATATACTTTGATTTCAACTACATTATTATCACATTATTATTATGATAGTATTTATATCATAATAGTATTATTTAACAGTTTTTAACAATTTAGCCAATCTTTTGTGAGCGTAATATTTACACTTTCTAAAGCACCCTCTACCCAACCTTGGTGAATACTAATTAACTCGCCTACAATAAGAATATTTTCGTCTGGGCGTTGTGCAATTTTTATAAATTCTTCTCTATTTTTAAAGTTAGCACTAAGTGGTGTATAATAGTGAGTACCATTTTTCCAGTAAAAGTCTTTTATATTTTCTATATGTAACTTACCTTCTAACTCAAGTGACTTTTCTAGTAAATTGTTTATTATATTTCTATTTTTTTCATTATTTTTAAAATATTTTTTAAAAAATTCAGCATCACTGTTATCGCTATATACTACCATGTAAACCCCTTTATCCGGGTCCATGGGTATAACTTTTTGCATTGGACCATTTATTACAGTAACGCCTTGAATCTTTTCTTTAAGATATGGAATAGAGTCTTTCGAAAATTTTGCATATAAACGTAAAAATGGTTGTCCTTTAATTTGATAATATAAACTAGGATTTGGTGATATATTGTGAATTAAGTTTGTTAGAGCATCGATATCGGTAGCAATAATAACTTTTTCACAGTAGTATTTAGTATTTTTAGTATTTTTAGTATTTTTCCCTTTTGTTGAAATTTCAAAGTAATTGTCCTGTTTATATATTTTTGTAACTTCGGTATTGTTGACAATATTTTTACCCAAAGAGGCAACTATTTTGTCTACTAATGTTTTCCATGGAACAGAAAAACCTATCCATTTATTGTAGTTATCGTCAAATTCATAATGATAAAATACATCATATACGTCTTCCTTTTCATAATCAGAATAACCAGAACATACAATGAAATGATTATATGCATCTTCACTTAAAATATTTTTAGCATATTGTTTAAATGTTTCATGGTTTTTTGTAACTTTATTTTTATTTTCCTTGTCATATATTTTTTTTAAATATGTAAATATAGATTTTACTTCACATGGAGGTTGTATCGAACTAGAATATTTATGTTGTGTTTCAAAAAAATCAATAGGCATTTTAAAATCTTTCATAAGCTGTAGTAATAACTTATCTTTATTTTTTCTTCCTATTCCTGCACCAGTTACAATATTGGCGTTTTCAAAACGAAAATCATAAGACCTTCCACCAAATAATTCATTCCTTTCTATAACCAAAAATGATAAGTCAGGGCATAATTTTTTAACCTTTAATGCGGCATATAATCCTGACATACCAGAACCAATAATAATAATATCATAGTAAGAAGACATATAGTTTTATTTTACTTTATTATATAATATGTTTTTATTTATATTATATAATATTTTCATGTCTTAGTCCTGAAAACTACCCTAAAATACTCCAGCTGTTTTTATTAAAAGGTGAAAGCAGTATTTCTGGAACACGTTTCTTCCAGTAGTCCAGTTTCTTCTGTAGTTCCAAGTCTTTCATACTTACGGGGTATATGGGTGTGTTCTTCATATTACTCTGTTCGGCGGCAGTTATAATCGGTTTAAAGCCATAGCAATTAACACCAAAACGAGCATTTGGGTTATCTATTTTACCACCATTTATACCGGGTCTTCCGCAGTCATTTTCATGTCCTTCGATGCCTTGTAACTTATCCCATGTTTTTTGTTGTGTTGGGAAAAGTACCATTTGTCCATCAGACCATCCATAGTTACACCATTCGGCACCTTTACTGTAAGCATCTTCTACTTGATTATATGATGCTAGTTTTCCTCCATAAGCTTGACATATTGCTTTTGAGTCATCGTACGTGTAGTTATTGCTTGGGATATTATATACTTCTTTTTTTAGTTTTAATTCTGGTACTACATTTTCACTAGGAGGTTCCTGAATACTAAGGTCTATTTTTGGTTTATCAGTAAAAATATCTTTAATAGATGCTGTAAAATTAACGTTGAAAAAATATTGAAACCCATTTATAATGATAAGAATAATAAAAATACTCCATAGTATTACTTCCAATGTTCTCTTTCCAGTTGATTCACCGACACCGGAACCAGAACCAGAACCAGAACCTGGTGAACTTCCTACACCACTTCCATTTGCTCCGTTTCCTTTTCCTAAAGATGAAAATAAAACATAGTATAAAATAGTTATAACAACAAAAGCAAGTAAAATAATAATACGCGTTGTTGCACTAGATGAGTCTAAATTTCTCTTGCCTTCGGTTGCTAACTGAGTTATATATGTTACTGGATTTCCTTCTATCCCGGTTAATGAATTATAACTTATACTCATTTATTATATTTATTCTATATATATAATTCAAGTAATTTTTTTTTTTCGATAAAACAGACAATATGGCGTATTTCCACTAATTATATTATCATTCACTAAAATTTCAGTTACTTGTGTATCGTTAAAATTATACCATTTCCCATTAGAGGTTCTTATTGTAGCACTATAATGCCCGCCATCAATTTGTCCATGATGGTTACAAATCGCATACAGGTCGTATATGTATGTTTCTTTTGCATATCCTTCTACATATTTTGAAAAATCGACATTGTTAATTGGAATATCAATAAACTGTTGATTTTTTTTAGTTTTTCCATTCATAGAAGTTATAAATCGCTTAATATCAATTATCATTATATTCGGAAGACTCCAAAACAATAATCTTTTATTTACATCCTGTTTTTTATTCTCTTTTTCATTAAACCATGCATTATCTCCTTCTAGTAACTCGCATTCGCACTGTTTATTAAAACAGTCAAATAGTGTTACATTTTTATCAGTATTTCTGATATTTACTTCTTCTTTTGATGGTATTGGTAGATGTATCAACATGTATGGTTCAGGGCGTAGACTCAGGTAGTTTACGTCTTCTGAATTATATTGTGAACCATTATGCGAAGTGGGTGTTAATACTGACACATGTATTCCGAAAAATATATTTAAAAATTCTGAATAGTCTTTTGTATATTGGGTTTTCATCATTTCATAACACGCCTTCCCCATTTCATCTTTTTTTGTTTTTATATTTCCCTTAATGTCCATAATAACTTCTCGTGTTAACGCACTATGAAATGAATCGAACAAAAATAATAAAAACTCTGGTAAATCATTTTGAGACCATCCTGTAAATAAATCTCGATTTGTAATTTTTGCAACACGTTGTATCGTGTTTATAAAACGTCCAGGAGAAATAACACAGTTTTGACTCCACATCAATTTGCGAAGGTCATCCCATTCTACTAAAAGAACAGACTCCGGTTTATTATTTAAATGTTTCTTATATTCTCCATCTCCCTTTGATAAAAAATCATTTAACTCGTATGTATGCGATAGACACTGTATACATGCATTTATAAAACATGTATTCCCTAAATTTGCTACACCAGTTATGCCCTTGTCATTATATTCAGTAAATCTATTTTGTGATTGTGATTGTGATTTTTCTTCTGTCATGTTAAGTGTTCAGGTAATAGATAAAGTTATGTTTAAGTAATTGAGGTATATATTATTAAAGTGAGTAGTATTTAATATTTAAACACATTTATTATTTAAACGTATTTAATATAGTTAATTATATAACAACCGAATGTCTGATAGCGAAGAAGGAAATAATATAAACAATACAACTAATATATCTTTTGATAGTCGACTAAGAGGCTATAGTCGGAGACATTCTTACTATGACAATGCTTTTAATATGGATTTCGAATATGGTTATCTCGACTTAATGCGGGGTTACGGAACATTTGTTTCGAGAACACATGAAATGTATGCAAATATGGAAACATGTATATCAAGTATGATTGAAGTGCAAAATGAAAGAAGGTTGTCGGTGAATAGAAGACGAGAACGTGCGCGAAATAATCGACGGGTACATGAACAGCAGCACTTAGTTTTTGATAATGATGATTCTCATGATTCTCACGATTCTCGTGATGCGTCTAATGATGGTGTAGTAGATAACTCGGGCAATGAGGTTAGAACGAATCGACCTCGTTCTTCTCCTAGTACTATAGAAGAAAGAGATTCGAGAGATTCGATAGAAATGAATAATAATTCAAGAACTACAACAGGAACTGGTGAAGGAACCGGCGCAGGTGCAGGAACAGGTGCAGGTGCAACAAGAAGACAACTATTTGATATAGGTAGTGTTATTTATTCTATACCTAGAACAGTTTTATTAAATCCTAATACCGAACCTGCAACATTGAATAGAAGAAGAAGAAGAAGTGGAGGATTAACTATTTCAGAAATAGAAGAAAATACTGAAATAATGATGTATGGTTCTATTCCTTCCAACTATATTTTAAATACAGAATGTCCTATTACAAGAGAAACTTTTACACCTGAATCGGTAGTGTTAACATTGAAACAATGTAAACACTGTTTTGTACCTTTCAGAATGATGACGTGGCTAGAAACACATTCTACGTGTCCGTTGTGTAGGGCTAATGTTATAAGAGTAGAAGTTCCGGAAACAAATACCGCTACCAATGAAACCAGTAATACTAATACTAATACTAATGAAAATGAAACAAATGTTGAAACAAATAACTCCGATAATATTAGTATATCAAATATATTTAATAATCTTCTTCAAAATAGTAACAATGATTTTAATAACTTGTCGATAGATAGTGTAAATGATAACTCAATAATGTTTTCTTTTGATTTACCATCAGAACAAGTAGATAGGCAAAATTCGGAAAATAATACATTTATTATTCCACAACTTGAAAGGCTTATGGCCAATACAGTATCTAGAAATATTTTTAATAATGGTACATCTTCCTATGGTGTAACGCCTTCTACATCTAATAATAATAATAATAATAATAATAATAATGAACCAGACGATGAACATTACCCTGAAGTAGATTAGCGTATATTTAAAATTGAACTATAAAAATTAGATAAATAGAAATACAGAAACTATAAACCTGTTACGTACCAAATTAAATGCCCAGAAGGTCATTCTTTATGTATCCTGATAACAATGATGACCATGGTATTAGTGAGGGTATATTTGACTTTGGTATAATACACAATTTCAATTGTTACTCTATTTTGATAGGATGTACTGACTTAGTGTGGAATATAGTGAAGATAATTCCGCCAATATTATGGTTCTTATTTACAGCTATATATTCGATGTTTGGTTACTATATGATGTGGGTTACTCTACACTATTCGGCTATTCACTTGTATCCCATATATTGTGCGCCATTTACTATAACAGGTTTCATCCTCTCTCCGTTCATGGTTTCGGCTCCACACTGTGTTGCTATGCGATGGTTAGTTACTCAAGGTGCAAATGTAATTATTACAATGTGGATTGCTATCGGAGCATACGCTATTCAACTAATATTAAGAAGACCACCCAACGTTGTCCTATAATAAAAAATAAAAAATAAAGTAAAAATATGTTATTTATACCTTTGGATATTTTAAACGCCGATTTTTTAATATTACTATAGAAATATAGCAATATATTACTATAATAATATCATAATATGGATTCTAAATCTACTATTTGCGTATCTACTATTTGTATGTCTAGTATAGTGGATTCAATTGATACTTCAGTTGATATGAAAATATTTAAAAATAGAGAAGAAGCAGCATATTCACATATTTTTAATTCTAAACTGGTTAAAATACCATTAAGTACATTTAAGAATGATAATGTCGATAATTTTAATTCAATCAGATTACAGAATTCAGCCGTAAAAGCATATCCATTAACTCGTAGACCACGTGGTAATAAAGATATAAGTAGTGTCAAATATTATCAAAAACAAATACAACAAAAAAAAGAAGTTACACCAGTTTGGATGATACAAAAAAATAAGAAATATATATTATTGGATGGAGCCCACAGAATTGTAGCAAGTTATATAGAAGATGTACCAGTGTATGCCTATATAATTAATATTTAGACTTACCTACGCCTTCTTGAAGAAACTCATTATATTCTGATTCCCTTTCGTCGAATTATCTATCTCTATCAAGTACTCATCAAACAGGATTTTTTTCACTTCTTTATTTCGTATATCCGCTATTTTTTTCCTTATCTTTTCATCAGTTGACTCATCCTTCAACTTATCAATCCAGCCATCAACGGTTCTCTTCAATCCAGGCACTTGTCTCTTATAACTCGGAATATTCTCCAACACCAGTGCGAACACCTGCTGTATCGGTTTCATAATCTGATTCGTTATATAGAATGCATAATTCGGTTTAATTTTATTCGCTTGAATATAGTCCGGATGTTCAATTCTTTCGCCTTGTAGCGCTTTCTTATCGGGATTTTGTATATATACAAACGGTATACGGTCTCCTATACTTGGTTTATTACCTGGGTCACGCTTACCCATGCGGTCCGCCAATACTTTATGCGCGATTTGTGTCGGATTTTTATAGCCACTTCGCAGCGACTTTGAGATGATAAGTTTATCCATCGGAACCTTCTCATCTACTAAATTTTGTAAAGACGCTTTTAGAAACTTAATTGCCGTCTCAACATTTTGCTCCTTCATCAGAATATCAATTACACCTCCATATATGTCTTTAACGATTGGCGCATTATCGCGGCGCTTCAAAACAATACCCATACTTTTGCGCTTCGGTTTTTCCGGCTTGTCTTCATACAGCATCCCAATATATCGCTTCTTCGAAAGCAGACAAAACGGCATGAGTGTTTTCTCATATACCCATGCATGCGGCGACTTCAAGAACTTTGTAGCAAGATTGCCCACCTCTTTTGCAAACTCGATTGTAATTTCAAGAGCATCCTTTCCACGTATCGGGATTCCATCAGATGTAGCGAGATTAAATGTAAAGAATACAGAATCCGTGTTATGAACTATAATATTACCAATTCCTGCCGCAAAATGATGATTTTCAGTTGTAAGATCATATACATATTCTCCATCAGGATACGAAATTTCATGGATTTTTTTAACAAGATTTTTATTTGTTTCATGATTCGCATTCTTCGCCACTTTTATTACATAATTCGATGTTTCATCTTCAATATTATAATCCAATGAAAGTGTATGTCCATGAAACCTACTGAGTTCATCCCATTTAAGTGCTGCCTTATATTGGGATGTCGGAACCACGACCTTAGCCCCTATATTTATTCTGACATTATCAGGATGTTTATATGTATCGTGTTCAAAATGTAACAACTCTGTCTTATTCTTAACAACATCTTTCGGAGATATTTCGTTACCATTTATGTCTACAAGCGAATGGTCATCTGTTACGTCTACTAATCCTGTATGAGTTAAAACTCGAATCATTTTTTTATGAGGCGCCAACCTATGACGAATAATTCTATTAAGTTTCGTCCATCCTTTATCTGACCACGTTTCGATATTCATTGATGGAATCATCTCACAATATTCTTTTCCTTCTTTACCTTCCTCTTTGCTATAAACCCATCCATTTTTATCTCCATATAACTGTGCTAACTCATCTATCTTTATGATATTCATTTGTCCACCATTCTCTCTAATATATATCGGTGTGTAATTCGCAACACTGTCACCATATATGTACTCAGCTTTTGTATTTACAAAACCGAATTTCTTCGACTCCACTTTTGCGTCCCCATATACTTCCTCTACAATCCTTTTACCATATGTTAGCAGTTTGCGACCGGTTGCCGTCGTCGATGCCGCAATATCCACATCATAAAATGTACTCGTCTTTGCTCCACATTGTCCGTAGAGTGAATTCGCCGTTACTTTATAACCAAGTTGCCGTTTATCTAAAATATTCGCCATAAAGGGGTCATCTGTTGCTTCCGCTAGTTTACGCGTAGCTTTGCGGGCGGCAAGTAATTCTTCGAGCACTGTCGGCATGATTGCTTTAATACCGTCTTTTGGTTGTGCAAATCGGCAAATTTTAGTACCATTTAGTGTTTTAATAGCACGCCCGCGTTGATTCGGAACCCATTTATATGTATCATATGTTACATCCACATATTCGTATCCATCCATATTGTCGAATATATAGTTACCAGACGGGTCTTTTATTCCTGTTTCGCGAACCAGTTGCCCAACCAAGTCGAATTCCTTCGTCCATACTTTGCTGTCATGTGACAAATTCTCGCTAATCATTGATGACGGATATAGAGACGAGTAGTCAAGACATGCTACAGGATTGTCCAAGTACAAGTTACACTTCGGTGGAAGACAGATTGCACCTTCATAACTTTCATTTCCGAAAGACCTTTCAATCACAGGCATAAGTGTGCGCTTCTCGCGACATTTTTTCGCAATAAAACTAGTAAGCTTAATGCTTTGACCGCGCAGTACAAGGAAACTAATAGGCACACTACAAATCTTCGCCATCTCAATATATCCAGTCATGACATCGATTTTATTCATAAGATGATGAACCAAGTTACAATCCTGAATACAGTATTTCGCAATAATTGCGCGCTCCGCTGGCCCTTCATTTGTCATTCTGAAAATATCCTGTGGAGTTACATCGTCCTTAGCTAATCCCCAGCGCACAGATTTCGTCATATCCGGCATCTCATGTCCCTCGATTTCAAAAGTTCGCTCAGCAAGATTCACGTTTGCAACCTTGAATTTTGCTCCATCCTTGTATGTATCTGTCGAGTGACTGGATTCTTCGAAATGTATATAGTTGCCGCTCTCAAGTCCCATCAGATTTGAGCTGTTTATTTTTGTATTACCACTAGGAAGATGTTCTAGTTTTTTCACACCGTCTCCAATAAAGTACCCAGCACAGTAATCCAGTTTATATGATGTAAGATTGAAATCACGACGGAAATAGTTGTACAAGTCGATTTGAAGTCGTCCTTTCATTTCAATATATCGCAAATCATGTTGACCACTAGCAATAACAATACTGCTTTCCTTAATTCCAATCTTGCCCGTATTATAGTCACGTGACCCACAAAACTCGCCCTTATTTCTCGACAATTTAAGGAATTCATTTTCGCATGAGTTTTCAAGTGATCGGCGAAACATAAACTCAAAATCAAACCCACAAATATTGTAACCGATTATAATATCCGGATTCTCACGCTGGATGATATCTGCCCATGCAAGCAGCAATTCGCGCTCGGTTTTACATGTCTGTATCTCCGAATTTGCTACCTCATCTTTCAATGTGTCGCATGTGTCGAGAACGATACAGTGGTTGAGATAGGGTCGCTTTTCGCCATACGTCAGGAATGTCGAGCCAATAAATGTGACTTTGTCTCCTTCTACAGGTGGAAATATTTCTTGCAGTGATACATTTAACTTATTGATTTTTGTTTCGCGATCCATTTTGTCGGCCATCGACGTAATCAGATGAACAACGGTTTCTTTTTGAATAGGTGGAAGCGGTGTTGCTTTTGGGGTTTTTGACTTCCCTGATTTTGTAGTCTTTTGAGAAGATGATGATGATGATGATGATGATGACGACGATGGCTTGACTCCTGCATACGCCATAAGCAAATCGTTTGCACTTTTATCTTCTTCTTCTTCTTCTTCTTCATCTTCTTTTTCTTCAATATCTACATATTCTTCTTCTATGTCTATCTCAGCATCTTCGCCATCAGCGTCAGCATCTTCGCTATTATCATCTTCATCATGTGCTTTGTTACTCTCGGCGATTTTTTCAAACATTTTCTCAATGGTGTTGCTTTCCTTTAATGCTTCATTCATTTTAATATCCGGAATATGAAACGAAACCCATACATCAAATAATGTAGCAAGTCGCTGTTCTGATACTTTAATCTTTGTATATATGCGGTCAATATCCGGGTGTGAAGGCGTTCCATATCCAAATGCTGTATATACGAGTTGTTTCAAAAGTGCTGGAGTAATATGTTCCATAGCTTCTGCACTTGATGTCACTCCTGCATTTCGACAAATAGCGTCACAAACATCAACAATATTTGTAGCAAGTTTCTTATAAGTCTTGATTGGAATCGGGAAATCTCCGTGACTACTACTTGCCTCAATATCAAAACTACATATTTTGTAGGGCACAATCGTTTCCTTGGTATTTAGAGGAACAATATCTGTAGACGCAATTTCGTATTCATATGTACAAGTTGTCGTTTTCAGTGTTCCGCGCGTTTGTTTCGCTTTCTTCGCCTCGAACCCAATCCAACCCGATGGACTTATATCATGAACGTGAAAGAATCGCAAAATAGGCGGAATATTTGACTCATATATTTCGGTTCTTGTATTGAAATAGGGATACCCGTCGCGCTTCAAAATTTGCTTTCCATCTTTACCATTTTTAAACCACATATTCTTTACTTTATTCATTGTCGCCACATTTTTGAATTTTATTAGAATAAATTTGTGTTCCTTTCCGCCATCAAAACCGTACAACTTTTTCCTCCTTATTAGCTTCGACTCGACATCAAGAATAGAATTCTCATAAAATCTACCGACTTTCTCTTTTAAATGTGAAATAAAAGCCCCCTTTTGAGGTATAGACCATTCGTCGCCGACTTTGATATAGAAGAATGGCTGATAGTCGCGAACAAATATTGCACATGTTTCGCCTTTTTCATTTAAACCAAACATTTGAATTGTTGTGAACTTTTCATCTTTTTTATATTTTTTTTTTCCATTATTGGCTCCATCATCACCCCCATCATCGTCTTCGTTTCGTCTCCGCGATTCTTCTTCATTGTCGGCGCCAGTATCGGTATCTTCCTCTTGTTCGCGTTTCTCATCAAATATATTGAAGTCTAGTAAACGAAATGATGTATCATATTTTGGGGTAGGTGTAGTTGATTGTGCTTGCGCTTGTGCTTGAGCGCTTGTTGACATTGTATTTTTGTTTGCTGCGTAATGATTGTGTACCTTGATGGTTGTTCTGTTTATATATACCAAACTATGTTTATTATGTTTATCAATTTTTATAATAACCGAAAATCGCGGATATTATAAAATAAATACAAATACAAATACAATTACACTTAAATGCACTCACTTCTAAGCTCTAGCATTTGCATTTGCAACCACGGCATCGTTTAGTGCAGCAGAATCTTTTACCTGTGCAGCAAGGACAGGTAGAACGCTTGCATCCTCCGGGACATATGCAAGCGCGTTTGCGTCCATGTCCACGCGTTTTACGTGTTCCGCTACGACGATGACGACGCGTATGTTTGCGTCTTCTAGTTCTACCACCACGCTGGGGTGCAAAGTTATTACCACCATAACCAGTACCACCTCCACCTGTTTGCAAACCACTATTACAACCACAAGTCATTTTATTTTTATATATTAAAGTTATATTAAAATATAAATATTTTGCTAAACATTTGGTAAAATATTTATATTTATCTTAATTCATCGCCTTTTTCTACTATGAATTTTACGTTTATATTTTTTACGCGTTCCACTAGCTCCACCTTGACGTTTAGTTCCTTCTTTTCCTTTTTCTTTGTCTTTGTCTTTTCCTTTTCCTCTAGCTTTTGGAGATAAAGATCTCGCCTCTATTTTTTCAAATTTTGGTGTCGATGGTTTTCTTCCTTTTGGTGATTTTGAAGATGAAGATGACGACGACGGTTTTTTTCTTGCGCGTGCACCTACACCCGTTCCTCTTCCTAAAGGAGACAACCGAGGAGAAACAGATTTTGCTTCTAGTCTTTGTTCTTCCTCAAATGCTAATATTTCATTTGGTGATAATGAAACAGGAGAAATAGAAGAGATAGAAGAAGAAGATGAAAGTGGTGACTCGGGGTTTTTAGCCTTTCCTGCTACATTTCCTTTTTCTTTTTTTTTTTGTAGTCTTTTTTCTAATTTTTTTTTAAGTCTTTTTTCGTCTTCTTTTCTTTTTACTAATTTTGTAATATCAAGAGCCTTCACTCCACTATCATCTGGAACTACTTGCGCTTGTGAAGGCGGTTGCTCTACATGTGCAGGATGCATACTTTCTGGTCCTCTTGCTCCAGGTGGAACTACTAATATATCACGTTTCGGAGAAACAGAATGATCTATTCTTGGTTCTTTTTTATTAGACATATATAATAATAAAATAATAATAAAATAATAATAAAATAATAATAAAAAATAATAAAATATTTTAGTAATATATAAATAAATAAAAATGCTTACACTTAAGGATTTGTCTATGGGAATTAAAGTTATCGGTATTTTATACCTTTTTTATCTTCAGTATACAAATATGGTAAGTATCCCAATGTCTGTTGTTGTTCTCATTGCGTTAGGTTCATTGGGTTCAGCATTAGCATGTAAATCAAAGATGAATGAGGGGTATTTTTATCATAGATACTACAATTACGCGGTTGCTTTAGCTGGTGTTGTTGTAATTATGAAAGAGTATATGTAAAAATATTATTTTAGCAATGCAATGATACGTCGATTTATACTAGACAATAAATAATATAATATTTTATAATTTATATAAGTTATATAAATTATATAATGAAGTTAAAAGATTTTGGAATAATAATTCGAACAATTGGTATTATTTGTTTGCTTGTATTACTAATACAAAAGAAAGTAACTATTCCTTTATATATTGTTGTGCTGATTACTATAGGATACTTATCCTCTGCTATTTCTTGTAATGTTAAACTTTTTTCTCCTTCAGTGGAACATCATAAAATTGTTCACTACTTTATTGCATTTTTAGGAATAATTGTTATTTTAAAGCATTACTCCGTCTTATAACAAGTTAACAAACGTGCCGATGGGTCCTTCTCTTCACAAAATGGATGTCGCCAGAAGTAGGGGATTGTTTTTTCGCAACCAGGATATAACTTCTCGAAAATAGTTCTATAATAGAAACTCTCCTTGTCATAGGGTGCATTACATACATGCGTGTATTCTATAAATTCTTTATATTTATTGTACTCTTCATTTGTTACTTTAGTATCAATATAATCTCGAATAATTTGGAACCAACTTCTTTCATGTCCACTCACACCATCGCTAAAAGCTTCTTTTCTACGCCATAGAATATCATCGGGCAACAGTCCGCTAAATGCCTTCCTAAATATATATTTCTCGATTCGCGCATCATCGAACATCTTATATCGTGGCGGAATACTCATAACATATTGTAAAAACTTCTTATCTGCGAATGGTACACGTGCTTCCAGTCCTGCACCACTAATACTCTTATCAGAACGCAACAAGTCGAAATAACAAACATCGCGAACCATGCGTTCATTTTCGCGTTTAAACTCTTCCTCAGTTTGCGCCTTCATAAATCCACGATATGACCCGAAAATCTCATCCGACATATCTCCACAGTAAATAACACAGTCTTCTGTAGTGGCGGCAATATACTTACTTACCAAGTAGTTTGGAACAGAAGCGCGAACAGATGTCGTATCATAGCTCTCAATTTGTTGAATTGTTTCTTCAATAGCTCCCAAAAATTCCTCCTCTGTAAGACAAACTTCGTGATGATTCGTCCCCAAATAATCCGCCACTTTTTGCGCCCATACCAAATCCGTTGACCCCTTCAATCCAATACTATACGTATTCAAATCTTTTGCAGGCATATGGCGACACATGATTGCTACAACAGATGAACTGTCCAGCCCTCCCGAAAGAAGTGCACCTACCTTGCGTTCACTCATAAGGCGCTTTACAACAGCTTCTTCGAACAATGTGGCGATATTTTTGCAAATGTTTTCTTCAGTATCCTCTACGGTAGGATAGTTGTAAATTCTTTCTACTTGTCCTGTTGCTCCTTCTGCGCTGTTTTGTGTAATATACACATTTTCATAGTAACTATAAAAATTAAAAAAGGGAGTATTTGCGGCATCGAAATTAGTTTTAGAATATACAGCATAACAACCAGGTGGAAATTGTTTAGCATTTGGTCTAAAACATTCGTTAATCCCTTTAAGCTCGCTTGAAATAATCATAGCGTTACTATACGTATAATCGTGTCCCGAAATAAATAGTGAACGTACACCTACGGGGTCACGAGCTATGTATGTAGTTTCTGTTTCATAGTCATGCAAAACAAATGCGAATACACCATCAAGGCGGCGCAACATATCGCGGATACCAATTTTTTTATATAGATGAATAATGATCTCACAATCGGATTGACTTTTGTATTCTTCCTCGAGGCTGAATTCTTTTATAAGATTGCGAAAATTATAGATTTCTCCATTACAAATAAGACGGCAATTTTTAATAAAGAATGGCTGGTTGCTTTCAGGTGTTTGTCCATTAATTGCAAGACGATGGAAGCCCCAAAAACACGCATAGTTTTTCGAAAAGTGTCTATCATTTAGAAAAATACTATTGTCTGGACCACGATGCGAAATTTTGCTGAAATCATGTTGATATGTCTTAATATTTTCTAGTAGAGATTTTTTATATTTTTCAAGTGTTCCATTTCTTAAAAAATTTTGAACAAAAAATATACCACACATTTTATTTTCAATATTACAAAGAGCAGATATTGGGTATATATTATTATTTTTTGTCTTTAACCCATTTTTTTAAAATATTATAACAAAATATAATATAGTAATATAGTAATATTAGTAAATATAATATAATAGTATGGATTCTGTTTCCCAAGTATATGACAAACCCCAAATGTATGGTGTTCCAAATAAGTTATATTTATGTCAATATGAAAGACAAAATGAAATAAATGATAGAATATCATCAAGGAATATTCCATCTGCGCCGCTACAACCTTTTTATTATCAGGTGCCTGTATCTACAAAGTACGGTTATATGCCTATTTTAGACCAAAGTAAGCCCGCTACTGTACCTCTTAATAATTATCCCACTTATAATCCTCATACCACATTTAACCCTGGAAATAATATGGCGCCTTGGTCTGGTTTTGCTAACAACGTAAATGTTGAGTCTACGCTGCGTAGTCAGTTTTTTGGATTACAGGATTGCGAACAATCTCAATATGTTCCTTCGTCAAACAGTGACCTTTACAATGTGTATGTTCCTCCCAAACCCGTAAAACAACCTTATCCGGATTTATTTAAGAAGGAGATTTTTGACCATTGTAATCCAAATCCTAATAATTTAGGGAATAATTTTTTTAATAATAGTACACGAAATGAGAATAAAGATATTATACCCGAAGAGGAGAAACAATTTTATACTAATTAACAAGTATGTTTTATTTTTATTTTTATTTCTATTATATATTATTTTATAACCTAAGTCGTGTTTAAAATAATATTATTTTATATGTGTTCATCTTAAATGGAAAAGAATGATAAACCAAATATAGAAACTACTGTGACTGAGACAATGACAAATACTAATACAAGTATGAATAAAATAGACAATATTAACTATATTACTCTTGAAATTATGGCGAATTCTGATACATATAATAAGTATCTAAAAAGAAATAATTTAGAACATGATACAGTACTCAAGGGGGATAAAAGGTTTTATAGAAAACGTATTGCCGCAATGGCGAAAGATATTTTGAATAATAATGTTAATAATAATAGCGACAGTCCTATAAATGACGTTATAATAAATGCTTTTAACACATTTGCACGTTTATGTATATCGCATTTTAAATTTAAGGATACCATGGATAATATCCAGGGGGACTATAAAGATATGGTTATAGTAGATACCTGCGGTGGTGCGTCGGGTGTAGATACCATCGAAGGGTGGTCCATTGATGAAGCGAATAAGTTGTTTATGAAACAAATAGATAAAAAAGTGATAACAATGGATAATTTTGTTACAAAAACTTCACCACCGCAAGATGAAATGATAATACCAAAAACGAAAGACTTAAACTTGAAAGACCCGAAATACAAAAAGAAGGATATTAAAAAGGGTTTTACAAAAAATCATATAAGTAATAGTGTAAAATGGGCGAATACTAATGAAGTAATAGAAGTTAAGGTAATTAAAAGTGAAAATAGTAATATTTAATTTTTATTTAATAATTAATTTTTTTAATTATAGTGAAATAATATATACACAATTACACAAATACGTAATTATAAAAATACATAACAAATGAAAACAAAAAAAATGGAGAATATTCTGCAGTTTGTAGATAAAAATATGAAGTTTAAGTCTGAAGTTAGAGGCAGACGGAGTGTAACATCTAAGAGAACATACATGTCAAAAACGTTAAAAAACAAGAGTAAACATAATGGAAATCGAATAAATGGAAATCGAATAAATGGAAATCGAATAAATAGAAATAGAAATATAAATAGAGTAAATATAAATAAAAAAATAGAAAAAGGAGGACCCGTTGCACATGATGTAGAAAAACACCCAGATGGATTTCTAAAATTAAAGTGTAGCCCAAAACTACAAGAGAATGATTTTACATGTTATAGCAATGAATCATTAATAAAGCTAAAAAACTTATGGAATGCTCGTCACCCTGATGTCATGATAACAACAAATGACCCGCGTGAGATTTGGGAAGAATTGAAGCGACATTTAAAAAGTGTATGTAATAAAGAATCATGTTGGTTAAAACAGAATTTTGCTTCATCGGGAGTAGACAAAGAAATGTTGAACTATACATTTGCGCCGAAAAGTCCAGATGATTGGAAGAAAAATCCCAACGAGTGGTTAAATAGTATTGATATCGAAAATGTTATGAAACAGTATGAGAAAGAATTTCCTTATTTCGATTTTATAGGAGCAGCGCCTATCGATTTTGACTCTCCCAAAATGTATGGCGAATGTGTCTGGGAAGAGTTATGTCGTTTTGATTTGAATATATCTATCAGAAATGGTAGGAATAAAATCGGATTTGTATTTAATACCGATCCTCATTATTTATCGGGGTCGCATTGGATATCTATGTTTGTAAATATAAAACAGAAATATATATTCTTTTTTGACAGCACAGGTAATCCCCCACCCAAAGAAGTTAAAAAATTAATTAAAAAAATTATAGAACAAGGAAAGGTTGCCGGAATAGATTTTCGTTATATAGAAAATAAAAAACATCATCAGAAAAAGCCTACCGAATGTGGGGTATATTCTCTTTTTATGATTATTAATTTATTAAAAGAAACTAAAAAGCCCGAAGATTTTACTATTAATACTTTCCCTGATGAAGAAATGCAGAAATTTCGTAACCAATATTTCAATAGTGAATTGTAACACTTTGGTGGTTTTATTTAGATTGTTAAAGCAAATCCAAGTTTACAATACTTGTACAGTTTTCTATTACGCGATTTTTAGATGACCATTTATAAAAATGATACATATTTAAATCAGTTATAGAAGTTAATGAACTATAAAAATCATACCCAATTTGATGTACTCCGATTGTATTTATAGATGATACTTTATAAATATTTTTACTTCTTTCCTTATATTCTGTTGGTTCAGATACAGCCAAGAATTTTTTAGGTAAATATGGTGTACTGGGGATACTATCATCAATCGTATTTGCCCAAAAATTACAGAACCCAAAAATGTCAATGTCAGGTTTATTTATTATAAACTGTTTTAGAGTATTGTCACTATACTGTGCAAGGTTAGGTGGTGTAGACTCAATAAACTTATTTTTGGGGATGTGTAGATACTCATCCAAGTCACAAAAAATCATATACTCATATATATCTTTTCCATATTTGTATAGAGCATGGTGTATCTGGCCCATTTGTGCATGGTGGGGATATTTGACTCCGCGAGGATTCCAATATTGATAGTTCCATTCAACTAGTGTAACATCTGGTTTATCAAATATTTTGCTTATTTCGGGTGTAATAATTCCATTGTAATACATATAAAAATGTTGAACCCCCTGTTTTTTATAATAGTTATAAAATAAAGGAAATAAATAGTAGTCATGTTTAAATAATGTTGTTAAGGCTAAGAAGTTATTATTATTTTTAACTGTATTCTGATGTATATTAGTAGTAGGGTTTGTGTATATATGTCGAAGTTCATATGATTTTGTCATATTATTAATAAGACTAATATTTACTTTTATCAGAGTATTGGGTTGGCTTATGTATTCATATATATATATTAAAATGGGTTCATTTGAATCTTTTACATGACTATTAGATAATTTTAGTATTTTATTATTTATATTAACCGTTATGTACTCTGATAATGCGGGTGCATTGTAAATAGGCATTATTAAATATATTTTATTATTTTTATAAAAAATATCGAAAAATAGCAACTCTGTATTATTAACGGAAAAATACCAAGGTTTGTATGATTTTTGAATTACTGTGTTTATATTTTTTATAGGTAACATTATTAATATTGCTATTACTATTACTATTACTATTACTATTATTTAATATATTTTTAAACATATTTTTAAGTATATTTTTAAAAAATGAATAATATTATAATTTTTATTACCTACCAATAAAATTTCCTATTATAGATACTGTATTTTGTAGTTCATGAAATATATATTTTGAAGGAACATACACTGTTAGTTTATCATGTATGTGCATAGTCGATAATAAATCATCAGATGGAATATTTATAGAGTCTTTGGTATAATGTAATATTTTTTCTGCACCATTTTTAGATACAATATAACAAGTAGTTCTATTAAAATATTGTTTATGAATAGTATTCCAAAATTCGTTTATTTTATTATTAAATATAAATTTATACCAGTCAGATTTAGAAATATGACATACATCAAAGTCACTAGGTATATTAATTAAACAGTTATAAGCATATTCTAAACTTTCAACAAACTCGGCATCATCCTCAAAAATTAGATATTTATCTACATGCTCCTCTTTCAATAATGATTTATATATATTGATGTGTGACCATGCACACCCTATCTCCCCTCGTTTCATAAATTGTTTGTTAACCCTTATAGATGAATCATAATACTTTGATTCATTTTTATATTCTAACCTATATAATTGTGGGTGTTCCATTTTTACAACTTTTATATCTTCCCCGTTAACTCCATAAAATAAACTACACTGTAATCCTATTTGAGAAAGTTTATTTATTAAATCATACACTTTGTTCATTCGATGTGAATATTTTTCAAGTGTTAGTATAACCACTTTTATATCTGTAAATTTAGTAGTTTTTACATCGTATAGAATTGTATTTTGTATGGGCATCTTAAAATATCCGTTTTTCCTATCCTCTATGTCGAAAAAATTATAGTTAGGCATATATACCTTTTCTAATGACTTCGAAAAATATGCAGCCGCCCAACATAATGTGCTCATTGAGCTTACTATTATTTTTGCTTGTTTCATAATATTATAATCAGTTAACATGTCGTTTGACTCCACTATCGGAATTGGTATATTATTTTCTTTAAACCAATCTAATACCGTATTTAAATATTTTATATCTGCATCACTTGTTGGTGTTTCAATAACAATAGCTGTTTTATTATAAAATATATCCTTTATATTATTAAATAAACGCAGTAAATATTCCATCTCTATAAAGTCGGGTCTACCATTAAAATCACCCAAGCGTATATGTATAACATTTTCATATATTTTAGAAAAATCTAATATCATATCATCTATAATGTGTTTTGTTAAATATGTTTCATCATCTGTTCTAATTTGATGAACACTTTTATTCTGTTCTACGAAATCTAAAATGTAACTCTTGTTTTGTAAATAAATTTGGTCATACTGAAAATAACCGCACAATACTATATTTATGTTACCTAATATTTTTGATATATCCGTATTAATATATTTAAAATAGTTGTCTTCATTTATTATTTTTATATTTTTTACATATATTCCTTCATTTGTCTCTTCGTTTGTATAAGGGGTCGTAACTAATTTTGAAAAGTCTGTGTCAAGTATATACTTAAAATTATTATTATCTTTTTGTAACATTACATAGGCCATGTATCTAAAAATTGCGTTCCCAAATCTTCCAGATTGGTTAAATATAATGTAGTTATTTTCCATATAATCTGGTATAGTAATAGATAAACAAAATATATTTAATTATATTTTGTTTTAATGTTTTAATGCTTTAATGTTTTAATATTTTAATATTTTAATGTTTTAATGTTTTAATGCTTTAATGCTTTAATGCTTTATATGAATTGAAGTTGTTAATGTTTTTTATAACCAATTTATAACTCCAAGACACTCCCATTAAATATATTATAAATAACATTATACAAAGGCTTGCCTTTTGTTCCAAAATTTCATCTCTAATTCCGTAAGAAAATACTAAAATTTTAATGATTCTATAATATGAATACCATATAAGCTGTATAAAATCTGTAGCATATATTAATTTATAGTTTTTGTGTTCTTTGTGTATATGATAAGAAATATATAACATCATATTTGACATTTCAAAAATATAATATCCATTGAGTATTGATAAGAAGTATAGATTGTATAAAGAACTGTATAATATTGTAATCGTTATTATATGATGAATAAAATAAGGAAATTGCTGCCCCAGTTTATCTTTAAATTTTAAAACAGTTGTAGACAAATAAATTAAATCATATATATAAAATCCTATACTTACGTGTGTTATATAAACCATATCATTGCTATAATTGTGATACAATATGAAAATAAGTCCGTGAATAAAATGTATAATATTTTTACTTACTTCTTCTTTCTTATATTTTAATAACTCTAAAAATAATAAGTGACATGACATTACTATTGGGATGATATATCCTGTGTTCAACATTATAGGTTTTTGATATAATAGTGTGTTACTATGTTATGAAGCGTTAGCGCGTATATGTTTTGTGTATGTGGTACATAGATATGATTTTATGTGTTTATATTAGTTTTAAAAATAATAAAACACAAATGACATTAGATATTATTATGTGAAAAATATATTAAATAATTTATATATAGTATAATTATAATTACAACAATAATATATTAACTACTTTAAAATGTCATTTAAAGATTTTACAAAAAATGAAAATAAAAGCATTATATGGGGGCTTTTACAAGAAGGAGGTGTTTTTAATGATATTCCAAATAATTATTTTGATAATATAAAACGACTTTTTGAATCATCTATTTTGTCTATGAAATCAGAGTTTGATATTTTTTTCGATAAAAATGATGAAGGTGATGATGACTATGATAAAAAGGCATCAGAAATGATAGTTAATAGTAACAAGGCAGTTATTAAAAATATGATAAACGAGCTGGGAAAATTTAAAAAACCTCGACAACAACAACCGTCACAACCACAGCAACCATCGTCACAACCCCGTTCACAACAAATTCATCCTTCTGCACAACCAACTGCAAACACATTACCAATTCCACCCAGGTATGGTATGACACCCGAGTCATCTAAAAGTATAGACCCGAGAGGTATTGGTAAAAAACCAAAAATAGAGGAAATATATAGAGCAGATGATTTACAGAATCATCGTATGTCTGAATTAGAGGTTCGTTTAAAAGAGAAACAGCAAGAAATGGATAGTATGTTGAATAATAATAAACCTACAAGTATAGATTTTTCTGATAATAAACTAAATGATAACAAACTAGCTAGTGATGAAATGGAGAAATTATTAGCACACGCATTGTCATCACGTCAACGAGAGTTGGAACAATTAACAATGACTACAGATAAAGATGTTTCAAAAAATGCAGAGGAATGGATAACCGGGTCAAATGATCCAGTCGCTATTGCTCTAAATGCTTCTATCGCCATAAAACGTTCACATGATATAAAACGCCCAACCGAACAAAATTCTATTATAAGTAAAAAAAATGTATCATTTAACGAAGAAAATAATGAGGAAATTTTGTACGATAAGGACATGATAAATAGTACGACTGAAACTACAGTAAAATATAATGATACACAAGACAGTGACAAGTTGTCGTTCCTTTCTAAACTAAAAAGAACAAATGTTGGTAAATATGGGGAATCGGGAATTGATAGTATACCTTTAGATGATTTTATGACAGATTATGATGGTGATGATGATAATGGTATGCAACTTTTTGTGAATGAAAAAACAAGAGATACAATAGACTCGAGAGAATATGTTAAATTAGATGAAAAGATAAATAAAATACAAAACTACATTGAATCTATAAAACAAACTCAGGATAGAATTTTAGAGATACTTGGAGCAAAGTAGTATAATTTTAGTACTTAAAATAATATTTATTCAATGTTGAATAAATATTATACAGGAATGATTTTCGATTAATCTCACGCATCTGTAACATCTCATGTTTTATTCATCTTTAGATTTAGCGGAGGGAGCCAAAGAAGTAACTGCTCCAGATACCGGTGCCTTTGCCGTTGCCGTTGCCGATGCCGATGCTTTCTTTTTAACATCTGATGGCTCTTTCGCTACAGCAACTCCACCTTCAGGCTTGTTGGGTTTCGCTGATGGCGCTGCAGTAGCTGATGCAACACTTGCCGAGGATTCAGCCATCGCTGCACTCATTTTAACAAATGTACTTTTACCATCTTTTTCTACTACTTTACCAACTACTAAAGGTTCACCTCCCATATCTTTTGCGGCAAGGTAACTATTATAATCATACACAATGCTTGTTTTCATATCATACGCATAATCAGATTTAACACCATTAAATGTCAATGACATCTTTCTTAATTTTAGTTCTGTTTCTTTTGTATTTTGGGCCATAGACGCATCAGATTCTTCATTGTCTATAGATGGAGCATAAGAAAACTTGTTGGAATTTACAACACCAAAGGTGAAACATTTTAATTTCTCTTTTGATGCGACATTTCGGTGAATTGAGCAGTCAATAGATGCTTCTTTAACCGCCATAAGTAGCTGACGATTGATTTCCTCTTTTATAGTAGATATTTCAAACAATGACTGGTCAGTTGTCAATGGTTTTTTCGCGTCACGTTTACTAACATCGTTCAACCTAAGCTCAAGAGATGAATCCTCGCTTAACTGTTTCGGTGTAAAACTCATTACGTACAACATCACATGCACTGTTCGTAGTTTTTCATCTTTCAAGTCATTATGGCTACATATACGTCTAGCCCTCCCAATTACCTGCTCTATTCGTACGGGATGCCAGTAAGGCTCCATAATATGAACATAACGAACATTTCGTAAACTAATACCCTCTGCACCTGATGCAGTAATCATAAGAACTTTTATAATTTGTCCCATAAAGTTGTTTGCCGATTTGGGTGATAGTTGTTCTCTGATTGAAACAGGAATATAGTCCCATGTGCTATTAAAAACATTTCTTATTATCTCACGCTCCTCATCACTCTCTGTTCCTGTATATAAAGCAAACATGGGCTTACCTTGGTCTTCGTCACTTATATCACAAACCCAGTTTCCAGAATCATTTTTACGAATTTTAAAACGTGCAAACCCATTTGCTTCGAGAACTAGTGAAAAAATTCCTATACCTTCTAAAGTACGGAACTGACTATACACCAAATTTAATCCTTGGTGGTGAGGGTCTTGTATATTTTCCAACATTGCTAAAAACTTAGGACTATATGTTTGCAACTCTCCCTGGGGAGGTTTTGTGAGAAACTTCATCATACCACTTTTAAGTTGTAATAAAGAAGCGGCAATTCTTTTATCATATGTGGTATCAACTTTTCCTGATATTTCCTCTGCCAACTCTTCTACTTCATCCATTGTATGTTCACCGTTAGGATTTTCCAACCTCTCCGATGCCTTTATTGCATCAACATCTTCTTCATTTGCACCTTCACGAACAGCTCCTTCAATATCCGCATCTTCTTTCGGAAGAGGTCTTTTTATTTCTGTTGGAAATACAAAGTTACAAAATAGTCGTGAAAAAATACGGTATGTAGATACAGCGTCTTCATATATGTCGTCTCCTTTACCCTCGCCACCTGCTCCCGAAGTTTTTGCACCCGGCTTTTTTCTAGATTTTGATTTCTTTTCTAGATTACGTTCGGCACTGCGTGCCTTTTCATATGCTAAAAATTGGTGGTCGCTCATAGGCACTTCTATTACACGAAAGTCCATATCTTTGTCGTACTTGGGCATCAACTGTTCTTGTGCACTACGAAAATATGATGTAAGTCCCAATATTCGGCGCTGAAACATATTTATATTTTTTACCTGCCCTGTTTCAGAGTTAATAAAATAAGAACGAAAAGCATCTAATGAATCAGGTAATGCCTTAAAAGTTTCTACTGTTATACTTCCGGGAGCCACGTTAATGTTACGCGCCTTTAGTGTACCTAGAACCAGTTTCTCAAATTCAGTATCTGACAAATTAGGCGTTTCACCCTCTGGTGATAGTCGCAATACCCCATTATATTGTCCCTTATCGTCTACATTGAAAAATCCGAAAGGATTTCGTGTAACTGTTAATACATGTGAAGTATCATTATAGTCCATATAGTCAAGTGTATTTAATCCTTCGAACATTTTCATAAGTACTTTCTTATCGACTTTTGACTGTGATGCTATCTGGAGAGGGAATTTCCATGTTTTAATATAACCACGCAGTATATTGAAAATAATAGCCATCTCGTTGGGGTAGTTAATAACGGGTGTTCCTGTTAGAAGAATTATCTTGACATTATCGGCTGTCATTAACATATCATATAATCTCATTGAAAGTGATGTTGGGCGCTTTAGTTTATTTACGATGCGACTAATAAAGTTATGAGCCTCATCTATGATAATTACATGATTTGAAAAAGGATTCTGTGTAAAATCTGTGGATAATGTTTTTAAACTACTCATTCGCATACCGTTATAGTTAATAAATGTATACTTTGCATCTATCATTTGCTCTATTTGACGGTCAAGGCTCTCTTTCTCATCAGAAGATAATGAAACATAGTTTGATGGCTTTTTAACATTTACTAGCCATGCACCACGCATTTTAACAATGAATGTATCTTTTAACTGTAAAATAGCAGCCAGCGTTTGTACCATAGGGTCGGTTTTGTTTAAAATGGGTACAAACTCCCAGAATTGATTTTTCTTATAAATTTCATCGCCGCATTTTTTCATTTCTTCAATATAGTTTCGGCGCAATGAAGCAGGTGTCATTACAATGACATTTTTATATGTTTTTAATCCTTCTGCAATTGCAATAGAAGAACATGTTTTACCACTTCCTAACCCATGGTACAATAATAGTCCGCGATATGGTGTATATATATTCAAATAATCGCGAACTATTTTTTGGTGTGTTAAAAGAGAAAATTCAGCATTTGCGGCAGGGTCGCATGAAATTTGCTCCTTTTTGCTAGAAAGTTCGTCGTGATATGTCAAAAAAAGTTCATTAATAAAGTTAACAAATTTTTGACGGTTATTCATATAGTAATGAGAAGCGGATACACTAGGCAAAGGGCGCCTTGGTAAACGGTTTCCAACTAGTTCGCCCTTTATTTCCATTTTTTCTATTTCTTCAGATACTAATCCCCATATAGGTTTTTCGGTTAAGCGTTTTGATGAAGCTACTGCACCTACGCCTAATTTTGATGGATCGGTTGATGCAGATGCAGGTGCAGCTAAAGCTCCCATAGTAAGAGAAACATCTTCAACAAGGAATATACGAGATGGTAATTTTCGTATAATAATAATTTGTCTTGTAAGCAAAGAAGTATCTGCTTCAACGGAAGCAGAGTCAGGGATAAAGGAATGTTTTGGAGATAGTTTACTTCGTTCACCCCGCTCACCTTGTTTTTTAGTATAGTCACTAGCTTTTGGTATATAAACCTGTAAATCGGTACGAAGACTTTCAAATATATTACTGCGACTTACAAGATCTTTGCTACGACCGTCTATAACACTAACACCCGGAATAACTTCGCCTACATCTACGCCTACACCTACACCTGTTTTTCCCTCAACATGTTTAGGAAATGTAACTTTTATTTTTTTTTCCGCTTGTGGTTTGGGTTTTTGTGGTTTTACATTTTCATCTGGTTTAGACTGTGAAGTAGGAGTAGGTTTCTTTTCTAATCTTTCTAAAATAAATGCTGGCGCTAGGGTTGTTTGAAGTTGGTGTATCATCATTTGTTGTGCATAGTCTACACCCGGTTTTCCACTAGGAAGAATTTGAGGTCCTACATCAGGTGCTTGTAAAACTTGTAATAAATTTTCTCTTGCTTTATCGGATAGTTCATCTTTTTCTAACTTTGCCTTTTGAGAAGCAGCGGCAGCTGCAGATTCAGAAACATTTACTGGTTCATCATCTTCGCCTTCGCCTTCACCTTGCATATATGGGTCGTTAACAACTGCTTGAGATGGTGATGCTGGTGATGCTGGTGCTGATGAAGCTACTAGATCTAAACGTTCAGCATAAGAACTAGCTTTACTCTTTAACCTTTTTAACAAGTCTCCTATTTCTTTTGTTTCTTGTGGATCATCGGCTGACTCAGATAATCTTTTTTTTAAATCTTGTATCTGTGACTTTAGTTTTTCGTATTCTTGGTCCGCCATTATATTATATTTATACAAATATTTATTATATACAACAATAATAAAAATATAAAAATGACTTTATTATTGTTAACATTGTAATCAATTAAATATTGGATATTGGATATTAGATATTTTGAAGGGCAAATTCGCAAGCCATTTGTTCTGCCTTTTTTTTAATCTTGTGTGTTCCGGAAGCGAAATGAACTAAAACATGCCCTTTCTCTTCATAAATTTCGCGGATTTTTGTAAACGATTTTAGTTCACTATAATTAACCGCCTTTCTATAATCAACTTGATATATTTCTTTCCCAAGACATAAATAAACACCCATAGTATAACCTATATCAATATCGTGTTGTATTTCTAAATAATCAGGAGTAGTTTTAAATTCCTTTTGTATTTTTACTTGAAGTATATTTTTATAGTTGTCATCATTTTTAATAAGAGATATCCAGTCAATATGTCTTTCGAATACAGCTTCTATAAATTTTTGAGCCATCTGAAACCCAGGCCCTGTAACAAATACATTTTCAAACCATTTGCCTTCATCGTGTACAGTAATTTTATTAAAATCGAGAAATAGTGCACCAATAAATGCTTCAAATAGGCATCCCAGTTTTTTAAGATTTGTGCGTGTATGTTTTTCCTCAGCATGTTTGGAAATAATAAACCATTTATGTAGTCCCATGTCATAAGCCAATTTTCCGATTGACTCATTTTTTACGATTGCTATTTTTTTTTCTGTCATAAAGCCTTCGTTTTCTTTAGGAAACCTGCGATATAGGTAATATTTTGTAACACATTCTAGTACTCCGTCACCGATAAACTCGAGGCGTTCATTTGATTTTGTCCTGAGAGGCATACAGTTTGCGGGTTGAGGCATAATTTTAATATTTTCTCTAGCGTTTTCTAGTTGTGGTCGTTTTGTATACGAAGCGTGAATAAATGCTCGACGGTAGAGTTCGAAATTGTTTAACTGTGTTGGAATACCATATGACGAAAGAATAGATTGAACTTCGCTCAATGTAATCTCTCTATTTTCCTGATTATATGGATTAAATATGTATCCATCATCACACTGAATAATATCCAAATCATTTAGTATATTTTTTCCCTGTCCTGTTGTATTTAGTTTAGGAGAAGAATCCGACGAATTTGACTCGCTTGCTTTTTTTGAGGTTGTTGACATTGACATCGACATTAATATTTAGAAGTTATGATTCGTTGTGTTTGTATATGAAACCTTACTATTAATTATAATTTTATCTTTAAATGATTTCAATTTATTTTACTTTATAACAAAACAAATAATTTAGAAATAAATATACTATTATATTATTATATTATAAAAACAAAATGGTTTTAAGTGGTCCTAAACGGGTTTCGGCGATAAGTTCTCTCACTAACAAAGGATGTATTTTTGGAAGCATGGCTGGCATGCCTCCCACAATCGGTGTTCCTTCTAGTATTGTAGGTGTTTATCAGAAGGAGACTAGTTACTGCAACTTTTGTCTTCCTCCTGGTTGCAAAGACGGTTTTGCTTATTTGAAGGCAAAAGGTTTGTTGAGTGGCAACAAGGGTGCTGGTGGTGTTGGCAGAATGCAGTATATGCCCGGGTTTAATAATTTAATGGGTGGTGTTGCTAATTACAGTGGTAGAGGACATGTATCTTCAAGTAGTTCGCAGGCCACACCAGCACTAACACCAACAGTAGTTTATAGTGTTATTGTGGGTACTGAGCCTGATGTTAACACCTACCAATATACAAATGGAGTTAGTATAACGTATGGGTATACACTGGGTGCAGGGACACCTACACAACCGACGGCCATACCTGTACCTTTAACCTTAACAACAAATAGTAATATTAACAATGTGCAATGGAGTATTGCTGGTAGCCATTATATGAGTATAACTTCAAGTGGAGGAACTACTTCAAGTGGAGGAACTGTTAATATGTATGGTGGTGGTAATTGGAATGAGACTGGTACTCAAGCACTGTACTTTACTATACCACAAACTACATTCAATAATGTGACGTATGCAGCATTCTCAGGTAGTATAAATGTCACTTCAGAGGATGATACATGACGAATGATGCGCCACTGAATTTATAGTCATCATTATTATTGTATTATTGTATAATGTAAAACATTCATTATATTTGTTATTATCTTAAATAATTAATTATTAATAATAATTTAGAAATAAATAAAATAATATATTATTATATTATAAAAACAAAATGGTTTTAAGTGGTCCTAAAAGGGTTTCGGCGATAAGTTCTCTCACTAACAAGGGTTGCATCTTTGGAAGCATGGCTGGCATGCCCCCCACTATCGGTGTTCCTTCTAGCATTGTAGGCGTTTATCAGAGGGAGACTAGTTATTGCAACTTTTGTATTCCTCCTGGTTGCAAAGACGGTTTTGCTTATTTGAAGGCCAAGGGTTTGATTACTTACAACAAGGGTGCTGGTGGTGTTGGCAGAATGCAGTACTCTCCTGGTATCAAAAATCTGTTTGGTAATGGTTATCAGCGAAATATTTAAATTTCGGAATTATTTGTTTAATATAATTTTTCATATTATATAATCTTTTAAATTTAATATTATAAGATTATATAGATTAAGAACAAATGCCTGAAAGAAATGGACAAAGAAGTAGAAATGGACGCTCAGCTACAGCTCGCCGCGTATTGTTTAGCGCTACTGGTTCAACCGACGGTATGTATACCAATACCAACAATGGAGGTGGAATGAAGAAAGGTGGAGCACAGCCATCAGCAACAGGATTTATGATTTCTTTTGCTCAAAGGTCACAGATTGCCGTTCCAGCTTTAAATGCTAACTATTTGTTTAAATTTAGACAGTACTATAATGCTCCTCGCCACGCCGGCCCCATGTTGTAATTTTTAAATTTTATACTATAGTCGAGTTACTAATAACTATATGTAGTATATAGGTAACACCATATACCATATTGTAACATATAGTTATTATATATAACAATATAATTAAAGAATATAAATAAACAATATAAAAAATAAGCGATATATTATATATACGCAAGAAAGTAATATAGCAATATGTCTTGTCCAGGCATAGTAATAAAAGTAGACAACCGCGAGACTGACTTGATACCACTAGTTGAAAGAAGAATAGAATCATATTTATCGGAACCACCTTCGCCTCCTCCTCCTGGAAATTCTTCAAATAAAAGTAAGAATGGGTGTTTGGTTCCGCTCCATATGTTTCAGGATGTTGAGGTGAGTAATGATATATTATCTGGAGATGTAACAGATGCGAGAGAAAATAGGAAATTCCATAAAATTAAAATAGAGCAACTTCATATTGGTGATATCGTTTTTGAGGACGATTACGGAAAACCAGTTATCATTTTTGAAAGAAAGACGCTAAATGATTTGGCTGCAAGTATTAAAGATGGTAGATATAGTGAACAATCATTTCGTTTAGATAAAGAACCGGTACATAATCATAATGTCATATATATTATTGAAGGAGATATCGAAAGGTATAATGAAAAACGAACACACATTTCGAAAAAAACTCTTATGAGTAGTATGTTTTCACTTTTATATTATAAGGGATTTTCGGTGCTGAGAACGAATACAATTTGTGAAACAGCGGACACTATTGTTTATTTTGCTGACAAGTATGATAAAACACGTATCAATGAGAAAAATCGAAAACCATATTATGAACTTACGGCACCTGGTGGTGATGTCGGTAGCCAACTAACCCATGCGGTTGTACAAGATACAACAGAAACCGAAGAAAGTGAAAAGTACTGTGGCGTGCTTAAAGGTCATAAAGAAAAGAATGAATATATAACTCCGGAAAATATAAATATAATCATGTTATCATGTATACCGGGTATAAATTCTAAAACGGCTACACAGATTATGAGTGAATATAAGACAATACAAAATCTCTTATATCAACTTGAAAAAGACCCAGCGTGTTTGAATACATTTATGATAAAGACGGAGTTAGGTAATACGCGGAAAATTAATAAAAACTGTGTAGATAATATTAAAAAGTTTTTATGCACGAATAAACAAAACAGTTAGTAAAAAAATACTTCGTCTGGTTTATAGTAACCTCCATCTACTAGTGTTTGTGTGAAATCGGAACCTCCCCAGTTCGGGTCCATGGGGTCTGGACTAAGACCTGTTGACGCTGTAACATAGTCGAGCATCATGTCGGGAGTAAATTCGCCTTGGTCGACGTTAGAATTATCATAACCTGGATAAGAGTTTACATTATATGGTGGGTCATTACGAGACGCATCTAGTAACTTTGTTATTTGTTTTCTCGGAGGAGGCGAATAAGGGAAGGCGGAAGCAGGCACACCGCTTAATCCACCTTGTAGATTTGTAGGACCGGGACGAATTTTATAAGATTCAGTGCCGTCGGCTTCACTAGAGTGTTGTAAATATAAGACAGGACATATAGTTCCAGATGCGCGTTGGAATTCGACGAATTCTACATATTCTTCTAAATTGTTAAATATAACAGGATTTACACCTGGGACCTCTTTTTTTTTGGAGTTATACAAATAGAGCAGCGCACCTTTTTGTATTAACACATTCGGACAGTTGGTGTTGAGTGCAGGCATTGTCAATGCTTCTTTAAAGTCTGCCGATGTATAATTTAATACAAAATATGTAACCATTATAAATAAAAGAATGATTAATACATTTTTTAACATCATTTATATATTATTTTATTATAAAAAAATATTATAATATATGTTACGAAATAATAAATAATATTGATTAATTATATAATATACATAAATGTTTAAAAGCGGCGATGAACCTAAAATACTAACTGAAAGCGAAGTTATGGAATTAAAAAAAAAGCATGGTATTATATTATTTTATATGAACGGATGTGGACACTGCGATAATATGAAACCCGCTTGGAATAAAGTAATAACCGAACTTAAAGATAAACACAAGAATGAAATTATTTTAGGAGCAGTTGAAAGTAGTAATATGGATATGTTTAAGAAACATGGAATAAGTCCCTCTGTTTCTGGATTTCCTACAATATTATACTTTCATCCAAATAAACTTACTAATCCTGAATCTTATAACGGAGATAGGAGTTACGAAGATTTAAAAAAATGGATATTAAATAAAAAAGGTAAAGGCAGCAAGCCCGTTGTTATATTAGCAAATTACAACCCAAATAATAAGCATAGTGCGGGTAAAGGCATGGGTATGGACCTTGGTAAAAAAAGAGGGCTTGCTTTTTCACAGTCTGGTGGTGGTGGTGGCGGTAGAACTAGACGACGCAGGAATACGAGGAGGAAGTCTCATACTCGTCGAAATACTTCTATGCGTAAAAATACGAGAAGGCGTCATCGTCGCTAATATCGCATATATTTTTAGTATTAACTATTAATTATTTTCAAATGAAAATTGAAATTAATTAATTCCCTATAGGTAATACATAAGCAAAAATAGAACCAAGTATTCGTACAATGACAAGTGTTGCAAGCAATGGAACCGAAGACGCTCGTAGTCTTTTAGACAGGGTATTGGAGACACAACAACAGATTGCTGACAGTTTTGTTGTTAAAGAGCCCGATGTTCAGTATTATGGTTGGTTTTCTGAAGTAATACAATCAAGGCGATTATACAGACCATCGGAACATAAACTACGACGAAATACTTCAAATTCGGTATCGATAACAAGTCCTCCTTATACATACTGGTTACAAGGCAAGAAGAAAATTCTGGTTACTGATGTTACACTAACTACAGAATCAATGCAAAGACACAAAGAAAGCAATGCCGTGTTTTTAGGCAAGCTCGACAAATTTTGTTGCAGGTCTTATACCAAACTGTAACAATTTTACTATACGGGATGCTGGGATGCTGGGATGTTACTATATTTTTATTTGATTGGTATTTTAGAGGTACAAAAAATTGAAACGAAAAAAGGCTATAAATGTATAAGTATGAAAACAAAACAATATAAAATGGCTTCTTCAAGTGTGACAGTGACATGCGCAACTTCTTTGCCTATAGAAGGAAACAAGTTGGTTGAGCGAACGCCAAAAAAAATTAAAATCGATTTATCTAGAATATCGTGTCTTTTGAATAGAACGAACGATGTTATCGAAACCGTAAATATAAATAATATATTGGAAAATGAAAATAAGGATGAATACATAAACAACTATATCAAAATCAATGATGATATCAAAGCTGATGCTGAGGCTGAGGGAGACGGTGAAAAGAGTGGGTACTACTATAGGAACAGGGAGAGAAAACTTGAATACCAGAAGAAATACAACAAGGAGCAAGGAGACAAGATAAAAAATTACAACAAGGATTATTACCAAAAAAGGAGAGAAGAAATTCTTGAAAAGGCAAAGACGAAAATTACTTGTGATTGTGGCTGTGAAGTTCAACTATTTAACATGAACAGTCACAAAAAAACGAAGAAACATGCTAAAGCGCTTCAACGTCTTCTTGAAGCAAAAGATTAGAAATTAGAATTTATAAATTGTGAATCTTTCACAAGTTATAAAATTATAAAATTATACTCATTTATTTATTTTTTTTAGTGTTTTATTATGATTTGTATTAGTATCATTATTGGGTTTGTTATTTTTTTTGAATGATTTTTTAAGTTTACTGTATACTTTAAGTTTCATTACAGGTTCATCTTTATCAAAAAAATCTTTTATATGTTCTAACATTCTTTTACTAACAATTATGTCTATATCGTGCTCATGCTTATCTTTTTCCTTTACGTTATATTTTAAATTAAACATGGTAAATTCTTTGAATTCGTCTTTATTTTTTATGTCACTCGAAAGAGGTGAATTTAAGAATCTATTTAACATTACATTAGCGGGTAAAAGGTGTTTATATTCTTTAACATGAATATAGTAAACATTGTCATTACTCATTTTTGGGTGAAAAATATCATCTACAAAACAAATCTCAATATCTGAAGGTAATTTAGTACACCTAAAAAAATCATCTAAACATTTTTCGTGCATTGTTCTGTTTATTTCAACAACTTTTCCATTTATTTTAAAAGCAGCTATAATTTGTTCAAATATTACTGATTTTAACTTATGTTCAAAATAACCCTTAATGTGTTCGGCCCATTTTCGTTCTCCTGTGTTATTTGTATAAATCATAACAGCTTGACATTTATTTTCTTTCTTTTTCTGTAGCAAATATTTTAAAATATTCATAATATTGGGTCTGATAAATTCCGGGTACAAGTCCATTAGTTCGTTAAAAATACTATATGCCTTATTTGGATTTTTATAGTAATCATCCAGTAAGTTACAAAAGCTCCCTAACTCTCCAAAATGTCCTAATGTTTCATCTAAATCAAAAACAACAACTTTTTTATTTATGTTTTTTATTAATTTAGGCATTTAAAACGAATATAAAATTAGTATAAAATATAAATATATATTTTTATATATAAAAATAATTATTATCTACTTTTAATATAACTTTAATACAACTATATACTCATGGGTATTTTAACTAAAAGTGACTATGAAAAAATATTAAATTATTATAATATACCTTTTTCTTCCTCGGAATCTTCGAAACAAATTAAAAATAAAGCGGAAGAAATCCTTGCAGAAAAATTATGTAAGTGTATTAAAAAAGTTAAAGAAGGTTCAGATAACACAGGCGATGGTGCTCATGCTGATGCAGATGAATCACGTGCAATTGGTATTTGTACTGATACCGTGTTTCGTCGTAAAGGTATTAAGCATAGTGCTTTTACGTGTAAAAAAAAACCTAGACTTTTAAGATTCCGTGCAAAAAAATATTCCCTTGTAAAAAGAAGTAAATATTTATCAAAAAAACAAAAACTTAGAAGAATGTCTTTAACTATGAAAAAATAAGTATTATAATAATAATATCAATAATAATAATAATAATAATAATAATAAACTTTTTAATTAATTTGTTAGAAACATAAAAAGTACCAACAAATTAATTGGGGAAAATATAATTATTTAAGCCAAAGGTTTAGATTGACGAGGTGTCTTCTTTGAAACTGCGCGAGGAGTTGCGGGAACATCACCAACACTATCTACTTCCTGTTTCACTGGTGTTGTAGTGGATGCAGGTGTGGGAGAAGGAGCAACATGTTGCGACTGCGAAGAAGAATTCCTATCCAAACGAGAAGGGCGCTCAGAATACTCATCCCTTCGACCATGTCCACGCGCACTTCCACTTCCACTTCCACTTCCACGTGAGTTATAATTCTCATTACGATCACGACGAACAAGCATCCACTCACTTCCACCTCGACCTCCCCTTTCGACGCGTCCACCACCGCGAGTATCAGATACTGCGCGTCCACCACGACCTCCGACATACCCTTGACCACGTCCACGCACTTGAGGCCTTCCCCTCTCGCTCTTCTCCGCTCCAGCTCCACCATCCTGAGATGCACGATGCTCATGACGAGTCTCACAAAACAACTTGCCTCCCTTCACGCCACGAACATCGCCCGCCTGAAACTTGTGGTCTCCTGATTCAGTAGTTACTACCGAAAACTCCACATACTCTCCCTCTACCAAATAACGGTATTGCTCCTGACTTACCGTAACCGCTGAGTGGTGAACAAAGACCTCGCTAGCATCTTTGTATTGGTCGTTTCCTCCCACGACTGAAATAAACCCAAAACCTGTCTTGTTATTAAACCACTTCACGCGCCCAGTAAGACGAA